CCACGCTCACCGTCTTCGAGTGGGTCGAGCTTGGCGGCTGCTGCAGCAAATAAACGCGCTGCGTTGTAGGTGCCCACCAAGTTGACATTGACCACTTTGATGAAGTCTTCTAATGGCGCAGCATTGCCGTCTTTGCCCACCACACGCTTGGCGGTGCCGATGCCGGCGATTTGCATCAAGATACGTGCAGGTCCATGCGCAGCCGCTGCTGTCTCGATGGCTTTGAGTTGTTCTAGGTTTGCAGGACGCACTGTGGTCACTCTTATCTCACCAATAATTTTATACATAGCATCAAACTTTTCAACAGGACGTTGAAGCTTACTAGGATTTTGAGCTAATCTTGTTGGAATAAGATTAATTATTTGTTCTAAATTAACTGGTTTCATGTTCCAAGAATCAACTCCAACATCAAATCTAAGGATTCCACAATTGTCTATTGTATCGTGGGTATGGCCATGTAAATGAAGCGATCCATGATTCTGTAGATTCCAGGATAGAATGGGATAATGAAAAAGGACAATAGGCAGAGTTTGAACCTTGATTAGCCTGTAATCAGTGATAGTTTCAAAGTAAGGAGAAAGGTTTTTCAAGTGGTCATGGTTGCCTAGGATCAGGTGTTTATGTCCGTTTAACTGCTTAAAAATCGTATTTGTGGTATCTGATCCATACCAGCTAACGTCTCCTAGATGGTATATAGTATCTTTAGGTTTAACTACACTATTCCAGTTTTCGATTAAGATTTCGTCCATTTCTTTTATGGAAGTGAATGGCCTATTACAATACTTAATTATGTTGCTGTGCCCAAAGTGAGCTAGGAGTCCGAGGTGAAGAACACCTCGGACATATTTCCTTTATTCATTTTATTTCCTTATATTTATCAATCCAACGTTCTCCTAACCTATATTTATTTATAAGTTCAAGAACAACTTTTTGTTCAAACCAATCCTTAGAATAGGTTTCTATTTTTGAAAAAAGCTCTTCTAAAGATTGGTTAGACTCATCTAGTATTGTATGATCCTTTTTGGTTATGTTTTCAATATTAGAAATTAATTTACAGTTGCATGGGTGTCTAAGTATTTCTGGGAAGACTCCTTTAATATATCCTAGTTTTCTGGGGTATATATGGTCCCGCACAACCCCTTTTGTATTCTTTTTAGGATTGAAAACCCCTAAATCGGATAATTTAGAGGAAGAAGTTTTATCCTCTATAAGTTCAAACATCCGTCTTACCCAATTAGCTTCTCTATAAAAAATTTCAATACTAGTAAGTTCCTTTAAAGATTTGTATCTACCTATTGCTTCATTTGTTGATCTAATTTTTTCTTTTAGGGAGGGGTCTTTAGTGTATCTTTCCTTTGCTAAATTTTTCATCTTTTCTTTACAATCTTTAGTTCGTGTTTTACCGGAATTAGATTTTCCAATTTTTGTTCTATGTTCGTTTGTTAAAGATTTGCCGCGATTAATATTTCCGGAAATAATGCGTAGTTCAGGATTATCTAAATATCTTTGTTTAGTTTGTAAACTTCTTTCTTTCAAAAGATGGGGATTATTTAAAAATCTTTGTTTGTGAGAATTACTCATTTTTAATTTTGTCTCTATGGAAACCTTTGATCCTTTTCTAGAAACTAAATTTTTACGATGGATTTCGGTCAATGGTTTACCTCGTTTATATTCCCAGTGGCATTCCTTAGAACAGAAACTTATTTTGATTTCGGGTTTTACGTACTTAGTAAATTCTTTTTTACAAACGGGGCAAAGAAGAGTTTTTATTGTCATATGCTTTCCTCAAATTTACAGGTTATATATTTATATTTTAGTTTTTTTATTATAAATATTATACCATATTTCTTATACCAAAGAAAGTAGTTTTATTATATACTTGACAAAATTAAAAATAGAAATTAAACTACTTCAAATACGTAGTATAAGTACTTGACAAGAAAGACAAATTATGGACCTCTCCCTATATTATGCTTCAATATGCAAACATCCAATCTTAAAAAAGGAAGAAGAGTATTCTTTATTCGAAAAATACACTAATAAGACTACTACTGAAAAAGAAAAGGAACGTATTAAGGACCGTATTATCAAAGCTAATTTAAGGTTCGCATTCAATCAAGCAAAGAAGTATTCTAGAAACGATCCAGGCATGTTTGCTGACCTTATATCAGCGGCTAATGAAGGTTTAGTAGTAGGGTTTAACAAGTTCAATTTCTCCCGAGAAGTAAGGTTCTTATCTTATGCTGGTTGGTGGGTAAATCAACGTATTTTGAAGACTATGTCTATGATGAGAATAGTCTCTTTACCTATCTGGAAACAGCAGTTAGCATCCAGAATACAGAGACTAATCGACAACAATGAAAAGATGACTTTGGAAGAAGTTTGTGCAGAGTTTCCTGAAGTTCCAAAGAAGGATGTAAAAGAGCTTTATACTACTCGTTATCTAACTTACTACATAGATGACTTAGACGAAAACGAATTTGAAATTGATCCAATTGGAGAAACACTCCAAAAACAAATGGATGATAACAAGGTTTGGAAGGCAGTAGCTTCTTTACCTTCACCTCACAGAGAAGTAGTAGCTAGGTGTTTCGGCCTAGAAGACGATTCCGAACATTCTCCCGCTAAGATGGCAAAAGCTTTGAAAATACCAAAAGAAGACATACAACGAATTAAAACTGAAGGTCTTGCCATGTTACGGGAGAAGTTGGGTAAAAAAGAAGCTTACCTGGGTAGGTAGGCTTCTAGTACGATCTAGATGCTGGCGAATCTCTCCAGCAAATGGTCATTTACTTTCTGAGCTGATGTACTCTCAATGAATTTAACCTTGTCTTTAGGAACCGTGCTAAGTAGAGCAGTTACCTTGCTGTGGGAACAGAACCTTACTCTAACAACAATGTGATCTGCACCGGCCAAAGCAGCTTTATCTACGCTGCTATCATCTTCATAAGAGATTTTATAGACATCATCCAACCCATTTTCGATCACAACGTGTTCGGCCCCTTTTTCATTACCTCCGAGAATTATGATCTTTTCCCGGTGGGCTTTAACCTCAACCGCGCCCCGTGGGACTGTACCAAAGGCCGATACTTCCTGGTGGGCATGGATGGTGATTGGTCCCTTTGGTAAGGTGGCTGTGACGGATTTGATAGAGTCATTCACCTCGTTGAAACCTTCAGACGCAGCCTTGAGCATAGTTGCAATGAACAAGTCCTTGTAGACTTGACCCATTTGCTCAATGGACGAAACCAACTGTGTATGAAGCTCTGTCAAAGACAGACTACGAATGGGGGGAGCAGACTCTGTATCTTGGGTTATCGCAGCAACATCAGCCGCAGCTTCTTCAGCAGCATGTGCCTCTTGGACTGCCCTCTTGTTGGCCTCGGTTACTCGGTCAATCTCGGTTGCAATTAACCGTTTGAAGATAGTAGTGTTTGAGCTGATACTGTTGTGGGGACGACGCCGTTCAACTGGCAAGAAACTCTGAGCTTGTAAGACTACTTGCCCATACGCAATCTCCCCACTATATAAAGGAGGATTGCCTGCCATAATAAGCTCGGCGGCTTTAGCCACTACTTCGTTTACTTCCCGTGTGGTCCAGAAAATTTTCAGTGGCCTGGGAGTTTGTGCTCTTGCGTTCATGTTGGCTCCTTAAAGGTTTTAGAAGATAGGGCCCTACCCTCTATCAACCTTATACCATAAACGAATCCTTGTATAGACTAAAAAAGGGGGAATGGTTTCATCCAGTTTCCGCCAGCCCCTTTTTGAAAACTATGGCTTAACCAATCTAGGTCTGCCTCTGGTTTTCTTAATAACTAACTCCGGTTGAGGAATCAGTAGTCCCACGCTCCCCAATTCCAGTCCATCAGGTTTTGGTTTGCGTGTGTATTTACGTTTAACATGTTGCGGTTCCTGGATTTCCGTTACAACCACGTTACTGGAAACGATGGTTGGAACAATAGAAACCTCTTGTTTCTTAGGAGGTCTGCCACGCCTCTTTGGTTCAGGTGGAACAAGAGGTTGGGGTACTGGCAGAACCTCTTTTATCGATACGTCAGGGGGTGGTACAATCCCCTTGGGGGCATTCCCAACAGACACTGCATGTCCACGTCGTTTGGACTCTCGTCTTGGACCGAGTGGGCTTCGTGAAATCTCTCGTCCAGGAGCGGGATCGACGGAAGGACATCCAACAACTTCGTTTGATCCTCCTCGAGCTGAATCGCTCTGAATTCCCTGTGTCCTGGCAGGACGCTTAGGCTTCTTGTCTTGCAAGTCTTGACTAATGTCACCGGGACTTCGGAAGACCCTAAAGGCCTCGCTATCTCTGCTGTTCTTTCTTCGCTTCTTGAATTCATATCCAAGCACTCCTTCTAGAAATTGTTTTAATTCGGATTCCACCTCCAAAGGTAGAGGCTTCATACTGAGAACTTCTTGTGGCCCACGATCCCAATGAAAATAACTAACATACTTGAGAAATCTAGGCACCCCCTGCTTTAATGCATAAAACCAATACGAGGATTCTTTACCGCAAAATCCTAAATAGATAGGCTTGCAGTCTAGCTCTCCTTGTTCAAATGCTACTACTGGACTGCTTTTTTCCATATCATCTACCTATAACCTCCCCTGGTAATTAGGTTAAATTGAAGTGGCTGCTAAGCCTTTACCTTATCCTTATACCAGAAGGGGAGGCGGTTGTTTAAAAAGAGTTTTCAAGTTCAAGTTGCCATGCCTCAAACTCTTCATCAGTTAAATCTTTGTATTCAACTTCTCTGTATCCTTGGATTCTTTTAAGTACCTCCGACCAATGGTACATACTTAAAGAGTGGCCTGACTCTATTTGTTTATTATCTAAGAAGATATAGAAGTAGTCACCCTCACCCTTATTGTTGGTTACTATCTGTACTTTCAATCAGGCTCCCTTGTACAAAAGTCTTTTTCCCTAGCTTTCATCATGGCATCCGCCATTTCATAACATGTTTTTGCTACATGCCCCATAGACTGAGGGGAAATCCCCACATTAGTCATTCCTATCAGAGCTGTCATAGCAAACTCATCTCTTAGTGTTTTAGTTATCATATTTATCCTTTAAGTACTGAAGGGCTTTGTAATATTCCGGATTTTTCTTTTGGGCTTCCGTCCAACGCCAAGGATTTGCATTAAGCTTAAATCCACACCAGGCATACTGGCCATACTCAGGAAACTTCTTTACACAGTCAATGTATTTGTCCAAGTCCTCTGCTGGTAAATTCTGAGAGTGAGCTCCTGGAACAAAAATATCATTGCAGTTTATGGCAGGGTAAGCACCATCATCCCAGCCCTCTTTTCCGTGATTATATTCAGTCAAGAAGATATAATCGTTTTTTAATAACCAGAAGATCTTTCTAGCTATCTCCAACTCAACTTCCAAAACGTTTAAGTCCATGTTTTTCACTTATAAATAATTGCTTCTATTAACCATTTTGGTAGAACATTCCTATTCTTGGAAATGAACTTACCAAACCTTTCATCCATTAAAATCGTTACCCCATAATCATCATCAGCTCTGTTAATACGGCCAATCTCTTGACCAAAAGTAACCAGAGCTTGATAGTTGTACCAAGGGAAATCGTTCTTTACCTTATGCTCCACAAAGGGGTCAGAGGTATTGAGGTATGGAACTCTTAAGATGATCTGAAACCTGGCTCTGTCATAGTTAAAATCAACGCCTTGTTGACAGGTAGGGGAAAGAAGAACTTTGGGCTCTTCACAAGCATAAAACTGTTGTAGCACTTGGTTGAAGTCATCTTTAGTGTGAGTAACCATTCTACCCGTACTTCTTAAGGCGTTATTCAACATAATAGACGCCAAGTAGGAAGGGGTGTGGATAAGACCTTTAGCATCATCAAAGATGGTCATAATAGACTTGATCTTTGTGATCATCTCATTGAAATTCTGATCCCAGAGTTTATGAGAAGTGTCAACTTTGTATTCATCTTTAAAGTAAATAGGTCTGTTAGCTTTTGGAAAGCTGGATCCTATTCTAATGAAACAAGTTTCTTCTTCGTCTAACCCATTGTTTTTACAATATAAAGATTTGTTGTAAATTGTCCCTGACATAAGCAAGCGCTTCTTACCAAAGTTCAACATAAACTTATTAGTAAGGTTACCAACCTGTTCTGGAGTGAAGGTAAACTTAGTTCTCTTACTTAGTGTATCTTTTTCAATGGCACAAACAAACTTCTCTCCAAACTGATCTGACAAGTCACATAGCTCTTGCAACAGTTCCTCAAATCGCTCTTGTTCACTAACCCCAAATTGGTCTAACTTAGTCTTGAACAAATTCCTGAACTGGGTAAACCATTCAGACCAACTCTCTAACGTTTTATGGACTCCGGGTAAAGGCATGTCTTCATCCTTTATTACCTTTGGGATAGAGACTTTCTTGGAAGCGAATCCCCTAACAATTCCTTCCATTTCATGGCACTCGTCAATAACTATTAATTCTCTCTGATCAAACCTTCCCGTGAAGTAGGCTTGGAAAATGAAGGAATGAAGGTTGTGCACGATTATCTTGTGGGACTGAGCCACGTCTATAGCAACGTGATATGGGCAAGGGTACTTAGCTGCCTCTCCTGGTAAAGGAAACCCCGTACAGGGAGCTATAGCCACCCTGGAAGCCAGGCAAGGACCCTCTGCACAGGATAACTCTGTTCCTGTAGGCTGCACTATTCCCCCTGTACGGATTTCATCAGTAACATGCTTGTGTAAAGCTTTGTTGTAATCTGCGGAAGGGTAAGTACAAGGGTAAGAGGATCTCCCCTTCATTAGCACCACTTGGTGTGAACGGAAATCTTCTGAATACTGGTCCTGTAAACTTTTACGAGGAGTTAGTATATGGGCTGTCTTATAGTATTTAGCCGCAGCTACTGCCACGAAACTTTTCCCACCACCAACACTCATTTCTAAAAGTACATTTCTATACCCTTCCCCGTATGCTTTTTCTATGGCTTTAAGTACTTCCCGTTGGGAATTTCGTATAGTTGGTAGAGGGGAATGATCTAAGATAGAACTCATGTACTTTTCCTTTTATTATTAGCCTGTTCTTTATTAGTAGCCCATCTACAATTAGACTTCTCATAATTAGAATTTACGTTTTTTCTATCTAGGGTTTTATCTATTGGGCGAGTTCCCATATCGGAAAGAAAATTTAAAAAAGTTCCTCCTTTTTGCGGGTTCCATCTATCACATACGGTAATACCTCTTTCCCCATAATATTTGTATCTATTACTATAGGAGCTATAACATCTGCGTAACATAGAAATCCAAGATCTCCAAGTTCTAAGATCTTCACTTCTGGCTGGACTCATTTCTCCGGCTAGGTATTGTCCGCTTGTTGTTTTAGAAGAAGCGGCAGTATCTCTTTGTAAGCACCCACAAGACTTAGTGTGGCCACTACGTAGATCATTCCCGGAAACTACAGTTTCTTTTCCACAGTCACATTTACAATTCCATAATGCTGCTTCTTTTTCACCTAAAGAATTAACCAAAGAGCCTGATCTATTTAAGATAAGTAGCCTTCCCATCTTTATCCCTGTCATATCTATGGCTTTGGAACATCCACAGGAGGTAGAACTCCCTCTTCTCAAGGATCTACTTAGAACTTCTTTTTCTACCCCACAAGCACATTTACAAATCCAGGTTGGTTTTTGATTTAGATCGGTTCCTCGTTTTATTACTTTCCAACTTCCAAATGTTTCATTAGTTAAATCTATTAGTTTCATGGTTGTTCACCTATAAAAAAAGCCAGAGAATCCTGGCTTTAAAATCAATCAACTCCTTACGGTAATTCCTTCTCTGTTCATCACAAAGAGAATTGCAATATGTTCTCTTTCCAGAATGGGGATTTCATTTTCCAGCCTCATTCTTTCTTGTTTTTTTCGGTAGAGTTTACCCTTTAGGAGCTGCTCTTTTCTTTGTAGTTCTTGCTCTCGGAAAGCTCGACTTAATTGCTCTCCGGCTTTTGAAATATCTACAGTAGTCACAGAAACATTCATAACTGGCTCCTTAGTAAATGATTACTTCTACAACTTACTTATACCAGGTTTTGGGTAAAAAAAGGGAGAAGTGAATCCCCCTTTATAACTACTTAGTCGAAACTGCTGCTACTGCCACCACCACTATAGTCCGAAGACGACGAGCTGGAGAAAGAGCTGGAATCAGAAGACGATGAGGACGATGATCTCGAACTGGAGTCATCAGAAGAAGACGAGCGATACGACGAGCGATACGGCTCAGGCTCTGGTTCTGATCTCCGCACCGGAGCAGGTTTTGGCTTTGGCTTACTGATAGCAGCCCCAGCCAATCCAGCAACCGCAGCAGCTGCAACCAAAGTGCTTGGGGTTACTCTGATATTTGGCCTGGCTGTCGGGCTGACATATGGAGTGGAAGTTGTTTGTATCAATTCCCGTTGCTCCGCTATTTTCCGTTGTTTTCTCATTGCTTCCAAGTCCATTTGCCATTTACGATCAGCAGCTTCCTGTTCTTCACGGCGTTTTTCCTCTTGTGCCTTGGTCCAGAAATGGTACACAAGGATACAAGCTATGAGAATAACGCTGAAAAGACCAACCCACCACAAAGGATCAACTCCTTCATCGGCTGAGGCTACTGCCACAGCTGCAGGAGCTGGTGCCTCAGCCCTGGCTGTCAGAGCTGAGATAACGGCCACGATACCATCACCAAATTTTCCATCCTTGAAATACTTCTTGTTTGAATCAAGGACATTTTTGATAGCACCATCAGGCCATTCCCCTTCAAGGTTTCTTGACACTTCCACCCTGAATTTCCGGTCAGCTTTGGCAATAACAAGGAGGGCACCTTTGCCGACCCCATCAATTCCTGGCTTCCACTTCTCGGCTACACGATGAGCATACTGCTCGATTGCTTCCCCATTGGTAGTGGAGATAATAAGAGTAGCCATCGAAACCTTTTTGGAAGTTTCTAAGACGTTAGCCACAGAGTTGATCTTCTGAATCTCAGCCTGAGTCAAAGTGCCGGTTTGGTCAAGGACGTAGCCGACAGAAGGCTTGGATGGGATAACCGCTTTACTAGCAACAACGCCAGTAAAGTATAGCATTGTGTATACTACACAGAATGCTACAAAGATACGTTGTAGTCTTTTCATTTGAATTGGACCTTAGGTGCAGTCGAGATCTGCTTTTCATTTTCGACTGTAAATTGAGGTTTGGCTTCGTAGCTGAACACCATAGCTGTCAGATTGGTTGGAAACTGACGAATCTGTATGTTGTATTCCTGCACAGATTTGATGTACCGGTTACGTGCAATTGTGATACGATTTTCCGCACCTTCAAGCTGGGCCTGGAGTTCAGCAAACCGTTTGTCTGCTTTCAGTTCTGGGTATTGTTCCTTGACCACCATCAAACGGGAAAGGAATTGGCCGATTTCACCTTGAGCAGCCTGGAACTTCTTGAAGGCGGTAAGATCGTTCATCAAAGCTGGGGTTACTTGCACCGCACTAGCCGAAGCTCTGGCAGCAGCAAGACCAACGAACGTATCCTTTTCATGGGAAGCGTATTTTTCAACGACAGCCACGAGGTTCGGAATCAAGTCCATACGACGTTGGTACTGGTTTACAACTTCGGCCCAAGCCGCATTGATTTGTTCGTCCTTGGTTTGGAAGCTGTTGTAGCCACAGCCAGAGAGGAACATTGAGATACAAACTACGAGGAAAAGCAAAGTTCGTTTCATGAAATACCTCTGAAAAAGTGAATTATGTTCATAATGAGTAAAATACCTACACTCAGCGAAACTAATGCTACAACACTAATCTCCATCATTTCCCATAAAGCATCCCTGGTTAATTGGGTAGCCTTTGTGTAGCGCCAATACAAAAACCCACTGCCAGCCAGGATAATAACTAGGCTTATTAAAAAGAAATTCATACTCTTCCTTGTTTGGTGGAGCGGGTGACGAGATTCGAACTCGTGGATGAGTTAACACCTCCTGCTTGGAAGGCAGGTGCAATAAACCAGGCTCTGCCACACCCGCTCGGTTACTATGTGATTACTTCTTCTGGCTCTGCGTCGTAGATAACCTCTGCTTCTGGATCAAGGGCACAGATTTCTCCATGACCATCTTTAACCGACCAGAGATTTATTTCCCGAGCGCAACGTGGACAATACCAAGCTTTCATAACTCGATTATACCACGTAGCACCTAACTGCTGGCAGGCAGTAACGTTACAGTTTCTTCCCTTTTTACCTTTGCCAGCAGTAATCTTGTATTTTGGGGGCACAAGAGAACTAACGTTAAGCCCGTTTTTCTTATCCAGAACCCTTCGGTGCATCTTGGACAAGGGTTTCATGATCAGTCGCTCAGACCAAGATCACGACGAGTTACTGACGGAGCTTTCTTGTTCCACCAGCTGCGTTTCTTGGTATTTGGTACCAGCCAGCACGGGGCCACTTGTTGGTGTGGACATTTCATGTGAGCCTGGCCTTCAGCAAAGTGCTGTCTTGCCTTCTCACCACGAGCCTGTTTGGAACGAGCTGCTTGTTTACGATTTTTTGATTGACGGCACATAATAGTCCTTTAGAATGGATGAAAGTGAATTAGAGCTGCAAAAAAAGATAAGGAAAGAAGCTCTGATGGGGTATGCCACCAACGTTTACCTTCGGGAAACATACAACACAAACCTGTATACCCTATGGTCATATAAATGAACACAAGGCTAAACAGCATTCCTACAATCCAAACGATGACCCAAGATTCTTGATTCATTTCTTCTCCTTCTGAATAAGTTTTAATCCCGTCTGAAGCTCTCTCTGAAATATTCGGGCCATAACTGGGGAGTTTGGGTACCATTTCCTTGCTATAGCAAGTTGAGAGAGCTTTAGGCGGGATCCGACCACTAGCCTGGGCCGGACCCCTATTCATATAATTGACTATTTCAATAATAGTTGACTATTTCAATAATAGTTGACTATTTCAATAATAGTTGACTTTACCAATTTGTCTACTTCCCCACAAAGAACCCAGCCGCAGGCGAAACTCAAGTTACTTAGCTCGTAGCCCGAAGGTATCCTCTTGGAGGAGTGTCTTATAGACCGGGGTCGAACGCTAAGATGTTGGGTACTGCGGCGGCGGGGCTCTTTGTGGGGAAGGCTGGACTCGAACCAGCAGGTTTATGAGTTTTCGCATTCCTCGTTTTTAGATAGACAACTCTTCGGGGACAAGTGAACAAATTGCTCTACCACTGAGCTACAAGCCCACGAAAAACCCTAGCTATTGCCAAGACTTTTTGCGGGCTTGCCTGGGATTGAACCAGGGACCAATCTGAGTTTAGAGTTGCTTCTTTTATTACTGGAACACTATTGAAGCTACTGTGGCAAAACGATAAAGCTAAGTAAAGAAAGTGGGTTATACACCTTCTCGGTCACAGCAACAACAACGATGAATCTACCACAATTATCTTATACCACGCCTAAGCGTGTTTGTTTAAATTCGTTATAACTGCTCTGTTGTAATGCTTTCTGGATTACGACAGTTTTTTCCACAATATCTCATTCTAAAACTAGTACTTGAGTTTTGCCCTTCACATTTTACAAAATAGTGACTGTACCCTACATCGCCAAACCTGTAAACGGTACACCCATCATAAGTGAAAAGTTTTCCAACATTGACTTCAGGATTTGAAGTGGATGAAACTGTTTCAGCGGGTTTACTACACCCTGAAATAAAGAAGGCCACGAGTATTAAAAGAGCAAATCCCCAGAAGAATGTTTTTTCGGTGCTTCTTTTCATTTCTACTCCTTAGACCCCGCCAGCCCTAAGGCCAGCGGGATACTTGTTACTTGGCGTAATTCGGAACGTTCACGATACCCTTGAAATCGAACGGAACAACAATGGTATGAACCTTGCCGGTCTTGATACCTTCAGCAATATCGCTGAGAGACTTGGCGTTCATGTACTCGATATTGGCTTTGTTAGCCGAAAGGAGGACCAATCGCTCCGCTTCTTTTCTGGCCGTTTGAACTTCAAATTCCTTGGCCTTGAAATCATTCTGGGCAGTGATCACCGTTTGAGCCGATGCCTGTAAAGCTTTGGCAATTTGCAAATTCTTGATGAAGATCTGGTGGATTCGTACTTTACCCTCCAGTTTTTCTTCAGCCAGGAGCTTTATCGTTTGAGCTCTGATTTCTTCCCGGATTTTTTCGCGGTTATCGTTCGCCATTAAAGCATCATAATGACTGAAGACATCCGTGATAGAAGTCTGGACTATACTGGCAACATACTGACCAAGAGGGTAGGTGTCCTGACCTACTTGAAGATCCCGGCCTTTATATCTGCTGACGGCTTCCGAGATATAGGAAGGATCCACAGAGTATGTGAAGGCCAAATCCAAGTCTTCTAGATTGGACTTATCCTTGGTTTGGGGATGAAGATTATCCAAGGCAATCGTCATTTCATTACTGACGTATTCCTTGATATGGCCGATGATGGTCTGGTGATACCCAACCCCTAGTTCCGTTGGCTCGTAGGTTCCATTGAAGGAAACTCGTACTCCGGTATGCCCCGTTTCGATACGGGTGCAGCCGGTAAGTAGAACCAAACATGCTGCTACTGCAAGAAGAAAAAGTCGTTTCATTTCAGCTCCTAGTTGAAAACAATGACGATGAGAAAGATGATACCAGCGGAAAGAAGCAAAGCTCCAAGAGAACATACGGCAATTGTCCCTATTTTTTTCCAGGTTGGTACATGACTCCACTCTTTCCAGAACCATAGAATGATCCAGGTTAGAATTAAGATAACAGCAGGTACAGCCAAGAATCGCATGATTACTCCTGTTGAAAATCCCCGCTAATCGGCCATTGACTAGCGGGGAGAACATCTTAGACTTTCGCCTCGACGTTCATCTTGGAACGGTCATACCAGGCACCCAAGAGGTAGCCCATCATCTTGTCCCCAACCTTGGTGGTCGAAGCATCAACATTGTTGGCACGTTGCCTAGCTTGTTTCACTGCCTTCAGCAGGGAGTCAAGACGCTCGATGAGCTTGGCCTTGTCAGCCGAGTTGATCAGGCCGGTGAAGTTGACTTCGGTGTACTCGCCAACATTCTTGGACGACTCGATGGGAACGTACTGAACCGGGATGTTAGGATTCGGTTGCGGGAGCATTTTGTGATCCGTCATCTTCTCCGTTTTGATATCCCGTATCGGGTCCGTCTTGTAGATGAACCGGCCAATTTCAGTAGCCTCTTTCCACAGCATCCCCGGAGCCATCGTCGGAATTTCATCCAACACGTTGCGGAGAGTCTTCAGCTTGGTTTCCATACCAAGCAGGAACGTGGCCGGAACGCCTTCGATGATGACTTTGCCATCAATAACCACATCAGCCTTGGCCAGCTGGTTGGTCAGTTCCTTCTGGGCTACCACATCGTAGTAGTCAGCCAGAACACAGGCCATGTAGTTCAGGCTGTCGGGGATTGTTGCCGAGACCAGAAGATTCTGGTAGTTCTTGGCTTCGATGGCCGTCATCTCGATCTGGTTCTGTTCGTTTTTGCCGAACATCTGCAGAGTACGAGCCTTACCCTTGAACAAGTTTTCCTTGCTCTTGAAGGTATTAGTCGTTTGGCCGATGAGAGCCGTTGCAGCGGCTTCGTTACTGGCTTCAACTGCCAGGAGTTCGTGGAGCTTACCCATTTTATTTCCTTTGTTTACGATGAAGTTGAGGTTAGTTGCAGGTTTCTGGTTTTCCATCTTGACCCATAACCTGCGTTAAAGGGCCATTTCTTACTGCTTGAACAAATAGATAACCTTTTTGACAAGAAGGAAAAGCGGTGTTTTTTGGGGGACCTTCCCGTTCAAAAGTCTTTCCTTGAAAATGAGGGATAGCTACTGCTGTTATAATCCCTATTATAGAAACTGCGATCAACAGTTCAATGAGAGTAAACCCTCGGTGTCTTGATTTTATAAGTCCCTCCTCGGTTCCATACGATGATGATCTTTTCCTGGAGCAACGAAGAAGGACCAGTTGTGGTGATTGGATCTTTCGTCGGGGATTCCTTCTTTGGTTTCAGCTTGGAAGCGGTCACGAGATCTCTTGGCACCTTCCTTTTGATTGAAGCCGCCTTTAACGATTTCCCCGCTTCTATTTTTTACAACAAAAAGTTCTTTCATGTGTTTCCCCGATTAGAGATGTCTTTGGATTGCGGATTGTAGCTCTTTTAACAACTTTATTGTTTTTGCCTGATTAGTACTGGAGAATCCTCCGAAGCCTTTTGATGCCACTAACTCAGCAGCAACCAAGGTATTTAGAAACTTCGCTTCTTCCTCTGTATTTATAAGAAGAGAAAGTTTAAAGGGAGCAAACTCTTTTGTCTCCGTTACGGAGGTACTAACGGGAGCTTTGCGTACCGGATTTCCTACCGGGAAGGGCCAATCTGAACCTCGGGGAGGCGCATTGACTTCTTCCACGGCCATATCTGGAACACTCTCTGGTCTTGGTGGTCTTGGGTTGATAGCCATAAATTACCTCGATAAAAACCAGAAAAAAACAAATAGTCCACCAAGAACGCAAATAGGTGAGATTATGTATTGCCCTATAGCTTGAATTATCTCTACTGTCATTTTGTAGAGTCTCCAACGTTTTTCACCACTTTTTTCAAAGCAGTAACAGTACTTGGCTCATCCTGGTCAGTGAGAGCGCCACCAAGGGTAACCACATCTTTAACCACTGCAATTGGAGTTTCTACTACAACCCCTACCACAGCTTTTGCCAAACTTTCTAACATGCCAAACATAGCGCCTCCAATTAAGATTACATTTTCTCAGGCATTTTTCTGAAACTCCACTTATCGAATCCATGTTGCTGAACCCGATCCTTATCTGAAACTTGAATCATTGGCTTTGACTCTGGGGCTAAAATTCCGCCTATATACATGCTGAGTTCTTGGTAGGCGGTATAAGGGTCAACCATCTTGATAAAGTCAAAGTCTTTGAGGCGAGGGTTGAGGGTGAAGATTTTACCTCCTAAATATAAAGCTGAAGGTTCTATGCAAGACGCCACCACGACTTTGTTTTCAATAAGCTTTTCTTTCAACTCCTCAGATCCTTGGTCTTCTAGATATCCCAAAGGAACTTTCTTTTCCCAGAAAGGAACAAAACTTTTCTTTTGTTCTTTACTCTTAACTCCTTTACTTAAAAGGAATTTGTCAAATGATTCCTTAGAGTAAAAATGCTGAGTACCTTCAGAAGTGGTAATACCTTCCTTTGACATGAAGGAGTATTCCAATCTTACCCCATAATAGAGCTTTCCACAAAAAGCAATTACAAAATTGGAAAGATAGCAATTGGGTAAATGCTTATCAAATCCGGCAAACCAACGATCATTGCATGGACATTTTAGGGGAAGATCAAAAGGAATCTTTTCATCTTTACCTAACTCTGATTCCTCTTTGAATCTTTTAAAGACTATGCTTTCGTCCTGTCCAAAGGCCAGGGCTGAATCGTAGTAGTCTTGGAATTTGGACAGGATTTTCAAAAGGCTAACCTCTTAGGATCTAGGTGAAAAATTAGCTTCTTCCTTGGTATTTTCTTTGGAAGGCCAGCAATGCGGATTATTTCGTCAACTCCATTACCCGGCTCGATTTTCTTGAGACGACTGGACTCGCAAACAGTGTTGTCATTAAGGGGAATATACCCTTCAGTTTTACTAATAAAACCACATGTTCTGCACATTGCTTCATCACTGGGAAGTCTGTCAGAAACTGTTCGTATTGCTCCCAAGGTATTAGTACTACCACAACATTCCCTGGGTTTCACTATCATTACTAAGTCACCAGGTTTTAACATGGCTTCTCCTTATGTTTAGTAAGCTCCCTCCATTCGCCGGTAGCTATCAGTTGTTGTTTCGTTTTCCAATCCCCAAGGTAGCGTGTATAACGACCATAAACCTGGGTACCGTACCATACTTCCCCACAGAACAAACATGTTCTATTGAAGGGAACGTTCCCATCGCGGGAACTGGCTTTACAACTTTCGTTGCCATGCCAATTGGGGCCGTGACTACCAAGCCAGCAGAGTAATTTACGAAACATAGTTACCTCAATTAATAATGGTAAGGTTGGACTCGAACCAACGACCTCGTGGTTATCTAGAATCTCTCCACGCGCTCTATTATCCCACTGAGCTACTTACCAATTTTGGGACCAGAAGTTCTCTGAGTTCTCTTTCAGCAACGTCAAGAGCTAAGAAGCCCAAGGCAGAGGCCCTTTTTTCGTAGCTTACCTTGAGGTCGATATAATGCAATAAAGCTTGGAATTGATCTTCGGTCATATAACCTCGTCTAAAATTTGGTGGGTGCACCTGGTTTCGAACCAGGGACCTAAGGATTATGAGTCCTGTGTTCTACCCCTGAACTATACACCCTGGTTTGGGATAAAAGAATTGCCCTCACGGGCTATACCTAATATAGGATTCGAACCTATTACTCAACGTTAGTTGCGCTTAACCAATTAGCTATTTAAGTATTTCTCTACATTGTTCTTATACCAAATTAAAAGCTTGGAATTTAAATATAGGTGTGATATCATTTGGTTTTAAATTTGAGGAAACCAAATGCAACAACAAACCACCTTAGCAGTAGATGTACCTGATATTGTCATACCCTTTTTCAAACCCAGGACTAATTTAAAACCTGAACATCTCGAGTGTATTATGGCCTTAACCTATAGAGGCTTTTCCCCCAAGCAAATTTCCCAACTCATGGGGGTTTCTGTAGATGCAGTAAAACAGAGAATTAAATTTGTGGATGACCCAGAAGGTTGGGCAGAAGAAAGAAAGAAAAAGGACGTTGGACCTTTAGAAAAGAAGATTAGAATTTTTTGTAATAGGGGAGAAAACGAATCTCTGCCTTTTACTAAAGAAGAACTACTAGCTATTCGAGAACCAAGAGATTATCTAACGGGGGAATGGATAGATATTACCAAGCCAGAAACCTATCACTTAGACCACAGAATTCCAGTATCAAAAGGTGGGCTATCTACATTAGAAAATTGTTACTTTCTAACGAGCCAATCTAACATGGCCAAGGGGGATAACTTAGAAGATGAGTTCCTTGCCTTTATTATAAAAGTATTAATATATAGAGGAATACAGTTTTTCAAAAATTTGTTTTAACTAAAAAAAGCCCGTTGTGGGCTTTAGTTTTTGGAGCACACGGAGAGAATCGAACTCCCGTAAGAGGATTTGCAATCCCCTGCCTATCCCCTTGGCTACGTGTGCAATCCTGGTCGAAAGGAAGGGATTCGAACCCTTGGGCCCCTTGCGGGACCGACGGTTTAGCAAACCGTTGCATTAAACCAGCTCTGCCACCTTTCTAAATCTAAACCCCAAATGGAGGCTCTAGTACAGGCTTTATATTAGCTTGTTCTAAAGCATTTGCTGCTTCTTCTAGTAAATCAGAGATTCTATCTGGCTTGTCTTCTTGAACACTTTTGCGTGTAGGAATCTGCCTGCGTATCTCTGCTCTTTTTCGTAACCGAAAGATAAGGTCTTCGTTCATATGTCATACCTACGGTTATACCAAGCTTCATCGGGAGTTGAGGCTATTCGTTCTTGTTCAAACTTTTTTTCAATTTCTATTAGACGTTGTTTTAACTCTTCCCAAAACTGTTCGGAAGGTTCCCAACTTCCTAGCTCTTTTAACAATTCATATTTATCCATGAGAACCACTGTTATGTTTTTTTGTTCCTTGGCGATAGGACTGGGATTCGAACCCAGGGGCCCCTTTCAGGACCGCTAGTTTTCAAGACTAGTGATTTAAACCGCTCATCCATCCTACCGTTAAAACCTGGTTATACCTCTTTCTCTACTTCTTCAATCAGAAGAGACTGGGAACCATAGACGTTAAATTCTACTTCTTGGCCATCTGTAATCCGTATTGCATGAGGCAAAGGAAGCCTATCTCTGGTTATGGAAGTACTCAAGATTGTTACCAAAATATCCTGATGATTTTTTTCAGGACTTTTAATTATTACTCGTGTTGTCATTAAATACTCCTTAGCTGATGCAGCATATTAAAAATTGTTTCGTGAGGTTTTTCACCGGACACTACAATGAAATTGTAGTTGTTCTTGTTCAACATGTCCATTATTTGGAGGTCGATTCTCTTTGCTTCTTCTTCTGTTTGGTTTCTACCAACAGGATTATAAGGCTTGCTACGTTTAATAAAGAGATTATAGTTGTCATAAGATCCCCAGAGTTCTTTGACAAGATTTTGGAATGTTTCAGGGAAGTAATCCAATGGGGCATAATGTAAACTCAGTAAAAGGGGGGAATCGGAGATTACCCACTCGACCTTCCCCTTTAAACGTTCGAGTTTTCTGTTCTGTTTTGCCAGGATGTAAAGCTGGTCCGCCATTTTGTCAAGGCTTTGTTCCCAGGTTAAATCCTTAGCGTATTCTGTTACTTCTTCACAGTTAATACCAGCTGTCTTCATCAAATTAAAGAGCCCGGCTCGTGCTGTACTTTTACCAGTACCTGGTCCTCCTAGTATATTTATAACTTTTAATTTCTTAGTAGCCATTTTTCATCTTTATTTTTACTTTATTCAAAAAAACAAGGTTACCTGACTTAATTAAATCTTGCACAGTAGTTTTTGTAATTGGTTCTAAATTCTCTTCCGTTAAAACTTTGAATTTTTCTGAGTGTAATTTAGAAGCGGCATCAAACTTTGCTTTATTTAATTCTGTATTAATTAACTTTTTAGGTTTAATTTCGATAACTTCTCCAGTTTTTACTAATATAAAATCTGGATAATAAATTCTATCTACTAAATCTATGCTATAGGGTATGCCGTGTTTTTGTAATTCTCCAGATTCGTATTCAATTTTATTATTAATAAGATAATATAAATAAGAAAGTTCCAATAAACTTCTGAAGTACACTACATTTAACCATCGTAGGAATAGCATACGCATTTCCCGTAGGCCCAGCTCCAATTCCATAGACGGCTCCATAATTTCTAAGAGCAAAAAGAGCAGCTCCTGCACCATGTATTCCAGAGAGATTACTGCCAAATACAAAAATTCGTTCACCAGTCATGTTTAATATCTCCTTCACTAAGAACCCATTGTTTTTGGTTACTAAACCCGGTATGTCCAGGCTTAGTTCTCTTATTCCAACCATTGATCTTATTTGGCTTACAAAGCTTGCACCCTGCTCGTTGATTTCTGGATCTTCCCCGTTTATGATGCATCTCTTTCTCCTGTAGTATTTAGGTATTCTATAGCATTTTGAAGAAATTCTAAATTATCTTTAAACAACCTGAGGGCTCTATTACATTGATTGCAAAGAAGCCCTCTAACTTTATTGGTTATGTGATTATGATCTATACAAAGACCATATGAAACCCCATCATGCTTTAGATTACCTGGTCTCCTAACCTCTTCATGTGGAGTTTTACAAATAGCACATTTGAAATCTTGGGCTTTTAATAATTTTAAGTATTCTTCTTGTGAAATACCATATTTCCATTTAATAAAAGCACTTCGTTGTCTAATAGAAGATTCCGGTAAACCTCTTCTCTGTCTATTATTTATGCTGGTACAGAGTTTACAATAACAAGATAACCCATTAGGACGACTTTTATTATTATGAAATTCTATTCTTTCTTTTTCTAATTTACATCCTGGGCAATATATCATTTAGCTCCTCTGTTTTAGTTGTATTTCTTCCGTCTCGGCTATTGTTTTACCCCGTAATGCTTCATAAGGCAGAAACTCGTCATTATCCATGTCTTGAGTACTGTCATTCATAGCATCATAACATTCTGGATGCATGTAGTCATCAACAAAGTCTCCATTTATCTTGTAAGCTCGGTATACAGCTTCTTCTCCAGCTTCTGTTTGAGCTCCGCACCAGATACATCTGTGAGGTTTACGACAAACAGAATATTTAGTTTTGATATGTTCAAAAGCCATTAATATAAATTCTCACTATAAAGAGTTCCGCCGTTAGTGTCATCGCCACCACAACGTCTGATAATCTGGTCAGCTTCGTGAGCTACTTTCCAGGCTTCAGTCCTGGTTAGGAACTGTCCTCTGTTATCAACAAACCCTGACTCCCAGTTGTGATTAAATGTAGTATCAATTTGGGTATGCATAAGTTCATCACTATGTCTTACCCCTAGGATAAGTTGTTTGGTTAGTTTATGCCGTTCAGCAGCACATACTATTCTTTGTTCCATGTTATTTCCTTAGATAAAAAGACGGGGATTAGCCGCCTTTCCTTATTGGACCTGAATACCCTTTTCCTTGTCGCAGAATTTCTTCCAACGCTCAGGGAAACTGTCTCCAGCAATCCCAGAGACTGCAGCTGCCTCACGGCGTTTGGCCCGTTTGGTTCCACGAGCAACCTTTGGTGGGTTCCCTTGTTTACGCGCAACTCGAGCCAGGTGCTGCTTCAGCCTCATGGCCCTGTTGCTATCCCTGCGGATAGCGTTGGTGTTAACTGCTGCAGGAGCAGCTTTCTTCTCTTTTGCCATTTCCTTCTTCTTTCTTCAAAAGTTCCCTTTCGGGCACGAAAACTTGGTTATATAACTGGCCTGCCAAGAGAGATTCGAACTCCCGACCTTGGGGATAGAAGCCCCCTGCTCTTGTCCAGCTGAGCTACTGGCAGTAAATGTGGTCGTGTTTTTAGTTCAGTTTCAAACTCGTCACAACCCCGGTTTGTTTGGTGTTCTCGAGAAACTTCGTACCTTGCTCATGGGTTTTAACTCCACGGATAGGCACCAGGTGCTTGCCATCTTCTTCCCAGACTTCACGGTCAACCGAAAAGGGAAAGCCGCAGGACTTGACGAGGTGATTCTTTGTTAGTGCAGTTGCCATGATAGCTCCTAAAAAGACTACGATTTAAACAAAGGTACAGCTTCTCCCCCCCAGTTTCTGTCCCTCACAGGCTGTAGTTTGCGCTATTAACGTAGACTAGCTTGCGGCCTGACTATAAAACTCGGAATAGGATTTTGGAGGTCCTTATCGTCACAACTCTGGGGGAACCCAAGCTACTTCCGCGTATCCAGCGGGGAAAGGCCCCGTTGACTTAGTCGCTGGAAGTAGCTGGGTAAAATTAACCCTGCTGAAAAGGGAGTTATCCCCTTCAGCAAAGTCGTATTTACACTTCCCAGTCATGATACATTGGTGCACAGCATGGAGAGAAGTCTTTGTTGATGTTTTCTTCGGTTTCTTGGCTTTTCCGCAAGAACCCTACTATTACCCAAAGCATTAACAGAAAACAACAATCTATTAATACAATGATGCCTAGTAGGTTCATATCGGGCTGACCCAAAGCAAAGCAACAATAAGCTTTTCCTTGATGGACATCCGCTTTTCTGGCAGAAGTTGAAGAAGCATTACTGCTGCCCCAAAGACCCAGAGGAACACCAAAATTCCGAACATGAATAAAGCTTTGTCTGCGGCTATGAACCACAGAATGTTTCTTGACATTTCAGCAAACATGATTGGCTCCTAAGTAAGTTTCTACAATTTACTTATACCAGGTTTTAGGTAAAAAAAGGAGAAGAGAACTCCGCCTTTAATTTGGTACGAGTGGTGAGACTTGAACTCACACTCAACGGATTAAAAGTCCGCTGCTTTGCCAATTAAGCTACACTCGCAAATACTACTTTTTCTTTAAGGCTTTGAAAACTTCCGCTACGGGAACCACTTCAATAGTTCCCTTGCCAGATTCTTGCATTTGGTTTGTAAAGCGAGTTAGGATTGACTGGGTTAACCCACTTAGTTTCTCACTATGAGGAAAGCAACGATACACGCTTCCACTTGCCCCATGAAAGTCAAAGAAAGTTTTAGTCTTGGTGTAAGAAACAATACCACTGTTTATTTGCCAAGCGTCACCACCCATATATCCACCATACCAACCAGCTAGGACCCTATAAATGGGAGCTTCCCCAGTTGGAGTAACTTTTATAATTACCCATACGTCAGGAGTGTTCATCTCTCTCTTTCCAACTTTTCAATACGCTCTTCTAGAGACATAGTATATGTAACCAAGGTATCCGTCATAGTTAGCATCATAAGCATATTGCTACCAGAAGCACTAGTTAATCTGTTCTGAGAATTTTCTAACTCAATCGCAGCTTCTTTGGTAATCCTTTGGACTTCTAGAAGAAACTTGGTATTTGGATTTATCTTTACCTGTGGTATAACTCCCATTATTTTTCCTTAGTTTGTTTATTGGTGCTGCCTATCCGAATCGAACGGATGACCTCCTGCTTACAAGGCAGGAGCTCTACCAACTGAGCTAAAGCAGCATTTTAATCGTCTGTAAAAGAAGTTAGAGCCACTTTAGAATTTATCCCGGCTTCATCCAAGGCAGACCTTACTTCTTCTAGTATTTCGTCACAACCGGTTGTTTCAGTTGTTTTGAGACTTTCCCAGAACTCATCACTACCTTCTGTTATGAGTATAGTTAACTTATATTGTTTCATAGGTTTTTAAGTTCCGTATAGAATTCATGATAATAGATAGTACGTTCAATATCGGCTGGAGTCAAGCCCTTCAACCGTGTTATGTCAGAGTTATGACGTAGGTCACACATCTTGACCTTAATGGCATCAGGATTGGACTTGACTTTGGCCCGGTACTCCCCTCTGGTTTCTCCAGGAACTTTAGTTAAGTCTCTGATTCCTTGAATAATTCTATGAGAGAAACCTTGTTTAGCCAAGTCTACATAGGTAACGTCACAGTCTTCTACAAGGTCATGACCAAGAGCAATACATTGTAGTTCTTCGTCTTCAGTCTTTAACATGTACATAAGACGAAGAGGATGAAGGATGTAGGGCTGGCCGGATTTGTCAAATTGTCCTGAATGTTTATTAGTTGCAAACAGGATCATATTACTAAGCATTTCGCCACGTTCGTACATAAAAACCTCGAAAAGTAGTTATTGGTGGGAGTGGAAGGATTCGAACCTTCTGAGTTTCTGTGTAACGGATTTACAATCCGCTGCTACTCCACCATCGTAGCCGCACTCCCTTATTTCTTCAACCAAGCTTCTAGCATTGGTCCTAATATTTCTAAAGCATGATGCCACCAATCCGTTTCACAACTAAGACAGAGAATAGTTCCCTTTTCTAGTCGATCTTTCTCGATTGGCTTTGAACACTTAGAGCAAGTTGTTTGCATAAAAATTCCTTGGTGGACCCAGTTGGAATCGAACCAACGCGACCTGGATCTTCAATCCAGTGCTCTACCTACTGAGCTACAGGTCCAGGTATTTGGTGGAAGTTGATGGGATCGAACCATCGACCTAAGCGTTATCAACACTTTGCTCTACCAACTGAGCTAAACTTCCATTACCCATTCTTCTGTTACATTAGAAAAGGGCATATGATTTCGTTGACAGCATTTGATTTCATCTGCTATCCCAATTGATTCTTTCCAACCAGGTAAGGTAATAATTTTCATTGAATCACACCTAACCAGAATGTCTTTACAATAATCCTGCCAGAATTCATAGTTAGTGGGAAGCTCTATACCCTCGTTCAAAACGTGGTGAGCAAGCAAAGGGCTAAGAGCGTGAACTCCAAGGCTCATGTATTTTGCTATAGCTCTCTGTACTACTTTCATCCGGTGTTCTATCACTTCTTCATCAGGATGAGAATATGGGGCTGCGATATAAATCATAAAACCTCGTTTATTGGTTGGCAGAGGAGCAGGGATTCGAGCCCCGGACTTCAGTTTTGGAGACTGATATGTTTCCAACTACACTACTCCTCTGTTCTTTTTCCACGGGTATCACGACAAGTAAGCCATTCAAGTTTAAATGTGGGACGATACCAAACTCCTCGTGGAAACTGGGGTAGCATACTGGAATTGAACCAGTGACACTGGGGACCACAACCCCATGTTCTACCACTGAACTAATGCTACGTTGTAGGTGCCTATCGAGCTACGCCATAGGCTCTACACCTCAATCCCCCGGAGATGCAGGATATGGTTTGGTAGTTCCTGACGGTCTCGAACCGCCGACATCCTCCTTGTAAGGGAGGCGCTCTACCAACTGAGCTAAGGAACTAATCACATTTTCTTGGACTGTAAGGCTTCTACCAGCCAATCCCTATCCAAGTAGATCTTGTGGAAAACTGCGTCGTTATATCCTACACCAAGTAAATCTTTTACTTGACCATAAACCTTGATATATTTCCTGGTGTAACTACCGTCAATTACTTTTTTAGCAGTTCCCTCTTCTTTATAGATATGTATTCCCCTATAAATTGCTATATTAGAGATATAAGCGCTTTTTTTTAAGGAGTCAGATACCACTATCCCTGAAGCTATCTCTGCTAAAGATAGCCTTGCTGACCTGTGTGGGGTTAGTATTCTTGGTCCAACAGAATCAGACTTCCCATTATAAAAATCATAAACCTTGTATCCAATAAGGAAATCATTAGGTTGGAATTTGCTTAATATTTCTTTGACTGACGTACTATTACTTATACAACACATGTTATTTTCCTTTTAGACTTAGGATTAAAATTGGTTTTTTTTGGTGGAGGTGACAGGGATCGAACCCGCGACCTAAAGCTTGCAAAGCTTCCGCTCTCCCAACTGAGCTACACCCCCACTTTTCTTACTTGTACATACCTCTGGACTTGAGGGCTTCCAGTACGGAGTCCCTATCTAGGTAGATCTTGGAGAAGACTGCGTCAATATCCCCTACCCCAATCAAGTCTTTGACTTGGGCATAGATTTTGATATACCTAATTTCTGTTTCTCCTTGACAGTAATATTTAGCATTCCTCTCTTCTTTATAGAAGTGAATGCCATTATAAATACTGTTATAATTAAGACAGGGCTTTGCATTCCAAGCATCTGATTTTACAACACCAGAAACCAGATCCCCGAGACTGAGTTCATGCTGATAGTATGGACTGTGGATCTTATGCTTTCCCAGCTTGCTGAAACAATAAATTTTGTACCCAATGAGAAAATCATCAGGACTGAATTTCTTGAGAATTTCACGAACACGACTGGGTTCATTTGAACAACACATTGTATTACTCTTATTTAAGGAAGTTAAAGAGACGGAACCGTTTGCAATTTCTCTGTTCACATTAGAGGTTAATCACTAAGTTACTATTGATGCCACGGTGTAATAACAACATCCAACCTAGTGTGACCTAGGTTTTAGTTTGGTACCCTCAGAGAGATTCGAACTCCCGACCTTTTGCTTCGTAGGCAATTGCTCTAGTCCAGACTGAGCTATGGGGGCATTATTTCTGGTGCGAGAAGAGGGACTCGAACCCTCACGCCTTACAGCGCTGGAACCTAAATCCAGTGCGTCTACCAATTTCGCCACACTCGCAACGTTTAATCCCAATAAGGCAACTTAGGATTGTCTAAGATCATTACTTCGTAGTCAGGGTTTTTGATAAAGTTAAATAACTCTTGTTTAGCCTGAGCCCTGTACTTCTTTTGCTCTTGTCTCAGGAAAAGTTTCCCTGGACCACTACCACAAGCATATAAGGCGTAGCCATGATCTCCATGAAACTTGGATAATGACTTGGCTAACTCTTTGCCTTCGAGAGGGATATGAGACCACTCCCTCCATTGATACCCATCCCCTAGGTCTCTCCATACGAAGTCGTAATCGTGGGTGATCCATTGAGGAGGTCGAATATTTGTTCTGCGTTTGGTTCTTGACATTTTACTACTCCTTTCATTAGAAAATCTAATGCAGAGCAGTTGCTTCTTTCATTAAAAACATGGTTAGTTCTCCTTTGTTTAAAGACAATCACCCCAGATTTCAACTCCAGCATCTTCTAATTCTTGGCGTTTGGCTCTGAAGGCAGCTTGAGCTTCTCTTGCTCTATCCGCAAATTCCAACCAGCTTGAACTCCCTTTATTATCTTCATAATCAATATCAGCTACATAGAGAATTCGAGCTAATTTTATTAACTCCGGGTGTATAAGTATTTTACTCATATTTTCCTTTTGGCAGAGGAGGATGGATTCGAACCACCGGTGCTGAAGTCAAAGTCCAGTGCCTTACCACTTGGCGACTCCCCTAAATTACCACGATGCAAAATCCGAGATGTTTTCCCAAGGCTCATCTAACTCTTTTGGTTTAACTTCTACAGTAATTCCAACACCTGTCGGAGTTAGTTTGAAACTAAAAAGGTCTTCGTCTGGGAACTGTTTTCTGTATTTGTTTAAATCTTTGATCTCTTGCTTCGTTAAGGTAAAAGAGATCTTTTCTAGTTCTGTTGTCATTTATCAAAGTCTTTCCAAAGTTCTATGCCACCAAGGATTAAGCCTCCCAACAGCAGGGTAATAGCTCCTAATATAAGTACCACAGGAACCCAAAGTGGGGTGGTTAAATAAAACACTAGGAAACGAATGCTTTTTGGAACCTTGGTTCTGTACCAAGTTAGGTATTCGTCTACCTTAATTTCAATATCTGTCATAATGTCGAATATACTTTCTTCGTTAAAAAGCATACATTTCCTTAAAATATTGGTCTCCCGTGTTGGTCTCGAACCAACCTTATTCCTGGCCCCAAACCAGGTACCATACCAACTAGGCGAACGGGAGAAGTATTTGTTTTTTTGTTGGTACACCTACGGAGAATCGAACTCACGATTTAAAGGTTGAAAACCTCTTGTCCTAACCATTAGACGATAGGTGCATACTACGTTCATTTTGTTAAAGAGCATCCGTACATAGTTACTAGCTAATGTATTTGGCATTCATTGTAACGAAACTACCTTTCCAAGACCAGTTATCTTTGACGTATGCTTGGAATGAAGCGGAGTCAAGGTTGATATTTTCATCAACACTCATTTCCATCATATCAATTACCTGGTCATAATCTTTCAGATAACTTACTGGCTTGGGTACGCTAACGGTAAGATTAGACTTCTCTGGGTGTTCATCTTTTTCCACTTCAGCCATTGCCACGCGCAATGCTTGAAGCTTTTCATTTTTGAAATCGGCAATTGCAGCAAGGTAAATCTTCTGGTGTTGCTGACGATTTTCCTTCAAGGCTACAAGAAGGGCAAGACGATTCACATTTACTGATTGACTACGCATGTCTAACATTTTCTTTCCAATAAAATATGGCTACCTGTAAGAGAATCGAACTCTTATGACCGAGGAGACAACCCGGCATAATAAGCCATTATATGAACAAGCCTGAGCTAAAACTAAAAAGGGGGGATTTGGAAGGACTGAGAATGTCAATCAATAAGAGGAGTCTCTTAAAGGTATTTTAACACCGATTATCTCTTCCAATATACTTATACCAAGAAAAGGCCTAATATCCTATTTTTTTCAGTTCCCGAATCGTGGATTTAGCATCGGTATGAAGTATGCCAATTCCTCCGGCTCCTATCCATTGATCAACGCACATATGATTGTCATCAATTAACACATTGCTATTATTGCGACAATGATATTGTTTGTCTATGGAATATGGTCCAAAATTTACGTAAATCTTGGGGTCTATATTCTTCCTAACCCAGTCTCTTTTATGTTGGGTTACATTTGGGAAAATAGCCTTTTTAGGAATAGCAGTGAGAATCTCAAAATGTTGTGGCCATATAAAGTTAATGAGTTCCTGGGCATCTGGAAGAAGTTCCAGGTCACGATATAGAGTTGGACAATACTTGGCTAATGTTTCCCAGGCTATGTCATTATTACAACCCTCAAATTCTTCACCCAAGACCTCTCCGGCCTTCTTGTTGAAATTAGCTACGGTTCCATCTAGGTCTAGAAAAATCATTTACTTTCCTAAGGAAAAAAAGAACTGTGAGTTCCTTTGGTTATTGGTGCCCGAGACCGGAATCGAACCGGTAAGCCAAAAGGCGGCGGATTTTCCTACTACTCTAATTTTCATTAGCCATTTCTGTTGTAGTCTGGACTATATCATTACCTTCAACTAAATGGTCAGGTATTTCGTGCATAGTCTCTGAACCTTCCCCATTGTTTTCACTTTAGAGGCTCGGCTGCTGATTACCCAATCTCCCATAGTTTTATAACTTTCACACCCGTCGTTTCCAACCATGTTGTAGTCATAGGAGCTATAAGGGCTTTCCAGCAATTCTCGAAATTCTCACTATTGGATTTCTCCAATATGACTCTTTGCTGATCAAGATACCTATGTAACCGACCATGTGCCCTTCTATCCAAAATCAGTAAATTTATTACATCATTGTTTTTTGGGTTATCATCAATATGATGAACTAGCTCATTAGTTTGTAAGCTACGTCCCAGTACAGTTTCTGCAATAAATCTATGTTCGGTTCTTCCGGGCTGCTTCAGATAGACATAATTATTTGTGCTTAAAGATTTCGACCTTAGTTCGTCGGATAATCTATAACAACCCACACATAATAACTGATGTTTTCTCCAAGCTTGAAATTCATTTTTGCAAGCAGGACATTCTTTTGTCCAAGTGTATCTTGGATAGGAATTTATCCTCCGTGAATTACATTTTTTACATAAACGTCTACCAGATTCTCTTTGATCACCGCATTCTTTGCAAATTAAACTTTCCATATGTGTTCCTTTTAGGTATACACATATTTTAACATAAAATTTACAAAAGAAGTAAAGTCCGCTGGGTTTACCAATTTCCCCACTCGGGCAACTTTCTTTTTTCAACCCTAATAGTATATCCCAGTTCATGACGCTGGTCAACTGCCGGGTGTTCCTTTTTGGCAGGCTCTTGGAACTAGTAGCCTGGTGCAACACTCTAGTCTGTACACGTTTAATCCTTTCAAGATTTCCTTGCCAAGACCGTGGCCACAGTCAGGGGTTGGATTAAATATGGAGTGAACGCTCTAGGGACAAACAGGAATTCAAAATTCCTAGTCTTACCCCAGAGTGATATTCAGCACTTGTTCTATCGTTTCTGTAATTACATTGTTGAATATTTGTCTGTTCAGCATCCGCAACTTTACGAAGTTCCTCAATTACCACTTGAACATCAGATATCAAAACAGTTTTTTTCATAATTTTCCCTAGTTGAAATCCCAAGTAGTCATCCTAGTCCTCCTATCCCCTGGCATGAAATGTTCTCGTAGCTGCCAGGCCACCGGATACATCCACCCCAGCGTAGGGGCACATATACCCGCTAGGACTTCTACTTGTAATTCGTTTGTTAGTCAGTTTCTGGAGAACGTAGCTCTTACCTATAGGAGCCATCCGATTCAGTAGTCGCAGTTATTCTGCATGAGCTACGCTCTCTAGAAACTGACCTTCACTGGTCAGTTGCTGAGTTATTTGGCAGAGTCCACTCCTGGACTAGCTTCTCACCATATGAGAGGAATCATTATGGGAAGTCTGCTTATTAAAAACACTGGTAGCGGGAAGGGGACTCGAACCCCTGACCTTTAGCTTATGAGGCTAACGAGCTGACCAACTGCTCTATCCCGCAAATCGTGTTATCGTGTTACCGTGCAGCCGGAACCACGGAGGTAACGGTGGGAACCCAGTCTTCGGGAACGGCGTCGATCTTCGGGAACCGGGCCAGGATCGAAGGATTGGTCGGCATACCGATGTCCTTGCGAAGCGGGAACAGGTTGTTGGTCTGGGCGGCAAAGGTCTTTTTCAGAACCGTGGCCGACATATCGGCATTGACCTTGTCCAGGGACTTTTGCAGGGAGGTACGCTGATTGACAAGACCTTCGATCTTGGCATCGGCGGCAACCATGACAACTTCGAACTCAGCGGTCAGGCCCTTGACCAGTTCTTCCTGGGCTTTGGCGATAGCGGCGGAGGCGAGGCCAGCGAGATTGGGAAGATTGGCACCAGCGGTACCGATTTCTTCGGCCAATGAGGGAACAGCAGCTTTCAACAATTGCTCTTGTGACATTTGTGACTCCTTACGGATTGAACTACGAAAGAAAATGGGAGTATTCCCCTTAACATGCAACGTTTACTTCAGTACTTCTTTTACAGCTTCTTTTACAGCTTCCTTACCAGCTTCAACAGCAGCTTTTGACGCTTCATTAACGGCTTTCTTACCAGTTTCCGCCAATTGTTCATCCAGCCACTTTTCAACTACAGCAACAGACTTTGAACCAACCGATTTAACGGTTTCTGATTTTATCGCTTCTACCACCCCGATCCCAGCAACAATTACCATTGCGTCTTTCTTGGATGGAAGGATAGCATCAAGAAAGAAAACAACAATGAGCAATGTCAAAAAAGCGGTAAAGCTTTTCTTAATAGCTCCGTGAGTTGCTTTAAAGCCTGGAGCTAATTCCTCATCTGTTTTATCCTTTTCCCAACTGTCACATCTTTCAGTCCAGCAAATGAGCCGAGCAATGAAAAGGATGATTACTGCCACGGTGAAGAGGAATTCAAATATCCCAAAAATATCCTTGAGGTTATTCAAAATTGAAACCCCATAAAACAGTAATGCGTATTCCATATAAATTCCTTGTTAATTAAAGATGGCATCCCATCCTGTACTGAAACTTCTCAAGGCAGGATAAGATTAGTCTTAGGAGCTAGTTCCAATATATAGTATTCAAACTATAAGTAATTCAAGCCCCTCGATTTCTCTTAACCTAGACTGTCACAAGGATCTACCAGGTTGGATGACTTTTGTGCATGAAGCTTGGCGGTCAGGCCACTTAGTCTCATTTAGGTGTTACTATATATAATTTCCAGTTTAATAAGTTCAGACCTAGTTTTCGTAAGCGAATTAGCTGAACATAGGCATTGCATAACTGGTAAAAGCAATCCTTAAGCGGAGCGGGAGGACTGGAGTAAACGTTTCCAAATCATCCTCCCGGTCCCGGCATTCGCGGGACTGTCCCTAGCAGACTACTTGGCTTCTGGTTTGGCTTCCGGTTTGGCTTCAGCCGGAAGAGGCTGAACCTTGAGCAAGGCCGAATCCATACCCTGGACTTGGAAGAAGCTGATGGAGCCGACCTTCAGACCAAGCGGAATGTAATTCCGGGTCTTTTGCCCGTAAACCCAGGCTTCCTCGATGGATTTCATGTCGACCAGGATACGCTTTTCTTGTGCCCGGACTTCACGAAGTTCAAGCAGCCGCTGGTTCAGATAGCTCTGCTTGCGACGGCCAAGAGCCAGAATTTCGGTAGCGGCCTGCTTGACGGCCTTTGAACGGTCTTCTTCGATCTGGCGTTGAAGTTCCGCAGTGAGCTCGTCGCCATCGACAGAGTTGGAAACAAGGCCGAGATCCTCCATGTCCTTCTTCCAGCTCGGATCGGCCAGGTTGATGAGTTTTTGTACGTCCATGTTGTTGCTCCTTTGTGAGAGAGAAATTTCGTTGCAAGGATTGGAACCACCAATAACACAAATTTGGCTATCGAGAAAATGATCTTCAGGGTAAAAATGGTTAACAGATGGAAGCCTAATGACGCGAACAACTCCAGCCTTCCTGTCTGCTTCCTCAAACTTTTCTTTCAGTAATTCGCCTAAAGTTTTGCTCATGATTATCCTAAATAAAATCCCCCGGCCTAGCTTAATAGACCGGGGGACGGGGGTGCCACCAACCAAGATAGAATCTTGGATTTGGGGCCAACGATGGAAGGGGTGCAAAGGCTACGTATCGAACGTAGTGATAGTCCCGAGTTTTCAAGTGCTCAGGTTAAGTGTACAGACTAGGGGATGGGGCCCTCCGTGCACAATCAAACACCTGTCCTTTGCAAAAGGGTTAAAGGTTGGATTTTCTGAGCTTGTTAATGTCCCAAACCCACCATTTGAACATCATGTCATTATAGGAGAGCAACTGATTATATTCTCTCCATCCATGATCGTCAAGAAATTTGCCACGTTGTTTGTAAACCCATTGATTTCTAACCAGAAGGATTACACAAAGGATCATAGTTGTGACCAATAACCCTTGAATAAAATCCAAAATTAAGTTCACATTTTTTCTCCTGTGATTGTTAGGCTGCCCTAGAGAGGAATCGAACCTCCATGCCCGTCGGCAAACATCCCGAGATCCTCAAGCAGCAGTCGACCTTTGCTTGAGTGCTCATAAACATTGCTTATACCAGTTTAGCAACTAGGGCATTGAGAAAAGGTTTTAGATAGGTACTACACTATAATCAGGTGAGGATTTGCTAAGAGCGAAGGTTAAAAACATTTCCTCCTCTTACCTGGACGTAAGCGACGTTTTCCTAAGAAAGGGAGTTCCAGCCCTCAATAGTTGTAGGTCCTTTGGTTTGGCCCCGACTTTTCGTGAAGTCCCTATCTAAAACCTTTTTAGGCATGAAAAAGGGGTTACGTTTTTCCCTCTGCAACAGCTATTGCCGTGACAACCTATGGCGTACAGGATTGCTAGTTCCTGGTTATGACGCCGCCGACTTGGTAACAACGAAGATTTATTGTTCGTTGAACGGTTCCCCTCGGCAGATACAGAGTAGAATTGTTGCCACCTTTGGTTAATAAGGCTAACACACCAACGCATAGTATACCTATGCTATTGGATATTAGAGTGGCTACCCCATTCACCTATCAGGCCGCGAGGCGGACCTGGGCGAAGCTGCTATCATTAGCGGCATTTATTGCATTTGCTATTTTTACGAGGAATGCCCCTCGGATCGCCTACTCTTCGTACATCAATCCGCTGTCGAAACCAGGTACAGCCCCATCAGAAAAACCCTAACAGGCACTACGACTTACACGTAGTTTAGAAAATTAGCTTTAGCCAACTAAGCCAATCTAGGTTTTTTTGGTGGAGCTGGCGGGAGTCGAACCCGCGTCCAACAGACCTTTCCTTGGAAAGGTTTACGATCATTTTTTGAAGACCCAAAGGATAGTGGTCTTCGTGCCGGATTATTCCACCACCCAAAGGGCAGTCCGGATTTTATAGAGACATCTAACTTTCTCTACATTCTTCTTATACCAGGATTTTAACCCAATATTCAAACAAAGCGTTTGGGGTAAAGAACCAGGATCATAACCCCTGATTCATACCTTCGTGTTCACGCCCCAGATGCTTCGAGGAAGTTGGCGATTACTTGCCAGGCTTCTTCTTTGAGCTCGTCGTCCGTGGGTTCCACAGAGAAGATTGGGCTTTCCAGGCTACGGGAGTAGTTATCTTCCGTAATCATGTCATCCGAATCATCCTGATAAACGCCAATACCACGACTTACCCGCAAGCCATCAGGAAGCAGGATACAGACACACCAATGCAGAACGCTGGTCTCCGGATTTCTGAAGGTTGCTACCAGCGTTTCAAAGGTGCACTCTGGATTCGGGTGCTTGGCAACCAGAGTGATATCGTGGTTGAAGCTCCAAATCAGAGTTCTGCAGGCGGAGATGTATCCAAGCTCCTTGTAGAGGTCCTCCCAGTTTTTCACTGGAAGTAGAACGTCGTCACCCATTTTTGGCTCCTTTGATGGTGGATGATTAACTAGCGACTACAGTCCCGTCGTACACCCTTCACACACTCTTCCGTGTTGGGCCAAGGCATAAAACCAGAGACAGCAGCGTTCCATCGGCCCCGAACAGAACATGTAAGGGCGTTTCCTTGGCTTGTGTCAATGAACCTTTTTTCCATTGGTACGGACCATTGGCCCGTTTTCTTCCCTGCTTCATTTGAAAGACCATCCAAATACGCAGTCAATTTCTCTCTGTCGGACTCGTTATCCATACAGTAGATTTTTCCGCCAAACGCATACCACTCATTCTTGGGATTCCCGGCCTGTGCCGGAACAGACAGCAAAACACCCACCGCCATAAGCAGCAGGATGAAGAACGATTTCAACGATTTCATGATTGGCTCCTAGGTTGTTTATGATGTGTTTCTTTCCACATTCCTTATACCAAAACGGGGTATTCGAATCTAAAAAAAGAGGGGTAAAAACCCCTCTTTAAATTACCATCTATTTAAAGCCGCATCACAAGTAATTTTGTAAGGCTCATTTAAATAGTACTTCTCAGGACCCAAAGGATTTCTTACTCCTGGGGGGAAGTACGGGGTAGGATAAGGTAAAGGAGTCGGTTGGGGACTTGATCTAAGTTTCCCAATTTCTTCTTTAATACGTTTCCATTGTTCAAATGTAGGCAATTGGTTTTGCCCCATAGCTTCAGAGAAGCCCTTAAACCAGGCTTTAAATTCTGCTTCTGTCATATCATTCCTTATATTTAAGTAGAAAACTATTAGAAACCACTTTGAAACTATGAGTGCAATCTAGCTTAGAGAATACAACTCCCTCTCTCATTTCAGAACAAAGTGAGGGTCCCTCAGAGAACGCTAAGAATGCATTAATATCCGGAAATTCTTTCAGCTGATGGTACCCAAGGCTAGGTACTTGTTTTAATCCAAGATTAGCACAGGTTATATCCCGTCTTACATTACTTAAGTAAGCGTGAGCGTCAATATCCCAGATTTTATAAACAAAGAAGTCATACGTCTTTAAACCCTCTTTATTCCCCTGAATACCAGGGCCCATTAGTTCACCTTGAATTGCAATATTCATACCCAGTTTCTTAATCTCATCGGGAATGTTATACTTTAAAGCGGTTGCCCAATACTTGTTTTCTGGGTCCTTAACTAATTCAAAGTTTCTGGAACAAACCCCAGTTTTACCACGATTATGGTAAACAGTCATTGAGGAACCATCTAGCTTAACAGTAGCTTCATAAAATTCATCAAAAGTACGATCTAACTTATTGATTAGATTCTGAATTCGCTCTTCGTCAGTCTTAGGTATATAGTCAGGGAACTTCCTGGATCCACCCCTGGCAAATATGTTAGGATACCTAATCTCTAACCAGTTAAAGAAAGGCTTAAGCCAGGTGTATTTAAGCTTCTTGGTTTTTCTTCCCAGCCAAGTTAATTTGTTGTTACCACCGGTATTAGCCTCTGGTGGTTCCCACTTAGTAACCTTGAGTTGTTCAGAATAATCCTTATCATCAAATACTCCTCCCCAATTTTTCTGAATTAAACCTGGGAAGTCCTCTAAGGGAAGCAACAATCCTTGTGAAAGTTGCCCCTTTAACTTAATAGTACGAATACGAGCGCCCCGCCTATTTTTATAGTTGGTAAAGTTCTTTTCCAAGAATTTGAATCGTTCATCCTCTTCAGGAAGAAAAGAGTCAATCTCAAAGTAAAGTCCTTTCTCTCCTACTGCAAATTCACCTTTCTTTACTACGCATTGCCACCCATCGATTTTAGCGATTTCAATAAAATCGGCTCCCTCAATAGGCACAAGCTCTGAAACAGTTCTTACTGTAACGAGTTTTCGTTCCATTTTATACCTTTATATGTGAAAGTTCATTAGCCACGTTTCTATTCAAAACATGAAACTGGGTGTATCCTTCAGGAAATCTCTTTTTGAGCTTTATGATGTTATCAGTTGCAGCTTCCATTAGAGTAAAACCATGAAGGATAGAAAAATAATGCAGAAAGTAAAGTAACTGTCGCAAGTCATAGTCCAAGTTGCTTTCCAATACTTCCTCTGGAACAGAAAGAGCTACCGCTAGAGGATTCATGGCGTACCTAGTTAACTTGGCAATAATCAAGTCTTTACTGGGAACTTCTAATTCAGCTATATCTTCCCAGGGTTGATCTGGAATGGGAAGATCTAAGGCATAGTACCCAACTGCCAGATACCAGAGTAAATCCCCTACTTCTTCCTTAAGATTTATTAGGTTTAACTCCTTTTTGTAGAACCAATGACGTTTGTAGTTGTCAACGATTTCTCCTATTTCAGTAACTAAACCACAAGCCACGTGTTTAAAGTCTTCTAGACTATTGCCTGACTTTACTTTAGTTACAAGAGCCAGTTTTTGATATTCTTCAAGTCCCTGTAGTACCAGTTGTGGTGTTATAGGTGTAGTAGTGGGGGTTAAAGAAAGTTGTTCCCGAGGAGATAGTTGTTGTTGCTGAAGTTCCATTTGATAATCCTAAAGTAAAAGTTCCATTATTAAAGCCGGTTGGGTAAATTTCTCCTGCCAACTGACTATTGAAAATTCCTCTTGCCCTTTCCTCTAAACTCTGTTGGTTTTGATTAGCCTGACTAGCATTACTATAAAATCCTCCAGACTTAATTTTTGTGTAAGGAGGTTGAGGCTTAGCTCTAAAAGCTTTGCTTTGTTCTAATACCAACTGTCTTTTGATTTCATCCAACTTGGCTTTTTGTTCGGCAATTCTCTTTGCTTCTTTTTCCTCTTCGTACAATCTTTCACATTCTACGAACATAGTTTCAGGAATAAGATCAAGCTGTTCCCAATCCTTAAATCTAAAAATTGGTAGAACTTCTGGAAATGATTCTGAAGGAACTCGGCAAGTTCCACCTTGTTCCATAACCTCAAACCAACCCTTTGATTCTACTACAGTAAAAGCCCGGTAACGTTTGGCACCAAATCCTAGTCTTCTGAATAGGAGTCTAACCCTATTCAAAGTATTTGAGTCTACTCCAGCTGGGACAGATAGAGTTATTTCTATAACAGTATTGACTTTCCATTTCGACTGGACAACAACATGGTCATATACTCTCCATGTACCAATACCGCCGAGGAGAGTATAGCTAAAACATCTACCCTTTATCGTCTTACCCGTCTTAAAAGCAAGGAGCAGCCCGGAAGAATATGCCTTGTTTCTCTGTCTAGACTTACTACTAAGTGACTTACGCTGATTTGGGGTACGTTGTCTAACCCCCGTAAAGAAGTTATACCCAAGTTCTGCTGGATTACGAATAGGGGTATATCTAGCTGGCTCTACTAGAACATCATTGAGGTCTATACCCCCAACAAAGGGCTCTGGCCTGCGTATAGGTTCAGGTCTAAGCCCAGGTCTGAGGTTAGGATTCAACGCCCAATTAGGGTCGGTTTCCCAGACAATATTTCTAATGGGCTCAGCAGGAACAGTAACTCTTATAAAATCTCCAGGACGATATTCAGTTCCATTAAAAGTTTCTGTTACCCCAACTCCTCCTGCTCCTCCCCCACCTGTATCTCTTGTTATCTGCGCATTATCAAAGGCCCTATTAGGTAGCCCTGTATTTGTTACCATTCTCGACTCCCAATAGAAAAGTCCCCGAAGGGGCTGGGTTTAACCACATTTACTTGAGCCACAAGAAATACAAATCTTGCAACCCTCCTGGTAGACAATCTTATCTGACCCACACGCACTACAAACCACGCCTTGTACTTTTTCACCATCTTTGATAAAGGTAGCCAAAAACTTACGAATATGGAATACAAAGCTGCCTGCAATACAATCAACTCTCTCCAAGGCATGAACTACATTTCTGATTAGAATACCATGACGCAAACACAAAGAAATCATACGACAAATTTTCGTTGTGTTGGTATCATTACCAGATTTAACAATAGTAGTTTCAATATGGTTCTCAGGAATACCTTTGGTGGTAGCCAATTCCAGCAATACACTTAGAGCATCTGTTGCAGTTACGCTCTTTTCGTGATGATTAGTGTGTGCAAATAAAGCTACTGGCTTGGTTTGGGACTCATTCAAGATAATCGTTAAGTACCATTTCTTTGCCTCGGCTCTAATTGTTTTAAGAGTCGCGGGTAAAGAGTCAGGCAATTGTATATTCTCAAGAATGATTTCTTCCTCAGTGTCAGCTTCTTCCTTAACTGCAGAAAGAACTGAGGTCATTGTACCAGCACGATACGTCGTGAACCCCTTGATTACTCCAGTGTTATAGACCTTAAGATACAGGTCTTTGAAATCTTCAAAAGGATAATCAAAAGGAATGTTACAAGTCTTGGAACAAGCAGAGTCTGTCCAACGAGCGAAGCCTTCTAAGTCATTAACGTGGTCTTCAACGGTTAAGGTAGTTGTTGTGACAGCGTAATCTGCTGTAGGCTCCCATTCCCCTCGCCTTTTGAGGTAACGAACTCCGAAGTCTTCACACAAGACTTCTTTTGTGAGTCCTCTGTTTCTGTCAATTTTATACCGTACCCCATCGGATCCAATTCCACTAAGTATGTCTTCGTCTCCTTCTTTGACAAAGTTAAAGACATCAGTTTCCACCATCTCCCCAGCGTTGAGATTAGGTGTATGCCCGACAAGGCAGTCAGGTATACCATTAACAATAACAGTACGAACGTATTCGGCCATGAAAGCCGGTTCAATACCTCCTGTGACGATATTGGCGAAAATACTGCCATTACCGTTAGGCTGCTCACTAAGCAAAGAACTATTGCGGATACCGGTAGTACGAAGTTTATTAGTATATCCCTCAGGCAAATTAAGAGACTTAACGAAAACTCCTTCAGCGTGTTTTTCTGGAACACAATATTCAAACATTCCTTTCTCTTTTGCAAGATCAATAGAAGCCATATAAGCTGCTCTTGCATAAGTTGACATTACTTGTTCACGAAGCTCTGCAGCACGTTCTGATCCAAACCGTACTTTGAGCATGAATAAAGCAGAACCCCAACCCATAACGCCGCAACCAATACGACGTTTTTTACGCATTGAATCTATATACTCTGGGAGAGGAGCATCACTAATAGAATTGACGTTATCAAGGAATCTAACGAGATAACCGACATACTTAGCCAAGGAAGATAAATTAAACCCAGTGAGGTCATCATTGATAAACTGAGTAAGATTAATTGTACCAAGACAGCAAACACCACCAGGAGCAAGAGTTTGTTCGCCGCAAGGATTGGTAGATAGTATTCTTTCAGCATAGTTTAAAGGACTAAAGTAGTTAGCACGATCCAGAAAGAGGACACCTGGCTCATTGCGATTATAAGTGGATTCCATAATCAGATTCCACAACCATTTGACCGACACAGTTTGGTAAACGTTTACAGGATAACCCTTTGATTTCCAAAGAACTATATCCCCGTTCCATTCGGATTTATAAGCAGAGTGCTTGGTATCGGGGAAAAAGAGGTTCCATTTATCCCAAGTCTCAACATCATTGAGTTTGTAAATTTCAGTAAGCGTTGGAACAACAGTAAGTTCTTTACCACTTTCTATTGCATTGATCCTATTAACTCTTCTCATAAACTCGTCTGTGCAGTTCACTGACATATTGAATTTACTTAGTCTACCGCTAGTTTGCTTGGCAGTGATAAACTCAATAATGTCTGGGTGCCAAACTCCTAAGGTAGCCATCATAGCTCCTTTACGAATCTTCTCTTTACTCTTTACATTAGAAGATTTCTTACCAGCACCCGCCGTGATAATTTCGGAGCTCTTATCAAAGATTTCCATAAAACGCACAGAACCAGGAGACTCAACTCCGATACCGTGAATAAAGGAACCTCTGGGTCTCATCCAGGAAAAGTCCATTCCCCAGCCACCTTCAGACTTTAGTGTTTGAGCCTGGTTCAGCAAGACCTTGTAGATGCCCTCTATTGAATCCAAATCCTGATTTGGTAGTGGGCCTACATAACAGTTTGCAAACGTCGTACCGGCCCATTCTGTGCCCGCGTTGGCCGTTATACGTCCACCAGCTACCCCTTTGAAGTCTGTAAGGAGATCATAAAACTTCTCTTCCCATTCTGCACGTAGCTCTTGAGTGGCCTCTGCAGAAGCTATATTCTTTGCAACACGTCTGAATGTGTCATTTACATCTGTATCCTTGTGATCTTTATAAGTAGATCTCCAAACTTCTTCCGAAAAGATGTCTTGAAACTTGGTTCCGGGATTCGGTTTTTGTTCTTGCATTTTATCCTCTTGTTTTATTATTGCCAAATTTATTGCTTTATTTTATTACTTAAAAAAAGAAAGTCCCACCTAGAATTATCTAGGCAGGACATTTATTTTACCACAACTCTTATACCGAAAACTAGGAGATTATATAACTCGTTTAACTTGATTTTCAGTTATTGGTACAGGACTAGCGAATACCAATTCTTCTAATTGCTTTATATAATCGTATATATCAGACCTATACATATTTCCACAGGAAGTATCATCTAACATATTACGCGGAGTCCCTATATCTTCTCTTAATGAATTTATTGAATCAGTTGGACGATAGTATTCTTTATCTTTGATTACTACTATTCCCATTATTTACTCCAATCCCCGATTAACCAATCTTCACCACAGACGCAAACCTGGAGCCCAAGTTCTTTCCACATCTTGGCAACTTGAAGACGATCCTCAAATACACAAACTACTTCGTCTTTATTGATACCCTCTTGAACAAAGAGATCCTTCTTAGATTCATAGTCTGGTCTACGATCTGTAGCCGGTCTCATAAGTAAAGAATCATAGCGAATGTTATGTTTTGCTAACCAATCTTCAGTATCTTTTCTGAGATTAGAAGGGCGGCCAGTAATCAAGTAGATAAAGAACCCAGCATCATCAAAAAAGTGATTCATTAATCTGACATGCTCGTAAGGACTATCCTTTATCGCTTCCCTGAAAAAGGCTCCCCAATTCCTTTTACCAGAATCTTTATCACCTTTAATGAAATGCAAGCGATGATTGGCATCTGCTAGAGTCCCATCCACATCAAATATTACGCTCTTTTTCATAAACTCACCTTAAATCGGTTTTTCATTTTCCCCATGACTTCATCGGGAACCTTATGTACGGATTTTGTACCATGACGATTTTCAAAGACAATGGAAATGATTTCAAATTTGAAACCATTAGCAGCAGTAATGTAGGGCTCCAATTCCTTCTCTGTTGTGAAGGTGTTGTGAACCAGGATTACCGCCTCATCCCCAGATTTCCAATCCTGCATAATATTTACGGTATTATTCAAGCATTGAGCATGAGCTGCTCCGAGTTTGTCAACCTTAAAGTTATAATTACCTTCCTCATCTGTGAAGTAATCATCAGCAGCAAAGCAGTAAACAGGTAAGTCGGGTAAAAGGAAGTCACACAGGAACTCCGCAAACGTAGTCTTCCCACTTCCTGGAAGACCACGTAACAATATCAGCTTTTTCATTAATCAATCTTCTCCATTTTCTTCGTTATAAACTTTCTCTCCGATACCAAAAACTTCTTTCCGGTACTTTTTAGCAAAGTCCTTATAATTAAGTCCTTTACCCGTGTATTTTCCCATTGCCAAATTGAAAAGGTTACCCAATTCTTTTTGACCAAGTATCGCGTATTCTTTTCTTTCGAGTAAAACATGAGCAGCATAAAAATCCTCCACAGTCTTAATCAAAGAATTGAACTTAGGAATAACCAAGTTTTCCATATCAGTAATACGCTTCATGGTAAACTCGTCGGTTCGGAACATGGTTTTAACATCATCTACTGTTTCATCAATAATAGCGTCGAATAAGTAACGTTCGCAGCTTACTGAGTCTTTAAGGTGATGCAAGGACTTGTACCAGTTGGTCTTTTCCTTAAACATTGTTCCATCTTCAAGGGTAAAGACATAACCTTCAATACCTGCTTGAGCAGCTACGGATTCAACAAAAGCTGCACTTCCTCCGGGAGGATTTTGTAAGAAACCATGTTGTTCGAATACCCAACGATTTCTAACTTCTTTAAAACCTACCGGATCTAATTGGTCTCGTTCTAGTAACTCCCCTGTTTCCGTATCTCGTATCCCAATTACCCTAAGTTCGGTTTTAGGGTATTCTAAAACAATACGATTGGCCGGGGAAACCAGTTCCATCATTACAGTTTTATAGCCAGGCCCAGTAAGGTCTTCTACCTCAAGTTTTAAACGAAGATTTTCTGGACTATCCAGGAAAGCCTGAGCCATTACCGCCTGCTCGGATGTTAAGCTTTGCTTTGACTTAACTCTAAGCTTACCAGTATAAGGTTCAATAAAAGAAGTGATTAAAGACCCATCCTCTTTGATAGCTGCCTTAACCACTCTGGAGAGATCCAAGTTCATCGTCAAAGGATTTTCATCCCTGTTGAAAAACTTCTTGAAAGGGCGACAAATAAGCTTAGGCTCTTTACCGTCTTCTAGATAATACATTATCCCTCTAGCTTCCAAAGCATCAGACAAAAGCCAGTCTGAGTACGAAGCAAGACGATAATTGAAAACTCGGTACGGGCCTTGGTCAGAAAAGTAAAAAGTCTCACTTGTCTTACAGAGATCCATCAGGTTTTCATAAAGCTTAAGTGTGCTATTGATTTTCATTTTGGTACTTTGACCTCGAAAGAGTTATAGACATGAACAAGCATACCATTAGGTAACTTGTAGTAATTCATATTTGATCTAACTGCCGGAAAAATTGAGCCAAGGAATTGAGTTACAAACTCATCATTCTCTTTTCCGAGGTTTCCGTATGGAAACTTATTCCCCGTGCAAGTCTTGACGATCTTTATAAACACCGGAACTTGTGGAGCATCATAAAACTGGTCAACACTGAGTTCCTCCCCATAGACGGATGCAATATAACAACGAAGCCCTGCTTCAAGAAAGGTATTACCACGATAACAATTTTCCCATTTACTGTATGATGCCTTGAAACGAGGTAAATTATCGTATCTGTCCCAGTCAATAGACTCTATCAACATACCACGTAACATAGCTTGCTCGAGAAGAGGACCACTATCTACCCAAGAAGTAACATATTTAGGAACGTCATAATAGGCAGCCTTTGCTAGTGGTTCTGTAAGATCAGATCTGAACCAGCCATCCCAGTTCTTTATGTTCTTATCCAAGTCTTTAGCTTTGGATCTACATATAAAAGCTCGAGTACCCAGTTCCCAATCCGACTTTTCCCCTTTTTGTTTATAGGAATCACCACTTCTCTTTGAGCCGTTTCTAGCCCAAGTAAACCCATCAATCTTTGCAGTGAACCAGGTAATCTCATCTAAAGAAAGATCAGAGATGCTTTTAATCATAGTAGTCTCAATAATAAGGAATAATTTCTTCTTTGAAGTAGTTCGGAGAAAACGCTTTTACTTCCATCAAAGCTTTCTCCAGCTTTTTGTTATCGTGCGGTATCAGCTTTGCCTTTCTAATATCTTTAGTTAAGTCTCCCTCTTCTGAAAGATACAATCTACCACGAATATTCGGGTCTTGAGTCTTAATACCTAAAATACTAACAGTTTCAATGTTCATAATATTCCTTTACCCAAAAAAAGACCTAGCAATCATTAGGGATTGAATGCTAGGTTGAAACGACCCAACTGCTGTCGAAAGGGAGTACTACTACAATTACCTTATACCAGAAATCTGAGATTTATACTAAACCGCCATAGGTGCTGAAATAGTTGGGTGATGCTGATAATTAAACAAGTACACATCACTTGGTTCTATTTCTGTTAGAGTTGCAAAACTCGTCCTACTAATATCTAATTTAGAAAGTGGCAAAGGTTCCCTGCTTAACTGCTCTCTCGTCTGGTCTAGTTGATTCTCGTACAGATGTACATCTGCCCCAAACCAAGTAAAGACACCGGGAGTATAACCAGTAACCCTGCAGATAAGTTCCAATAAGAGAGCATAGCTGGCGATGTTAAAAGGTACCACTTTGTTCAGGTAAATTCGTTAATTTTACCCCGCAATTAAGCAGCTATATATTACTATATAGATCAGACTATATCATCATCCTAGAAGGATGTTTTCCGTTTCCACCGACTTCGGTGTACTCTACTAGCTATAAGCGTTCGATAGTCGTTACACATTTTTTAATATAAAATTTGGATAATTTTTTGAAGAAACCCTATGTTGTATAGCTGTTATACTTAATTTATAAAATCTAGCAGCCTCAGCATACGAATCAAATTCTTTCTCATCACATATAATTTGGGTTCCATGTTTTGAACCCTGTCTAACCAAAGACTCTTTTTCCTTTTTACGTCCCATAATAAACCAAGTTTCAAATTTAGAATTTTTAGACAAGCATCTATATCTTATAGTGACTATAGGTATATTTAAAGAGTTTTTAGCATGTGCATAGGAAGGATATATAATACCATCAACAGAAATCTCAACTCTATTAGTTGGTATCTTCCCTTTCTTAGAAATTGATATTTTTTGTTTTATTTCTTCATAATTAGGATGAAATTTAACTGCATCATTCCCTCCTGTAGCAGATCGTGATATGTTATAAGATTTGCTATAGTCTAGCTGATTTAGTTCATTTTGTTCATCTAATCTTACATCCATTGATTCATATAATACTTTAAATACAAAAGAAGATTCACCATACTTATTCCAGGCATTTTGTAAATGCAAAGAATGATGTACGCCTTTTTTTAATTTCCAAAGATGCATTTTAAATCTAGTCTCAATATTAGTAGTTGATCCTAGGTAATACTTCTTATTTTCAGTATTAAAAATTATATAAATAAACCCATTCATATGAAACCCTATAGTTATACTATAGTTTAACATATTAAATAGATAGTTTGTTATATTAAAGTTAGTACGGGGTTGTCCAATTTGGAGTTTCACCGTTTAGAAAAATTTGCTATAAAGATTACTCTTTAAAGGGGCAGACCTTTACCCAAGAAAAAATCACAACTGCGCTGATACATAGTCATATGCATCTTCTTCGTACTCTGCTCAATGATGACCTGGAATAGAGCATGACATGGTGGAAGCGCTGCACGATCAAAAACTTCTGGATGCCAAGCTGATACAATTAAACGGCGAGAGGTTGGATCTTTTTTGATACCATCAATAAGCCTATCAATTTGATTCCATTTGCTAGTAACCAAATCATGAGGCATATCATTCCAGAGTCTGGAATAGATGTATCCAAGATCATCTTCCCCCTTACGATTAGGATTCTTTAACCAGGCTTCGTTCTCATTAGCATTCTGATCCCAGATCTTACAACCAAGTTCTCTGAATTGAGCTGCTGAGGTGTATCCACGGAGAAATCCCAGTAGTTCCCCTTTAACCGCGTTAAAAGCTAACCACTTAGTTGTTACTGCGGGAAATCCATCTGCTAGGTTAAATTGCATCATAGCCCCGGGTATCATCCTAGTTCTAATACCAGTTCTATTCTCCTGCCAGTCACTACCATTCAGTAAAATGGTTTTCATTACGTCTAAGTATTGTTTCATATACCATCCTGGTGTACTGTAACGTTACCATTACAAGTAATTTCCCATCCGCGTAAGTCTGGGGTTAAAGGGTTATACTGATCTGTCTTACTAATAATAACCCAATTTCCAGAGAGATAAAGCTTTATGACCTCATCTGCTTTTGGGTAAAGTACAGTTTCATTGCTCATATGTCTTCTCCTATAACTCGTCCAGTATTGAACTCAACTTGTCTAGCTCGGTCATCATACAACTCAATCATAGCCAAGTCTTTAACATTGGTTACTTCTAGTTCAGTACCAATGTGTTGCTTACACCAGGCTTTAATCTCTGGTACCCAAGCTGGGTCTACCGCTCTAGCCGTAAAGATCTTGACTTCGATTCCTCTCGAGAGCCAGAACTTTACTCTATTAACCATTAAAGGTATTGGCTTACCTATTGGGCCCCATCCATGATATTCAGCTAGGGTTCCATCTAAATCTACTGCAATATATCCCGCCATTTATACACCTCTTTAAATGTTGTTTTATGACAATCTCTACAAAGAGTTCTGCCATTATATGTATCATATCTAAGATCTGGGAAATAAGCCCAAGGTTTAATGTGGTCCGCTTCCAAAGGACCACCACGTTTACCACATAAAACACAGGTAAAGTTATCTCTAGTGAATACACTCTTCCTCCACCCCTTGTATTCCTTTGTAGACATTTCCCGTTTTCGGGAAGAAGTTTTACCACCTTTCCAATTACCATTATTTATGGCCTGTTTATTTTTTCTTCGGCATTCTTCAGTAGGGCAAGTAACAAACCTATCCCCTCTACCTTTAGGTTTAAAGTAGTTACCACAAATTTTACATAACTTACCTGGCAAACTCTGAGCTTTATCATAACATTCTTTAGAGCAAAAATTTCTTTTTACTCTTTTAGCCTAGCAAGCAGGTTTATAGAAAATTTTCTTACATAGTTCACATTCTAGTTCCATCTAATAATTATATCACAATGACAGTTTACTGACAAAAAATTCTGTCACTAACTGTCAGAACTGTCATTAGACCAAAAAAGCGACAAAATTCTGTCAGAAGAAGCTTAACAAGAAACCTAACAAACAAAGGTAATAGCTTCTCTCGTGACAAAGTGCTGTCATTCTGTCAGGGAACTGTCATGAGCTAAGTATTTGAATATTAAAGTAAATACATTAAAAATGACAAAATGACAGCTTTTTTCCAAAACATATACCTACCTTTACAAAAAAAACTTATTTCACACTAAAAAATAATTCAGACAGTGTCCTTATATATATATAATTATTTTTATAAATATAATATATATATAATAGGGACTAGGTTTCCCTTCAGTTGCACCAAAGTAGTGCATTTTCTACTGAAATATTTTTTAGTGTGAAATGGGAAATTTTTTACTATGGGTATGTATTTTCCGACAAAAATTTGTCATTCTGTCATTTGGATAAAAAACTGCCAAATCCTAGTTTCAGAATTTGGCAGCTTTCTTATTTACTTCCTCCAAATATTCCTCGGAGTAGCGCCATGAAAACAGACGCCAACAGAACCCATGCTAGAAATATGATCATGGGTCCGACGAAGAACCAGAAGACGAATCCCATATTGGCTCCTTCACAGTTTGTAAAACTACTTCACCCAGATCTGTTGGTACTTCTCCGGGAGCTTCGTGGACTTCTCCACATTCTCGATTTTTCCATTCGCATAGCGAATCTTCACCGGCGAATTGGAAGTTTGTGACCAGTACACTTCCGGTAATTCCAGGTACCCGATCACTTCGTAACAAAGTGATATTAGGATTATTCCCAAGAAAAAGCCGGTTAGTATACCTTTGAGAAACTTGCTCATGTGCTTTTCTCCATTTGGCTAGATAGGAGGGAACTCGTTTACCTTTAAGGTAGGCTCCGATTCCCACGTTGTAAGCTTGGACTGTAGCAGGTATGCTGCCGAGAATCTCATAATATTCTCTAAGCAGTTTTACTCCTGCTTGGACATTGGCGAATAACTCCCAAGGTCCGTGATTCACTTGCATGATTCCCTTAGATACCTTGTTCTGGGCTCTTTCATTAAAGGTGGATTCAATTAAGGCAATTGCCAAGATATCAACCACTTTAGGAAAATCATGGAATGCCACCATTTCGGCAGCGATTACCAATCTATCTGGGAGGTCAGGTATTGACGACCGCCCGAAGGCTGGGTTTAGTAGGGACAACAACATTGCTAAGGTTGCTATCAGGGCTTTCAGATTTTGCATTACGCATACTCCTTATGTCCTGGTAGGTCTTCATGGAGATATCGTATCTAGCCATGTCAACCACCGTGCGAAAAGGCGGACGAATTGCAAACCGTAAGGTGGGATGTTGTTTGCAATCCATATCTAGCAAAGACGCTGCATAGAGATGTTCCTCGTCATTAACATTGAAGTCAATGAGTTCCTTTTCTCTGTTTATATAACCGCTCATTATTGGGCTCCTTGGTTAAAGGTTAATTTATTCTACTTCCAAATTCCTTATACCAAAAGAAAGGCTAGATAGTGAATCGCTTCTCTATCCAGCCCTGGAATTGATATTTTAACTTTATAAATCGTTTAGGTCAAGTGCTTTGGAAATGTCAACTAGAATCTCTTTATTACAAAGAAGTTTCTCTTCCAGTCTTTCAGCTATCCTACGTTCAATAGGGGAGTTAGTTAACAAAATCCAATACCTACATGTACGTGTTTGTCCAATACGGTGAATGCGGTCTTGCTGTTGTAGAAAGACCTCAAGAGAGAAATTTTGAGAATAGAAGATTTCATCGGAAACCAACGAATCAAATTCTCGTAAAGCATCCTCATCTCTTTCATCATCAGATCCCATAATAGTCACGCCGTAATTAATTGTCTTAGCTTGACATAACAAGTATCCTATACTTGGATCTTTATTGAATCTATGAACCTTTTCTCCTAATTGACCATCTCCACCTGAAATTGTAAGGAAGGATATTCCAGCCGCACGTAGATGTGACTCCAGGATACTGAGCTCAGCGGCCATGTTAAACCAGATAATCGCTCGTCTAGCACCGGGTTCAAATAACACATTATTTGTAACAGACTTACGTTTGGTAGAAAGTTTCTTTGGATGTCGTGAATAAAGGCATCCATTATAAAGATTCGTATTGCATCCCTTGGTAACAATCTTCCAGTTATATTTTCCAACTCTCTTCGGGTGAAGTATTTCACTATGCTTCGTAGCTCCCCTGTGTGTAGATCCCTCGAAAAGTGGTAAGGGGTGCTCATTAGGGTTGTTGCGTTTAGCCTTATTGTCTTCTCCCAAGTCGACAGCGTTGACTTCCGACTTAAAGTTATCGGATCGGAGGAGACTGATGAGGGCAAGGGCTTTTGGTTGTTCTTCGAAGAAATAAGTCTTTCTGTCAATCTTGCTTTTGCGTTTTGGTTCATTTCCGTATAACTCTTCTAAAGTTTCATCTGTGTCTTCCTGATAGTAAAGAAAACCATTTGAAATTTGGGTTAGTTTTATAAGGACGGTTAAAGGGTTATCTACTTCTACTTCAGCTCCTAAATCTTCAAGTTGTAGAAGATAATTGTTCGCTAACTTTTGGTAGTAATCACGTTGTTGATCCCCCATTTGAACGTATATATGTTTAAACTCTTTTGGCGGAAGATCTTTTAACCATTCTTCTTTCTTCATTATGATACTACAAGAACTTAGTATGTCCTTAACCTCGTTTACATTTCGGTACCCAACAGTAATGTATCTGTTATGTCTACTGGCGATTGCATACTCGTCTCTAAACTTTCCAAATGCCTCTCCTACCAGAGAAGGTTCAATCATTCTGATAGGGGCAAAGATATCTAGCGGGGAGTTGTTAACCAGAGTTCCTGACATAATACTACGAGCAGGTATGCCTTTAGAAAGCTTTGTAATGGCCTTGGTTCGATCCGTAGAAGGATTCTTGATGAGTCCCTCATCTACTCCTAAGAAATCGAACTGGAGCTTCTGCAGAACTTCCAGGAGAGCAACTGCTTTATCATAGTTAATGACAACTACATCCGCAGCCAATACTTCCTTCTTCTCTAATTCCCAATCAGTAGTCTTAATAACATATATCTTTAGCTCAGGTCTATGTTTGACAACTTCATCTTCCCATACGAAGCGAAGGGGCTTAGGGCAGATGATCAAAGATTTCTTTAATTGCATCAACCAGATAAAATCCAGGATAATCTTGGTCTTACCAAGTCCAGGTTCTAGTAGTAGCCCAAAGCACCCAAAGGTGTAAGCGAACCGTAGAGCAATTAGTTGATGTGGTAAGGGAGTTGTGTGGAATAGAAACTCTGAAGGAATCTCTTTTAACTTGATATCCCCCTCTAGTAAAGCTTTGATTTCAGAGGTATATTTTATATCCTTGATTTTCTTACGACAGCGAGTATATAGGTTATAGACAATACTCTTCTTATTGGGAACGAAGATATTCAACCCCTGCCTAGAGAAAGCAGGCATTGCTTCTAGAAGTCTTCGTTCCTTTAAGTTCTCTGGGTTAAATAATACGTTCTTACCATCTGCTGTAGTTTGTATTATCATTAGTCTTCATTCCAGCACTTCAATCGACCATGATCAAACCCTAATGCAATAGCAAAGTCCATATTAATGGAATCACAAAGATGCTTAACCTCTCTCATATCCTTGCAATTCAATACTACAACATCCTTAGTCAACTGCTTCTTTTGAAAATCCGGTATACGGTCCCAAAAGTCAGAGTTACGACTATTAACATTAACATCAAAAAGTACCACGTTAAAACCGCTACGCAGATGAATGCCAGCCCAATTAAGAATAATATGAGATAGGCTAAACCCTGTAATTTTTCCATTTACTACTCCTCGTTCATCAAGGCTAGCTTTATAGTTAGCAAAATTTAAATAAGAACCAAGACGAGACGAACACCTATACTTGTTATTCCCATCTATCTTTTTCCAAGGCCAAGAGCGTAGAACCTCATCTCCTTTATAGGGAAACCAAACGCCTTCCTTAGTAAACTCCAGAAGCAATTTACCTTTGTATCTCATAGTGTTAGTTTCTTTCGTAAAGAAGCAAGGTTTAATGACATCCATGAATTGACTGAAGGAACAGTAGTAAAGGATGGACTAAAAAATATGCACAACGGGTCATGAGCATAGAAGTCTCCTAAGAGATCAGTCTCAATAATAATATCGTGGTCTTTATAAAACTCGATCAGTTCATCTTCAGAATTCATAATAATCCTTTGTATCTGTTTATTAGTTAGGGAAAAGACATTCTATTACATCCCAGCCACGTTCTATCATTCTATCCTGGAGATTCGTTTCGATTCTTTCCAGGAACTCTATACACTGCTCTTCGGTCCAATCAGGTTTCAAAGTAAGAATATCATCTATTCTCCATTCAACCTTTGCAAAGGTATCTCGTTCTTGACTCATAGTTTTTTGTCCAAGTCATTACAAAGCTTATAAAGTCTGCGAAGGGAGAAAAGAACTGACTTGGCTCCCTCATTCGAAAGAGATCCGTCACTCAATTCTAGCCCTATTTTTATAGCTAACTCTTCAAGGGTGTCTATTGGTTTGCCGGTAATGTTCTTGGCAACTATCTTCTCACCAACCTTTTCAACCAGATCTTGTATCTCAGTTAAAAAGTTAGGTCTGATAAGAGTGTGAGTGTGAAGATAACATAGTTCTGATGTAGGTATATACTCATCGTCTCCCTCGAGAAACTTGCGTATCCCATCATTATCTTTGATTAAAAATGAAATCATAGTCTTCCTTTCGTATTGTAATTATACCTTTATTTATTAAAAAAAGAAACTCCGAAAGACACAAGGACTGACTCCCCTTGTTAGGAGAGCCAGCCCAGGGAATCCCGTTTAGGACTCGGAGCCTTCGGTTGCCGCCGGAGCAGCTTGTTTGCGCTGATCATAGGCCACGGTACTGGCCACGCCAATGGCGATGCCGACGGCCATGTTGATCGTGCCGCGATACTTCATGTAGCCTTCCTTCGTTGCCGCCCAGAAACCCTTGACCGATTCCTTGGCCTTACCAGCTGCTTCCTTGGCCTTGCTAGCCGTCGATTGTTCGTTGTTCGGGGTGTTCGTTTCGTCGTTCATTTGGATTGGCTCCTCAGTAGTTGATGATGTTGGCGCAGAGCTATTAATCTCTACACTTTCCTTATACCAGGATTGCTCCCGGTTATTTAACTTTTCGCACACTTCCTTACAGGTACATTGTTCCCCAGGTTGAAGGTTGCACATAGAGTGACAAAATGAGTACTCAAAATCTATACACCCCTCTATTGCTTCTGCTAAGACCTCTTTGAATTCTTTATTCATGATTCCTCCAAGTTAATTTTCCCTTCTGTACTTCTTATACCACAAGGTTTTAACGTAATCTAACTATTCTTGACTTATGTCTTCAATTGTCTTAAAATAAAATAGTTAAACTTATTAGGATATTATATGGACATTCCAAATTTACCGTTCCAACAGGGTCAAGGTGGGCAACAAACTAACCCTTGGTTCACTGTCGCTAATCAATTCGTACCAAGAAACTTACACGATGTTATTCGTTGGGCTAGGTATATTACTATACAGTCTCCTACTACTTCTGAAGTTATCAGAAAGTTGGCGACCTATCCTATTACCGAATTCACATTCAATACAGAACAAGAAGGAACAAAGAAACGTTACAAGGAAATTGTAAAATCGTTCAAGCTCAAAGAGGCTTTACAGGATGCTGGCTTCGATTTCTTTACCTTAGGTAATGTCTTTGTTTCAATCTACTTCCCTATTCATAGAGAAATTGAATGTCCTATGTGCAAAGCTGTATATAATGTAAAAAAAGCTCCGTGGTTAGTTTTTAAACAATACCAGTTTAGTGGCTCATGCCCACACTGTAATTTCACAGGTATCTTTAAACGAAGAGATACTAAGTCGTTAGCTATTGAGGATATGAACTTCATCAAGTGGAACCCGGAACATATAGCAGTTAGCCATAACCCTATTACTGGAGAGAGCGAGTTTTATTACAAGATTCCTAACTCTGTAAAGCTGAAGATTCAAAAGGGAGATAGATTATTTGTAGATTCAATTCCTTGGGAATTTGTTGAAGCCGTTAGACACAACCAGGACTTTAAATTTGATAAGGGTAGCTTATTCCATTTAAAGAATATCTCCTCTGGAGGTTCCGTTGAGGGAATTGCTATTCCCCCACTTCTTTCCTTGTTCTCCTTGGTTTTCTATCAAGCTACTTTGCGTAAGGCTAATGAAGCTATTGCTACGGAATATTTAAACCCTTTACGTGTTATTTTCCCACAGGCTCAAACTGGAAACTCTGATCCTGTTATTGCTATGAGTCTTCGTACTTTTAAGACCAACATGGAACAGGCTCTTCTTTTACATAAGAGAGATAAGAATCACATACTTATTGCCCCGACTCCAGTTGGGTATACTCCGATTGGAGGAGAAGGGAAGAACCTTTTAGTTGCCCAAGAAATTCAACAAGCTGAACAAAGTATTTTGTTATCCCTTGGGGTTTCAATGGAGTTGTTAAGTGGAACCACAAATTGGACCAGTAGTAGTATTGGTCTAAGGATGATGGAGAATCTACTTACTTCTTATATCGGTAGATTAACTGATTTAATTGAATGGGTAGTGGATAAGGTTGCTGCCTACTTAACTCTGGAAAAGATTGATGTTGGTCTGGTTCCATTTAAGTTACTTGACGATGATAATTTCAAGGTTCTGTTGTCGCAATTGGCTCAAGGTGGATTGGCTTCTCAAACTACTCTGTTTGAAGAAATTGGTCTTGACTTCAATCAAGAACAGGAAAAAATCAAGGAAGAGTCTGTTACAAGAACAAGAGTGGCAATTGAAACTCAATACGAAAATGATCAAGCTCACTTTGTTGCTGCTAAGGACCTCGGACAACAAATGGAAGGAAACGACGGTTATAAAGAAATTATGTTGCAAGCTCAAGCAGTTGCTGAACAGATTTATCCTGCTGATGAAATGACACGAATGAGTATGCTTAACCAGCTTAAGACTGAAAACTATACTATCTATTTGCTGGCAGCTAAGATTCTGGATGAGACAGCAGCTTCTGCCCAACCAGAAATTGGCCCAGATGGTAAACCTGTCAAGGAGCCAGGACAAGGTGGCTCTGCTGGGCAACCTGGACAACCGGGGCAACCAGGAGGACAAGGTCAATCTGGACAAGCACCTAGTAAATCAGAGAAGCCAGCAAAACCAAAGGATCAAGGAGCACCTAAATGAGTATGCCAGGAATGATGACAGAAGAACTATCGATGCCGGGAATTACGGATAAGCTGGGTGGAAATGCCCAGAAGTATTTACAAGGGTATTCGGTTAAATATGGAAAATTTGATTTAGACGATTTAGGGGATTTAACTTCTTTATCAGATATTGAGACAAGAGCTATACGCGGTGATGATATTGTCCTTTTAACAAAGGATAAAATGGGATTTATGACTCAATATTTTGTTATAATAAGTTATCTAGAAAAAAATGACTGAAACAAAAGTTTGTAATAAATGTAAGGAAGAAAAGTCTTTGGAAAATTTTCCTAAAGACAAAAAAACTTCTGATGGTTTATACTATTGTTGCTCGTCGTGTCGCAAAGATCAAGATAAAGAGCGATACGAAAAAAAACGAGAAGAAATATTACAACAGAAAAAAACGTATTATTTAGATAACAAAGAAACTAAAAAACTAGCTTCCAAAAAATATTATTTGGATAATAGAACATCTTGTGAAATAACTCGTAAATTATGGTTGAAAAATAATCCAGAGTACGAAAAAGAAAGATCAAAAAAACGATACCTAAAAGATAAGGAATATTATATTTCGAAATCTAGAAAAAGAACTTTACATCTAGAAAAAGCCTTTGTCTCTTGGGCTAATAAAGAATCGATAAAAGAGATATATAAAGAACGAGATAGACTTACTTTAGAAACGGGTATTGAACATCATGTAGACCATATAATTCCTTTAAAAGGAAAATTAGTTTGTGGTTTGCATGTAGAGACCAATCTAAGAGTTATACAAGCAAAAGAAAATTTGCAAAAGCATTCAAAATTTATTGAGGAAATACTATGACAAAATTAACCCCTATTTATTCGTCTCCCAAGGCTATTAACGAAAGAGCGGATAAAGCTTTGGTGGAAAGTTTGGCCAAATCATTCCCAATAGAAGGAAAATTTTATACATTATCTATAGACAACATTAAAGCTCACCCTAAACCTTTTACTCATATTGACGAAAAAGAAGCTATTCTTAAATCGAAGTCATTAACCTATCCTATTAAAGGAGACTTGACCCTCATCTCTAAAACTACTGGTAAGGTGGTAGACCATGTTAAAGATTTTCCTCTCATGGACTCCTTTTACCTTACCACGAAGCATACTTTACTTTTGAAGGGAAATAATTATAATGTCTCAAATCAACTACAACTATTACCTGGGGTTTATACCCGTTTACGAGAAAATACAAATGAACTCGAAGCTCACTTTAATACAGCCAAAGGTGCAAGCTTCCGTATTGTACTGGACCCAAAAACCAAAGTTTTCTTCCTAGAGGTTGGTAGCTCTCACACTCCTGTAGGACCACTATTAACTCATGTCTTTGGAGTAACAAAGTCTGAAGCTGAGAAGTACATTCCAGCTGATGTTTGGGATGCCAACATCGCTTATACAGCAGGTAAGGAAGAAAAGACAGTTCGCAATCTATATTCTAGAATGGTTTACAGCAAAAATGAAAACCCAAGTCTAGAACTTATGTCGTCCGAACTTCGTACTTCCCTTGAACAGTCTCAGCTAAGCGCAGAAACCACACAAGCTACTTTAGGAAAATCCTTTACAGGTGTTACTAAAGAAGCTATTCTTTACACCCTTCGTAATTTGGTTCAAGTACACAAAGGTGAAAGACAGGAAGACAATCGTGACTCCTTACAGTTTAAGAGAGTTCAGAATCTACCTGACTTCCTTCGTACTCGTTTTGCCAAGGAACACGAAACGGTTCGTAGAGTTAAGAACAAGCTAACTTTTGGTCTGGAAAAGATTGACCAAAACAAACCAAGAATTACCGATGCAGTTCCATCCAAACCCTTTAATAAAGTTTACTCTGCATATATACAAGCTAGTTCACTTATCTCAACCCCATCTGAAACAAATCCTATCGAAAGTCTGGAAAATGTAGGTAAGTGTACAATCTTAGGACCAGCTGAAGGCGGTATTGGGGATGAACGTGGTGTGCCTATGGCTGCACGTAATATTGACCCTTCCCATTTAGGAATCCTTGACCCTTCTAGAACCCCTGAGTCAGGACATGCAGGTATCGATCAGCGTTTTACTATTTCTTCGGCTAGAGACGAAGAGGGTCACTTATATGCTAAGGTTATTGATAAAGCTGGCAAAGTTAAACACATCTCTGTAACTGAAGTAATGAATTCTTGTATTGGCTTTCCTGACCAGAAGAACAAAACTGGTATGATTGAAGCGCAAGATCATGGAGAAATGAAACGTGTTCCCAAGGCCAAAGTAGATTACTGGCTAAATGATGCTACCGATCTATATACAGTTACAACTAATCTAGTTCCTTTCCTTAATTCAAATCACCCTGGCCGTTTAACTATGGCTGGTAAGGCTATTCCGCAAGCGCTTTCCTTAGTTGAAAGAGAAGCCCCTTTGGTTCAGACTTTGGATAGTAAAGGGCGACCTTTCGTTAAAAAGTTAAATGAAGTATTGGCCACTGCTTCTCCTGAAAATGGAGTTGTTCTGAAAGTGAGTAACAAAGAAATTCAAATTCAAGGAGATAGCGGAGTTATCCATAAAGTGGTAGCGGTAAAGAATCTACCCTTTAACATGAAAGGGTTTCATGATGATGAAATTCCTTTAGTTAAAGTTGGGGATAAAGTTCATGAAAATCAACCTCTTTTTGAGAACAACTACACTAAGGGGGGAAGTCTAGCCTTAGGCAAAAACCTTACTGCGGCCTATATGCCTTATAAAGGCTACAACCATGAAGACGGAATCGTTATCTCCAGAACTGCTGCCGATAGCTTAAGTTCTCACCATGCCTATAAGATTGACTATGAAGTTAACCCAAACACAGTTGCCCGTAAGTCTCTTTTAAAGAGATACTTTCCTGGTAAGTTTACACCTGATCAATTAGAAAAACTTGATGACCAGGGGTACGCCAAAGTTGGAATGATCATGAATTATAATGATCCGGTTGTTGCTATTCTTGAAAAGCGTGAACCTACTCCCGAAGATAGATTGCTTGGTCGTTTACATAAGAGCCTAGTTAATCCTTATCGTCTTATTATTGAGCCTTGGAATCACGAAGAGAATGGAGAAGTTGTTGATTCTCACACAGAAAGCAAGTCAGTCAGAATTCTTCTTAGAAGTGTAAAGGCCCTGGAAGTTGGAGATAAGCTAACTGGCCTTCACGGTAACAAGGGTATTGTTTCCTTGATCCTTGAAGATCATGAAATGCCTACCAACAAGGAAACTGGCAAGGCTGTTGACTTGGTTCTTAATCCTGCCTCTGTTACTTCTCGTATCAACCTTGGACAGATCATGGAAACTGTCGCTGGTAAGATTGCACAGAAAACTGGCAAGGTCTATGAGGTGAAGAACTTCGAGTCTGGAAATAACATTCAGAATTTGAAGGATGAGTTAGCTAAGCATGGTCTAAGCGATACTAATGAACTTGTTGACCCTAAGACCGGCCATTCATTCGGCCAGATTTTTAATGGGCCACAGTATATTATCAAACTATACAAGACTACAGACCAGAACTACTCAGCTAGAAACGTTGGGGGCTACGATAATGTTATGCAGCCAACCAAAGGCGGTGAAGAAGGTTCCAAATCTGTTGGATATATGGAAATGTTGGGACTTCTTGGTTCCGATGCCCGTAAGAATCTAAAAGAGATTGGTACCGTTAAATCCGAGCAGAATGACGAGTACTGGTCTAAGTTTATTAGAGGGGAACCTTTACCTAAACCCAAAACTACTTTTGCTACGAAAAAGTTTCTTGATTACCTGAGAGGTTCAGGGGTTAATGTTAAAATTGATAGAGACAACATTACAGCCATACCTTTAACCGATCATGATATTCTTGATCAAAGCAACGGGGAACTAAAAGAACCTTCAATGCTTAATGCTAAAAACCTTGAGCCAGAAGATGGTGGGTTATTTGACCAGGTTATAACAGGGGGCTTACGTGGTGATAAGTGGAGTCATTATAAGTTAGCTGAACCTGTTGTAAACCCAGTTTTCGAAAATCCTGTGAAGAGTGTTCTTGGTCTTAGTACCGTTGAGTTTGATAACATAACCAGCGGTAAATACGGAGTCAAGGATCTAGGCGAAGGTACTTTTGAAATAGTAGATACTTCAAATGAAAAGACTGTTAGAACTGTGAGGATTTGATGAATAAGTACCTAGAGAAGATTGCTGAGAAAGAAAGTCAAGATTTTCTTCCTAAAGTAGTTGCAGGAATTGGGCTTGGCTCTTTAGGAGCGTTGGCCTTAAGAAATAAAGGTGGTAGAATAGGAATGAGGATTGGAGCCCGCAAACAGTTTAAAAATGTAGGTAAAGGGCTTTCTTTTGCTAGTCTTAAAGGTAATGACTTTCATGCCGAAGGATCTACAGAAGCCTTACGAAATGCTGTTAAAAGTTTGCAAACTCATTATCGAGCAGGAAAGATCTTAGGAGGAGCCGCTGGAGCTGCTGGAGGCGGAGCAGCGGGATATGCTTTGATGGATCATATGCAAAAAAAGGCTAATGTGAATAAGTACTTGGAAAAGATTGCTGAGAAAAAAGAAAAACCTGATTATGTAGCTGGTGCTTTAAAAGGTGCTGGTGCTGTTGGGGTAGGAGCTGTTGCTAGTAATCTAGGGGCTATACCCGTTTTAACGTCTTTGAATTCGAAGCCAGGAACTGATAAGTCTACTTGGAAAAAGATACTTAAAGATAACAAAGGTTTAAATACTACTTTTTCATCTACTAAAGCTTTTGGTGGAAATAGGGGCGCTGCTAAAGCATTTGATGAAATATTATCAAAGTCAGGTCCTGCATATGCTAATGATAAAGTAAGAGCTTCCCTTAAAAAGTTTACTTCAAGTAAGTCCATTATAGATTATATACCTGGGGTTAAAGAGTGGAAAGAACAAGCAGGTAACCATTTTAACAATCCTATGAAGAAGAACTATATTAATATGAAGAGTCCCTTCACTGGTAAAAAGGTAGGAAATTTAGATATAGCCTTGCATGAGTTAGGCCATGCTAAAGACTTTGAGGGTAAATCAAAATTCGTTAATTCTTTAAAACAAACAAGTTATAGACTATCCTCTAGAGCTCATAAAATGGGGTTAGGTGCGATGGCTGGTGGTTTAATGCTACAAAATGATAAGACAAAGGACTATGCCTGGACAGCTCCTATTATAACTGCTGCCCCAATGTTAAGAGGGGAAGCTGCTGCTAATTATCATGGGTACAAAATGCTTAAGCAACATGGTACTTCCGCGATGAAGAAAAAATTCCTAACAGGAGTAGCAGCAAAAAATATGTTATCTTACGGTAGCGGGGTTGCAGCTTCAGCGTTAGCCTTGCATTTAATGAAAGGTAAAGATACTCCAATAGAAAAGAAAGCTGTTTATGCAGATCCTAGAAAAGCAATAGATACTTTAACTAGAAGAATGGGTAACAAATCCGTATTGGCCGGTAGAATTATCGGTGGGTTAACAGGAGGAGCTACTGGAGCAGCTTTATCTCAGGGCAAAGTAACAGAACAAAAAGATTTCAAAACAGTAGAACGAGATACTACCCGAGAAGAAAAACTTTGGGGAACGGCTGCTGGCGCTGTAGCAGGTGCATTTCTAGGAGGTAATACAGCTAGGGATTTATCAAAGGTAAAGACCATGAAGAAGATATTGCAACCTGGGTCTAGATACTCTAGAAACTTTGACCAGACTATTAATAGGGCAAGGAATAAAGCCTCCGCTTCTGGTTCTAGTTCCGGTCCTCAATTTAATGACTTCTTCAAATATTATAATGAACAAAGATCCAGGGGTTTTGGAAATCCCAATGGTCCTAAAGATATGGGGACTATTTATAAAGATTTAGGGGCTCCTGTTGGAGGATTTAAAACTAAAGCAGAAGCTTCTAAGCATTATAAGAAAATGGCTATGAAACATCATCCTGATAGGGGAGGAAACCCTGAAACTATGGCTAAAGTGAATGCCGCCTTTAGGGAGTTTAAAGCTCATCCACAAGGATTTAATAAGTTAGCAGGACTAGGTCTTTATTTAGATACAATCTTAGGATTTTAAATGTCAGAACTATTAGTTGGAGGCCATGCTTTTTCGGCAATGCTCTCTCACGTTAAACCAGAAACCAAGATGCCAGCTTTGATTGAAGAAATCAAAACGGTCAAGTCTGTCTCCAAGAAAGATGACTTGGTTAAACGAATCAAGTTCCTCAACGGGTTAAAAAATACTGGACTGAGTGCTAAGGAAGCATACATTCTTAAGTATCTTCCGGTGGTTCCTCCACAGGTTCGTCCAGCTACTATAATGGGGGGGAACCGTATTGAGTTTGCTGATATTAACCAGCTGTATAAAGATCACATGACCGTTAACAATTCCTTGAAAGAAGTTATAGATCATTTGAATCCAGACGAATTGGTTAAAGAGCGAGCAGATGCTTACAACGGTATTAAAGCAATTGTAGGACTTGGTGAAGCTATTTCTCCCAATGCCAAAGGTAGAGGGGTTAAAGGACTTCTCCGTCAAGTCGCCGGAACTGGCGGGCCTAAGACTGGCCTGTTCCATAATAAGGTTCTTTCTAAGAAACAAGACTTCTCTGGACGTGCGACGATTTACGCTGAACCTAACTTAGGATTTAACGAAGCTGCTGTTCCTAGAGACATGCTTTGGACGATGTACAAGTTCCATATTCTGCGTGACTTGGCTAAACAAGGCTATGACTACGTTAACTCTGAAAAAGCCTGGACAGAAAGAACTCCAGCTGCAACGCATAGTTTTAACAAGGTTATAAAAAACATTCCTTTGATTATTAATAGAGCCCCGACTCTAATGAAGTCTAATATCACGGCTGTTTATCCTGTTCCTATCAATGGTAGCACATTGGGATTGAATCCAATGCACTTGCCTCTGTTTGCTGGGGACTATGACGGGGATGCGCTAACCTTGCATACTCCTATGACTCCAGAAGCCGTTCAGGAAGCTAAGAACAAGTTATTGCCTATGCACCAAATCCATGACTATAGACGTGGTTTAGGCCAATCTATGATAATGCCAAGCCACGAGGCTGTCTTAGGGTCAATGTTTATGACTGAACATGATAATAAGCAAGAAATAGTTAAATTTAAAACTGAACAAGATTGCCTCAATGCCTTAAAAGCTGGTACAATTAAAGAAAATACTCCAGTGGAAATAGAAGAAAATGATAGAAAAGAGAAAGTGTAACCATTGTAAAAAAGATTTTGATTTAACCTCAGAAAATTTTAATAAAGATAATAGACCTTTTACCAAAGGTTTTAAGTACACTTGTATATCCTGTCAAAAGATTTATAGAAAAGCCCATTACGAGGCTAATAGACAACATGAATTAGAGAATAACAGAAAGTACTTAGAGAATCCTCCTAAACATGTTTTAGAAAAACGAACTGCTAGAAAAAAGGCTAGAGGTAAAGAACATTACTATGAAACCCTTCCTTATCAAAAAGAACGTAAGCAACTTTATCAGCAAAAATTTCCAGAATTAAATAATGCTAGGAGAGCAAAATATCGAGCCAGCCAAAAACAAGCTACTCCATCGTGGGCCAATCAAGATAAAATTAATAGTTTTTATAAATTAGCAAAAATAGAATCAGAGAAACAAGGTATAGAAATTCAAGTAGATCATATAGTTCCATTGAAATCTGAAATAGTTTGTGGACTACATTGCGAAGCTAACTTGCAATTATTACCAAAACCAGATAATGTTAGAAAAAGTAATAGAACTTGGCCAGATATGCCTAGTTAAAAAAGCCCGGATTCAAACCGGGCTTTTTCTTACACCAAACCGGAATTACGAAAGACAAATCTTTCTTCTTCGGAAAGCAAGTGTTCTAACTTTAGAAGATTGTATAACCTTAGAGCCCGTTGTTTATAAAATGTTTCTAAAGGCATACCCCTTTTAAAATGTATAGGTAATTCCAAAAACTTTTTTAAACAAACCTTTATTCCAAAAGGATTTTTTTTGTTTCTTAGTTTTTTAGGAGGAGCAACCTCTCCGGGTAACAAATTGCCCTTTTTTTGGTTACAGGTACAACACATAGGTTGACGATTTTCAAGACCATTTCTAGCTCCCCCCCTAGACTTTGCTATAATATGGTCTGAGGTCATCATCGTTAATCCATCTTTACCCCGATCAACATATAAATTTAAATGGCCTCTCCCACCCATTTTTTTCTGTTTTTCAAAAATAAAGAAACTTGCTTGAATCCCGCAAGTAACACAGGTTGTTCCCTTTGTATAGGTCATTAGTCTGGTTGAGGAAATACTAACATCCCCAATACCTTTAACATGAAAGAATTCCTCCCCTCGTTTCATTGCTTCAACAATGGGTTCTACGGGTATAGGATCTGCTAATTGGATATACCCACGGTGTTTACTCATTTTGGCTCCTAAGTTGACTATCTAAGGTTAATCTTCTAAAATACTTATACCAAAATACAACACAGGAATCTCATATGACAATTACCACGCCAGGAGCACTGCTTATCAAAGGCATGTTACCTAACAAAGCTTCCCAGGATAAATTTGATTTATACAATCCTATAGACAAAAAAGGTATGTCAGAATTAGTTAATATCTTGATTGAACATGGCGGGGATAAAGGCCCCGAAATTATCAATTCATTAGGTAAATTGTTCTTTAATAAAGCTACTGAAATAGGAGCAACAACCCCACTATCCGATTATTTAAATGATTCTGATGAAAGACAGGTATTATTTTCTGAATTTGAAATTAAACTTACAGAGATTCTTAAAAAAGGTCTTCCTAAGATGGAACAGGCTAAACAACTTAACGAGTTGGCTAGGATTTATTCAGGACGATTATCAAAAGAGAATTTAGCGTATATGGTCTCAAGGGGGTCAACCGCCGCTAGAATGTCAAAAACTGGAGCTCGTGGTAATCCGGCTCAGCTTCAACAAGGAACAGCATCTCCTTTGATGGCCGCTGATGTAAAAGGTATTCCTATTCCCCTTATGATTCGCCATTCTTATGCTGAGGGCTTATCTAATGCAGAACACTTAGCCACTTCTTATGGGGGTAGAGCTTCTACTGTTATGTCCCAGTTATCAACAGAGAAGCCTGGTGCGCTGTTTAAAAAACTAACCCCTACCGTCTTCCATGAAATCATCACAGAACCTGACTGTGGTTCTAAGACAGGTATTCCTATCCCTATCACAGACAAGTTATCTTGCGTTGGTAGAGTAGAGGTCTCAACTGGTAAAACTATTGATGAAGCTTATTTTAAACAAGAAAGAGCAGACGGAAAGAAATTCATAGTGGCTCGTAGTCCTATGACTTGCAAAGCCAAGGAAGGTATTTGCCAGAAGTGTTATGGGTTAGCCGCTAATGGAGAATTTCCGTTCATTGGACAGAACGTTGGAGTTATTGCAGCTCAGTCAGTTTCTGAAGTTTTAACCCAGGCAATGTTGGGAACAAAACACCAAGGTGGAGTTGCTGGTAAACAACGCAATCCTTATGAAGAAGCTAATAACCTTTTATCCAACCCAGAAAACTTCCAAGACGAAGCTACTATATCAAAGAAAAATGGGCAGGTAAGATCTTTAACTCAAACCTCTCTGAAAGACTGGGAAGTAGACGTTGATGGTCACAATCACTTCATCCCTAATTTCCAGGAGCCTACTGTAGCAGTAGGGGATACGGTTAGAGTCGGAGATATGTTATCTACTGGTACAGCTAACCCTAGGGAATTGGTTGATCTTAAAGGAGCTGGCGCAGGTAGAATTTATCTAGCTAACAAGATGAGGGAGATTTATTCTCGTAATGCTCAATTAGACCCACGTCACTTTGATATTATTGCTAGAAACATGATAAAGTACAATGAAATTGTAGATCCCGGCGAGAGTGGATTCTTACCAGGGGATAAGGTAGATGTAGGAGTTATTGCTCATTACTTAAGAGAACACTCTAAAGTAGTTCCTTTAGAAAAAGCTGAGAATGAAACCCTAGCGGAAAATCTATTAGACCTTACCCCTGGGACCTTGCTAACTAAGAACCATTTGGATGATTTGGCAGCTAAGGATATTAAGCAAGTAGCAATTAGTAACTCGGGGCTCAAGATTCAGGCTCTAGTTCCTGGCTTGCAAAGTTTGAAGATGCTAGATAAGAACTGGGTTTCCAAGTTATCTTTCAATAGGTTACACCATACAATTCAAGAAGCTGCTGCTCTTGGACAGAAATCTTCGGTACATGGAACGGATCCTATAGCTCCTTACATGATTGGTAATGAGTTTGGTGAAGGTGGAAAAGGGCGATACTAATGGCGGATAGCACTGCTAAACTTGCTAACAACTCTAAAAATGTAAAACAGAGTAAACCAGCTAGTGATAATAGCTATATGATAACTCTTGCTGACATTACGAAGAAAAGCATCGACCAATACTTCCCTTTATTAAAGACTGCTCCTGATATTCTTTATGTAGCAATGGCTATTTGGGGAATGGAAAGTGGTTGGAAATTACTACATAGAAAATCCAGCGGGGTTATTGATTCCTCACATTTATCTCCTGTTGATCCTAGGAGAAGTACTTTGGTTGGTAAAGGATATAATAATTCCAACCCAATACAAAATATTCTTAATAGCACTGACTATGTTGCAAAAACAAATGTAATTCAAGGATACGTAGCTCATGGGCTAAGCGCCTGCATGGGGTGTTATCATGTTAAAGGAACTCCCAACTACATAACAGACTTTGCTCCTAATCAAGCTATAGTAGATGCCTTGGGGTTAGCAGTAGATCCTGGGCAATCTATAACTGCTTTATTCGCGGCTAATGATGAACTGGCAATGACTCGTTCTGTGGTCGCTGGTCTAATTATTCTTCAAAATAAGTACAAAATTTACCTTAATTCTAAGAATTTAGCAACTTACCATAATCCAGCTCAAGCTATATTTTCTGCTGTTGGAGCATACGTAGGGAAAGCGGGGTCTCGAGATATAAATGGATATTCCCCTGAGATGCGTCAGAAAGATGTAATGGGCTCTCCCTCTAGTAGACTATCGGCTCTGGCTGCTATAGACATAAAAAGGACTGGAAAAGCCGGTACAGACTGGGATCCAACTATGGCTGCTCTGGCAGCAACCAATGCTCCTGGTAGTATTAATAGTAAGTCTAATTACGTTAGTAATAGTGCTCCTGGCACTCAGGCTAAAACAAATGTTAATCCAAAGCAGCCGATTGGTTGTACTGCATAAATTTATTGTGGTAAAATATCATACTAAAATATACATTAGATTAAGTGGTTTTTTTAATAAGGGTTAAAAGTATGGAATTCTCAGAGAATGCTCTACAGAAGTTAATACAGCTCTTTCCAGAGCTATCAAGCTATATTGTTTCTTTCAAGGACATAAGCGAAGAAACAGGAAAAGAAGAATCTGGTTTGAGGGTTGGTATTTTCATCTTACAGCTGGGGCAAGAATATTATTTCATTCCTGTCATTGCTAAAAGTGATACCGTTCTCCCAATTGATTCCCTCTTTAGTAACTCGGATGGTAAATTCTATCCTCTTACCAAGACATTTTTGGATCAAGCTATTTCCAGTTCTCAAGTGACTATTGGAAAAGCTACTAAGATTCCTAAAACTGTTCCTACCAATCCTAGTGTTTATGATCTGGTTACTCCTCCTCGTACCGGCAAATTTGTTTATGCTTCGTCTTCGAGACTAGTTGAGTTTTTAGCTAATATGCCTAACATGGTGAAGAAAGCCATGACAGAGAAGTTTGCTGAAGATAAAGAAATCTACGAAACTTTACATAAACTATTTGGCCTGGAAAATGTTCTGGCGGCTCTAAAGCCTAGTATACATGGTCCTAAGGCTGTTTTAAAGCCAGCTGTAGAACTTATTACCGAAGGACGAGGATTAGATAATCCTACTGTGGCTTCTATCCTGGAAAAAGGTTATGCCTTACGTGGTGAGAATACAACTGAACGAGTAGCTGTTCTGGCTAATGACTTTGATTCGCTTGGACCATTACAACTTATAGGTGGAGTAGACTCCGGTAAGGACTACGAAGTAGTTACTTCTTCTGGTGAGATCAAACCTGCTTACATTCCTAAACGTGCACAAGCTGCCCCTAAGTTTGCGGCATTGTTACGACCTTATGATTCAAATGCTCTTTCTCAAGATCCTGTCTTGGCTATCTTCTCGAATGGAGATTATGCTATTTCCAGTCAAATCGTTTCAAGAGGGGAAGCGGTAGATACTAAAAAAGTATTGAAGGATTTGTTCGGAGTTCAGTCTCCTATCGTTCCTAGAGACGTGGTTAACTACTCTAAGATTGCTATCTTCTCCCCAGAATTGAATCTAGTAGGAGCATATAGTGTTCACCATGTTAATGAGAGTAATGTAGGGGTAACTATAAAAGCCTCTAATTTACTTCCAGGTAACGAATCCAGCGGAGTTACTATTAACGCTTACCGTAATTGTAAGGTTATTAACGCTGCCGATTGTGAAAATATTTTTATCCCTTACAACGCTTTAATAGTTGTTCTTCATCACAACATTTCAGGAAAACTGGAAACTAACATTAACTCTGCTTTAGCCAAGTTAGAACTTAGTACTTTAACTGCTCTAGGCACTGCTGTTGATATTGGATTTGATGGAATTGAATTCTCATTCAATGGAAAACCAGTTGGCCCTGAAGTTAAGATGGTTGAAATGCTGGTGGTTAAGGAAGGCATCGCTCCCAATAAGGCAGATAGCTTCATTAAACAAGCCAAAGAACAGAAGCATGTGAAGATTTATCTTTCCAAGAAAGCTGACTTTGAGCCAGGTGAAATTCCTCAATATGGAGACATTCCTGCAGATCAAGAAAATACTTTTGGTGCAGATGTTCAAGGGGCAGCTATCAAGAATATCAGATCAGCTATTGATACTCAAGACCCACAAACCATTGAATCTACTATTATTTCAGAACTGATTCAAGCTACTAATATGACTGATCTGGTAAGGGAATATTTACCTGATATTCAAGAAGCTATTGATAAGCTGGGAAGAACTTTGTTCCTAGCTAGACTTAATATGGATCAACTTTCTCAGTCGCAGAATGCTAATGAGCTGTTAGCGTTTATCTCGAATATCAGAAACGTTTATCGCTTGCTTGGAGATAACTTTATTAAACTTCAGAGAATGTGTGGAGGCCCTGAACAGCCTATTCTTACAGAAGAGAATAAAGTTCAATAATAAATGTTAAGGGAAAAGTCAGTATTAGTTACGAATAAGACACTAGGTTTAGACATAAGGGTTGATGAAATAATAAACAACCCCGGTGGGGACCTAGCCTTACTCTATAGCAAAGCTGAAGGATTATTCAAAAGCAAACTAAAAAAGTCTTATATTGAGTCGGCCTTACTGCACACCTATGATTCTAAAGCAGTTTCCGAACTGTTAGAAACACCGGTCGAAATAGTTGAAGTGTACATGGAATTTTTCTTTGATGTAGCTGGGTGGGACAGACTTAGTAAAATTGAACATATTGATAAGGTAAAAAAAGAGGGAAGAGACTGGACTACTAATGAAGCTTTAATGAAAATGTGGACCTTAACTCAAGGTCTAGATTTTTTAGCATGGAGACTAGGTAAGAAAGTTTCCATTTCTCCAGTAGAAGGTTTAGTAGATTTGTTCTCCACCTGTATGTTTAAATCGAAAGAAGCAATGTTTAACCCCAGTGTTAGTGACACTAGCAAGGAAAGTACAAAATGGGTTAAACTCTCTACAGACATAGCGAGATTACTAAAACTTTGGGTTATGGACTCCTCAGCAGCCAAGAAAGATCTAGAGATAGCAATACGAGAAGTTGTACCGGAGTTTGGCAGTTTAGATGCAATTATTAGCGGTCAAATGGACGGGTCAATACCGATTGATTTTCCAAGCATAGACAGCTTAGAAAACTTAGAAGAGATAAAGGAATAACTGTGGAATTAACATCAGAACGTTTACAAAGTATTGCAGTAAGTTGTGTAGCTAAGTTTCTAACTAAGCAAGCTTCTCTTTCGGGAGCTATTGCCAAAGAAGCTCAAGATCTTGAACTTAACTCAGATCAGACAAAGAGAGTAATAGAAGCTACTAATACTATTGCGTATCTTCGTCAATTAGAAAAGTCTGCGGATAGAACCTTTGAGTTCCCCGTAGCGGATTATAATGAAGTTATGATTGAGATGTGCGTTCCTGAAATGCATAAAACTGCATCCGATGACGAAGACAAAGACGATAAAGACGAAAAGAAGGAAAAGAAAGATGGCAAGGACGACAAGAAAGACGACAAAAAAGACGACAAGGACTCCGGTTCCAAAGGAGGATTTCCTTGGGCTAAGAAAGACGATGACGACTCTAAAAAAGATGATAAAGAAGTAAAAGACGAAGATAAAGACAAGGCTGAACAGCAAGAAAAGAAAGCTATGCTGGTCAAAGAGTTCTTTAGGGCTAAGGGTAATCTGGAGAAGATTGCTTGTGAGAAAATTGGCCTGCATTTACAGTTAGCAGAATCGGCTAGTATTCTACATAAAGATCCTTTGGGCTTAGAAAAGTTGGCTGAAATTGTTCTAGAAGACGATTATGCTTGTACAGTAGCTCTGTGTGGATTAGAGAAACGAGCTTCTGCTGATAACCTGGTTTTCACTGACAAAGATTTACAGCCAGCGAGGGAAGTGTATGATTTGTACAAACAAGCCAAAGAACTTGTTGCTACGGAGAAGGAACTACAAGAGTTCATTAAGAGAGCCGAGGTTTTTTTTTAACTAAGGAAGCCGGTGTCTTTGGCACCATTGCAAGCGCAGCAAAAGGATTTTTTAAAGCGGCTCCAAAAACAATGGGAGCAGCTGCAGAAACTGCAAGCCATAAAGTAGGACAAGGATTGGGAGCAGCGGTAGGAGCCCCGCTCAGAACAGCTGCAAAAGGAGTAGGTAAGAAAATAGGGAATATAGTTGAGTCAGCTGGAACCGGTCTCAAGGATTCAGTTAAAGGACTTTTTGAATCAACTCCCAAAACTGGGTTTGGCGGAGCTGCATATAAAAATGGGTTTCAGACTAATGTAAAAAAGACAGTGGATAAAGTCACTGGAAAAGTTACTGAGCATGGTGAAGCTGATATAAAAGCCGCTGTAAAGAACTTTGACAAAATTAAAAGAACAAAAGGAATAGAAGCAGCTAAAGGACAGTTTGGTGGAGCTAAGCCTAATTGGTTTTTACATAGGGATGGAATTGCTAAGTCCCTTACTGGATTAGCGGCAGTTGGAACTGTTGGCGAATTAAGAGCTACAAATAATGTACAAGATGAATTGCTTCCCCCGAAGCAGTAATAACTAAAGGAAAGATATGTTAGAAAAAATCAGACAATTGGCTATGGAAAAACTGGCCTCAGAGGAAGAAGTAAACGAGTTTATGAAAGGGTTCGAAAAAGAGGCCTTCCTAGGCATTACTCCCGCAATGGGGAAAAGATTTGTTTCAGGAGTTTCAACCAATGCGGGTAAAGCGGCTGCTAGTTTGGGAGCAGCCTTAATAGGAGCAGCTATAGTTAAGGGAGTTAGTTCTTCTTCATCTGCTGCAGGGACCTATTTCCTACGTAATAAGTTTGATATGTCTTTGGCTCAGGTGATGGCTACTAATAGAGTTGTTAAGGGAGCTAAGCCAGAGAAGGCTAGGGAATATGCAGAAACGCTTTTCCATTTTGCTCCTCACGTTGCTAGTGATCCCAACCTTTTAAGCTCTATTCTTGCTAATGCTGTTCTTGGGGAAGGAATAGACCCCATGACGATTAAGAATCTAGTTGACTTAGAAGGTCGTTACGTAGATAATAACAATACTAAACCATTCCCAGGAATAAGGATTTAAATGACTAAAAAAATAGAATATTCAGAAGGTAAAAAAGTCTGCACTTGTTGCAAACAGGAAAAACCTTTAGCTGAATTTTCTATTAGGAAAGAAAGAAACAATCAGCCTTATTCTAATTGTAAAAAATGTCAATCTATAAAGGCTCTAGAATGGAACAGAAGTAATAAAGAAAAATTTTCCATCAATGGGGCCATCTACTACCAAAAGAATAAAGAAAAAATTCTTTCCAAAATTGATAAAGAAAAAAGAAATATTAATAAGGAAATATGGAGATTAGCAAATTTAGACAAAGATGCTGCTAAAAGTTCAAAACGAAGAGCAATAAAAAAATCTAACCAACCTATATTTTCTAGTGAAACAAAGGTAACTTTGGTATTTACTCAATGTAAAATACTAGAGCAACAAACCGGTAAAAAGCATCATGTTGATCACATCGTGCCATTAAAATCTAAATTTGTGTGTGGCCTTCATTGTGAAAATAACTTGCAAATATTACCAGCTGAAGAAAATCTGAGAAAACATAATTCATTTTGGCCTGATATGCCAGATTTGACTGATAAGGAACTACAGAAATTGGCTAAGGAATTTTATGCTTAAATTAATAACATCCGATTCCTTCTATAATGAGGAAGAATCTTCTATCTCTATTATAGACTTAAAAACTCTTTCTTCTGGTTTGGAAAAAAAAGCTGCTCATGAAGACATACAGACATACATAAATACTTTACAGCCAAAACCAAATCATACCTATTTACATATTAACGCTATGACGGCTGGGGAATGGTATTCATCGAACAGGAACGGGGACTTTTTTCCAGAAGAGAACTTGAGAAAATACTATAAGACATTTGAAACGACTCCGGCATATGTTTATCGTAGTCATATAAACAAAGATCCAAAACGTTCCTATGGTAAAGTTATCTATTCTGTTTATAACGAACGTATGCATAGAGTGGAACTTATTTGTGAGTGCCCTGACAGCTTGGTAGAGGATATCAATGATCGTATCCAAATGGGAGACTACCCAACTACTTCAATGGCAACTAGAACTCCTTACGACACTTGTAGTATTTGTGGTAACAAGGCTCACTCAAGGCAAGAGTATTGTACTCACCTTAGCTCTCAACTAAACAAATTATATCCTGACGGTAAGAAAGTCTTTGCCATTAACAATGGGGCATTGACCTTCTTTGATATTTCCATTGTCGTCCGCCCTGCTGATGTTAATAGCTCCATACTACAAAAAGTAGCTGATGATCATATTATTGGCTCCGCTGAAATGGCGGAAATCGAAGGGCTTACGGAAGAAGGCTTTTTAAGTAAGAAAGCGGAATTCAAAAAATTCTCAGAACTGATAAAAGAGATTACTGATGGCTGTTACGTAGTTGGTGCCCACAAAGGATTAGGCGTTGGGGCAGCTTCTGATTTGCCTCTTTCTGCTATTCAAAACTTACACTCATTCGATTTATCCCAGGTTTTCTGTTCAATGGCTGCTTTAGGTATTTCTCCTTCAGTTCAATTCCTAGCTGAGTTAATTGCTAGAAAACACCTAGGAGAGGGATATGAGGGTATTGGGGATGTGGTCAAGAATTTTCTTGATACAGTTCCAGAATCTACCATGACCCCGGTTATACGTTTTGAAGAGCCTACTGAAACTAACCCTATAATTTCTTCCATCCTTGAACCTTATATAGGTAGTGCTTCTCTCTTTTCCGATGCTATAGAAAAGAGAGCATACTATTCTTCCGGTATAGGGTATGCAGGCAATGGTCCGCATATAGAACCAACTTATGAGGAAGTTGTAAGATCACAGCATCCTGCAACTGCCCCAGCAGCAAATGAAATTAGCACAGGTAAGCTATTGCTAGGTCTTGGGGCAGCTGCCCTTTTGGCTAAGTACTTTATTACTACTCAAATAGAGAAGAAATTAAGAGAGGCACAAACAATGCCTCAAAATAACGTTAAAATAGTAATAGTTAAGAAAGCATCTGATTGTTTGGTAACGTCACAATTGGCCAAACTAGCTATGATCACTTCTTTACCAGAGAAACAAAAAGAGAATGGTCATTCAGGTATTGATCCTAGTAGAGTAGGGATAAAATTAACAAAGAGATTATTAGTTAACCCTGATTCCAGAATTGGTGGTAAACTAGCGAACTTACTAAGGATATTTTCCTTGGGTTCCAAATTAACTTCAGATTATTAGAAAGGTAATACACATGAACTTAAATTTAAATGAACTTCTAGAAAGCCTTGAGCAAAATACGCAGATTGAGAAGAAAGCTTCTGTTACGCAGGTAACGCCTTCTGTTTCTGAAGAACTTGCTGGCATTTTAGAAAAGAAAGCTTCAGAGAATCTGGCTTCCCAAGCCTTTGCTCAGGGTGAAGAATTAGCTCGTCAACTGCTAACAAAACTAGCGACTGAAATTCAGGATAATAACGCAGTTATGCAAGCTCAAGACGAACAAAAGGTTGTTCCTACGGAAACGGCAGGTACAGTTGAACAAGTTCTACAAGGTACGGTTGACCAAGCTTTAGGGCGTGGTGCTACTTCAGATGACCGCGTAGACGAAAAAGCAGACGAAGGCAACGGCGTTGCAGCTGGAGCTCCTATTACATCAGAGGAAAACATGAACAAACAAGCACAAGAAAATAGCTCACTAGCGGCTTACATTATGGAAAAGCTAGCCCAAGAATTTTCGGCTGAAGTTACGACTCCTGCCGCTGGCGTAAACGTTGCTGGTGCCGCAGTTCCTAACAAGATCCAAGAAGACAACGCTGTTATGACCGCCCAAGGTGACCAAAAGGTTACTGGTATTGTTCCTGGTGGTGATGGTACGGTGAATGCTCTATTTGAAACAATCGTAGCTAAAGCTATTGCTACTGGTGCTGGTTCTGACAATTTAGTTGGAGCGGTCCCTACTGACCCCATGGGTGTTGAATCAATTAGCCACGGTGACGAGCAAGTTGAAAAGGCTGCTGCTGTTTCGGCTCTGTGTGAAGCTGGTCTGGACTTTGACTCCGCTGTTGACCTGGTTAAGCAAGCAGAAGAACAAATTCTCTCTGAAGCTTGGGAACATGAAAAGCAAGCAGCGTTTGGCTCTTTGATTGAAGCGGGTATTGACTTCGATCAAGCAGTTGCCTTAATTAAACAAGCCGAAGCTGATTTAACTGCTGCCAAGTAAGGTAAGGGGATATTATGAATATCTTCTTAGAACAAATTGAAAAAAATGCTGGTCTAGTTAACAGTACAATTAATGCTGCTAAAGCTGTTGGTGGTGCTATAAAAGCGGACGCTGGTGCCTTAAAGGGCCAACTCCAAAATGTTGGCGCAGCCGCTAAAGCTAATGGTATTTTCACAAAAGGTACTGCCTCAACTATAAAAGCTGTTGGCCGAAATAAGGCTCTTCAAGCAGGGACAGCTGCTGCTGCCATTGGAGCCGGAGCCGGTGCATTGGCTTTACGTGGAAGAGAAAAGCAAGCTTGTGTGCAGCGATTACTAGACTCAGGTATTGACTTTGACACAGCAGTTGAATTAACCAAGCAGGCCGAACAAGAACTTTATGGTAACTAAAAGACGGGGGAGGATAAACCCTCCCCTCTTTTTATGAATAAATACTTAGAAAAAATAGCTCTACATCTGAGCGAAGAAAATAAACAGGTTGGTAAAACCTTTATTGCTCATGGAATAGCATCTCTACCAGCAGAAGCTGCCGGTGGATATGTAGGACATCTAATAGGCAAAAAATATGGTAGAGCTGGTTTGGGTACTTTTTTAGGAACTCAAGTTGCTGGTGCAGCAGCTGGACTAGCAGCTATTAAAACTAGCCTTCACGGAAAGGTAAAAGAATAATGAATCAAACAACAAAACTACTAAAACAAGCTGCTGAATTAGAGAAGAAAGCTTACACTGATTATGTAACCTCATTTTCAAGTTCTGGCATTACTGCTTTAGTTAAAGGGGGAGTAGCTTTTGAAAAAGCTGCTAGCTTAATCCAGGAAGCTTGTGAATCTGATTCCAAGCTATATAGTATTATGGCTAATATCCTTGCCTTTGAAAAAGCGGCGGAATTAATTGAGCAACAAGAAGAGATGATTGCCGAATTACAAAAAACGGCTACTGCTCCTATTATTAAACAAGCAAGTGATGAGTCCCCACAAAGTAAATTAGCTTCTATTGGTTTTTCTCCAGAAGAAATTGAAATGATGTCCCAACTACCGGAAACTTTAATTACTAAAGTTGCTAGTACTGGTTCCCAGCCTTATGAAATGGGTGGCGGAGTAGGGATTCCTAGGGAAAAAACAGATGCGTTACTAGAGTTTATTCTTAGCTAATTGTGAACAAGTACCTGGAACAATTAGCAAGCTTAGAACATGACCAATGGGTTGAATGGGCTAAAGCTCTTTTAAAGTCAGAATCTGGAATTTCTAAAGCTCGTAAAGAACGATGGGAAAAACTATTTGTTCCCTAGACAGATTTGTCTGAAGAAAGTAAAGAACAAGATAGAATTTACGCTAGAAAAATATTAGAACTATTGGAGAAGAAATGAATAACAAATATTTAGAGAAAATTGCTAGGGATCTTTCCAAAGAAGAACTACATAACGCCGGTACTAGAACCTATTGGACTGGTGCTGGTGGCGGAGTGGTAGGCGGAATGGTAGTTCCCGTAATTGGAGGAATAGCTGGAAGCGTTGCTGGTAGAAGCCATGCTTTGGCCAAACTAAAAACTCGTATTACTGGTAATGAAACAAAAGTGAAAGACGTGCTTGATGAAGGTATTAGATCAGAAGCTAGAGCTCAAGGACGAGGAATAGTAGAAGGCCTTGGTGGAGCTGGCGTTGGTGGAGCTATAGGAGCTGGACTAGGTGGGTTGATTACAAGAAGTGGAGAAGGAGCTACTATTGGTGGAGCTATTGGCGGTGGCCTTGGAGTAATAGCCGGAGGTGTTCACGGTGGCTGGAGATCAACTCATAATTCTGTAAAAGACTTTGCTAAAGAATGGAAACAAGAACAAGCTGATAAAGCCAACAAAAGATAAGATCAAATAAATATTTTCACACAATTAAAAACGGTGTTAAAATAAGTATAGCAATATAAGGATTCGAGAGTAGTTGAAAGACTACTTTCAAAATAACGAAGAAGTACTAAATTACTTCTTCACTTTTAAGTAAAGGAAATAAATATGTTAATGGAATACGCAGCAGAAGTTCTACGTGGCTGGCCAGCAGATGGTGCCCGTGAGCGTCTGGAAATTGTTAAACAAGGCGTAACCGTAAAGAACGGCGACTTAGTCTTTATGCAGGCGGACGGTACCGTGGATAAGGTTGGCGCTACAAAAACGAAGCGTTGTGGTTTAGTTGTTCGCGGTAATTTTGATTCGGCATCCGCTGCCAATTCATTCGGTAAGTACTCGACTCCGCAGCCTACGATGGCTACTACTGCAGGTTCATACTCAGCAGCTGGTCTTGTAACTATCACTGTTGCAGCTCATACGTTCGTAACCGGTAATATGGTCACTATCGCTGGCGTAACCCCAGCGGCTTACAATGGTACTTTCTCAATTGTAAGACTGTCAGCAACTCAGTTTACGTATGTTATGCCTGCGGCTACTGTTGCAGCTATCTCAGTGCAAGGTACGGTTCAATTGTCAGGTGTTAGCTCTTCTGGTAAGGCCGTTGTTCTTTGGGGTAACTACATTGTTAGAACTTCGAACTTCCTGGCTGGTTCTTGGGCCCCTGGTTCGCCAGTTACCTCTGTAAACAACCAATACACAATCGCTGCTGGTCAAGGTAATGCTGATGGTACGTACACCGTAACCGCAACAAACACTATTGATCCAGAGCTAGGATACTGTATCCGTGTGCAAGGTGCAACTGCCACTGAAACAGCGCATATTGTTATTGTCGCATTTTAAGGAGAACTGAACATGTCATATAACACCGAAACAATCAATGTCCAGTTCTTAAATCAATCTTTCCTGGATAAGCTAGACCAAGGAATGACCAAAGAAGCTGGCGTAGCAATGAGTGCGTTTGTTCGTCAAAAACTGCGTGAAGATGGTTTTACACGTAAGATTTTGTTACCTACTCTCGTAACTGCAGCAGAACTAGATCGTCAAATCACAGAAGAACCAACGATTATCGTTGAAAAAGAACCTGACTCAATCGCGGCTAACCTGCCTTTCTTAGGTCGCCCAGAGCCTCGTTACTTCACTGGTGCTCGTTACCCTGTTTCCTTCTACAAGATTCAGTCCGCTGAATTCAAGAAGAGCAAGTTTGAACTGGCTACGTATCGTACCGATATCCGTACCGTTCTGCAAGAAAACAGTGTTAAGGATCTGCAGAAGCAAGAAGACGAAAACTTTTATAACAACTGTTTGGCAATTGCCCAAGCTAACGGCGCGATGTTCAACATTGGTGGTGGTCTGACTATCCCCAATCTGATGACTGCTGTTCAGAAGCTTCTGCAAAAGCAAGTACCGGTCGGCTGCATCCTGATGACCCAAAGCTTGTATGCTGATCTGTTGAAGCAGCCTTCGACTCAAGTTGGTTCGCCAGCCGCGTCTGAGCTGTTCCGTGGTCAAGCTAACCTGGATAACTTCTACGGTTTCAAGATTATCACTACTAACAAGAATGATATTCTTCCTGATAACCGCGTTGCTATCTTCACAGCACCACAGTACTTAGGTCAAATGTATCTGCTTCAAGATGCCACAGTCTTCTTGAAGACTGAAGCTGACATCGTAAGTTTCACGACTTATGAAGCTCCTGGTATCGGTCTTGGTAACATCAACGGCGTGGTCTTCGCAGACTTCTAATCTAAAAGATTAGTTAAGCTAAAAAAGAAGCCTAGAGAAATCTAGGCTTTTTGTTTTATATCCCCTTGTATGTTCTACCAAGAGTTCCTAAAAGTTTGGATTTAGTCATAGGTTTGGTACGATGCTCTACTTGGTTAAGCCCGTGCAATAGCATTATTTTGCTATAACCTTTTATGTCCTTAACTGCCTCATCAATATCCTTTTTAGGAAAAGTACTAATAAAAACACTATCCATTTTAGATGGATTAAGGGTTTTAACTATTTTTTCAATAGCTTTTTCTTTTTCAGGAGGCTTTACAGTCCAAAGATAACTGGCAATTTTAGGCAAACTCTCCGCCATAAATACGGTAATTGTGTGGTTAAGTTGCCATACTTTTCCTTGCCTCTTTAACCCAAGGTCTACGCCATACATGCCATATTTACCAAAAATCCACAACCTAATGATGACATAGTAGCGTCCTTATGGTACAGGAAAGCTCTTACTAATATTTCATCCCAGAAGGCTTGTTGCTCTGCTTTCATGATTGGCTCCTAAGTTAGTTGTCTACATAGTTCTTATACCCTAAAAAAAGCCCAGTTACTAACTGGGCCTTCTATTACAACGACAACACCGGAACATGGACAACGTTTAATCCTTGACCACAGCTTGGCCTGGCTTTGTCGGGATTATTTTTCATCCAATCCTGGACATACCATAGCTGCCCACAACCCCCACCAATCGTATCTTGACCAGCGGGGTCAAACACTCTTGTATCATACCCGAATGCTACTAAGGCGTTAGCGAAGTCTCTTGCCAATTCCTTTTGAAACTCATTGGTAGCTGGTAGGCCATCATTTCTCTCACAGACAACAGAAACCGTGGCAGAGAAATATTTCGGGTCAAAGATCTTGTGGAGATTTGCTGCATCTCGTAAGGAAGAGTTATGCTCATGAGCGCAGTAGTTGATAAAAGCTTTACGCCCAGTAGCCTTCCAAAACATCCACCCAAGTTGAGAAATTTCATTCAAAGTGTTCTTTTTTTTGAAAGGGATTAAAGCATTTCTCTTCTCGTCCGTACTTTCATGGATAGAGAACTGAAGTCCTATGCTACTATTCTCTCTGGCCGCATCAAACAAAGGATCAAAATCCACACGGGGAGCTATGGTGGAGATTAGGTTAGCAGCGTTAGGAAAACATAGAGAAACCAAATCTATAACTGATAACAAAGCCTGCAAATTAAGCATAGGTTCCCCCATGCTCATATACATGATTTGTAACGTCTTGATTTCAGATTTGTTTTTTATACCAGTATTCCTCAAGGAATAAGCTATTTGGTCCAGGATCTCCTCTATCGTTAAATTTCTAACAAAGTAATCTCCACTACCACAGAACCTGCAACCTATCGGGCAGCCCGACTGAACCGAACAACAGATAACCGTGCGGGTGAGATAGTCTGGATACCTATAAAGGACAGACTCCGCTACCGCATCATCTTTTGTATAGATGAACTTCTTTACATGTTGCTCCTCGTCGGAAATCTCTTTTATATCTTTCCAGACTTTCATGCTATCTCCTTTAAATTAAACGAATATCCTCTCTGACGGCCATAAGAACTTTCCCAAGGTAGTTAGTACCTATCCTGTTACAAACACCCCAAGTAGTATCCTTCCAGTAATTTGTTTCTTCAAGATACTTATCACCAGTAGATAAAAGTAATTGCTTTAAATCAGTATTTTGTAGGAATTTTGGGTAACAAACTTTGTACATCATAGCTATCTTGATGTCCTCCCAATTAGAACGGAGTTCAACTGTTTGACCAAATTTCTTTGCATCACTGGCCTTAGGTATAGAAGCTATATGTGCGCGGTCAGCATAAGCTATAGACTTCATAGCCATATACGCATGTTCAGAGGACGGATACGATATACTTTGAACAATTACTGGAGCCTTATGAAAATTACTCAGGAAACGATAATCCCCGAAGAAACCAAGAATCTGAGTGTCTGTTATGGTTGGGAGTCATTCCCCGTTAACGTTTTGCATATCAATCTTTCATAAATCCAATTTCAAGATCATCTGGTTTTTTACCAAAAGTCTTTTCGCATTGGGCAATCCATTGGTTTATCTCACCAGGGCCTCCGGTTACTACTAATCCGTAGCCCTTCCCATTTGTATTCCATCGTGGGTCTAATTTACTTTCGACCCACCAGGTTCCCATCTTTGGTCCAAACATTGACATCAACTTCCCCTTTCGTTGTGCAATAGTAAAGGATCTTCCCCACGGAAGTAAACCCCTACCAGATTAGCAATGCTGGTAGCCTTAGGAATGAGCAACTCAGCCACAACACTTCTTTCTATTGGACCTTCAGGGCGATGCTTTTCAGGGATTTTTTCCAGCTCATCCTTTGTTAAGTTTACCAAGGTTTTACGTTTGGTAAAGTAAGACCCTTTTTTGAAAAAGTTAGGGTAGTCATTCCAGTTGATGCCTTTTTGTAATAGCATCTCATGTTTGTCCCCTGAATGTTTTCCCTCTAGTTCTTTATGAGGATAGTAAGCTGATGCAGCCATAGTAATACTATTTTTAGTTGCATCCATTTCTCTCCATAGAAGATTTTCAGCAGCTACTTGAAGATTGGGAACTTGCCAAACACGACAATCAAAAAGCGGTTGTTCGTCGGCCTTTGATTCAATACGTTGGCGCATACTGCATTGAAATTCGCTAGTAGCCATTGCTGCTAAAATGGAAACCATCTTTTGAATTTTGCCCTTGAAGAAAACTTTGGTTTCTTTATCTTCTTCGTATTGGTTTGCCCAAATCAAAGTTATCTCGTCGCTCTGAGTATAGACTATATTTGGGTTTGCTAAATTGAGTAAATAGATAGCTGTGTCCATCATGCATGAACTAAGAGCTTCATCGTAAGGACGGCGTAGCCCTTTGGTAAAGTTGTGGAACCCTCTACCATCTAACCTTGCTATAACAGGGAGACCAAACATCGCCGTCTCTCCTGCCTTTAGCTGCTCGTATTTCTTTTGTTCATCCCCAAGAGTGGAGAAACGGTATGTTTTCATTATGCCAATACTTGGTCAGCCAAGTCCTTTATAGAATAAACAATTTGTAATTTGGGACGTTTCAGATAGGTCTGGTATTCAACGTCAGATCTACGCTTGTAATCTTGGTTACAGCCTATATACAACTTCTGACTTCTTTCCAGTGCTGCTCCCAACTCAAATAACGTTATTGGGCAAAGTGTTTCTTGTGGAAACCAGAACACAATTTCTTTTGCTAGTCTGAGGTATTTATACTCCCAGTCTATTTGGTCCTTAGTCATTAAAGGCTTATTAACATCAAATTCTTTACGCCTTGGATTTAGGAGACAAATATCTTTACCAGAACCATTAACCTTAACATCAATCAGGTTTATGATACTTGTTTGCCAATCTCCACATCCGGTTATTCCCCCAGCCAGGAAAATCAAGCGACGTTCTAAATTATCGTTTGTAGCTACTTCCGGGCTTGCTACTACATTTATGTTTTCTGCCATCATTGACTCCTTTAAAAGACAAGGGCCCGAAGGCCCCTGTTTACAACTAAACTAATGTACGGTTTACAAAGTTACAACGTTTACAAGTGCGTAATTGTTGCCAAGGATACATACGGTATCCAGATGGTTCTTTGTCCGACCATTTACCCCAGTCATGAATCCCAAACCAACACAGAAACTTACCCATTGAGTCTGCCTCTTATTTCAGCCAGGCTGGTTTCCTTAACCATTTTACCATTAAGGAAAACGGTGTCAAGAGCACCTTCCATCTCTTGTTTCTGTGACTGCTGATCATACAGAACGAAGTTGTCGCCTTCCTTCTCCACTCTCAACAGACCCTTTGCCGACTTCTTGCGACCATCATCAGTCACTGGGTCTTTCCACAGTTCACGTTCCTGTCCGTTGACAACCCCGTAAGTAGCTTTGATAGCCTGACCAAAGGTGTCACGAGTACAATACTGGTACGTATAGCTACCAATACCAAACACGATGTTACCGGCTGAGAACCCCTTGGCTCCCAAACGCTTGAAGATTTGCTCTGCCCGTTCCAGGGTGATAGAATCGCCGTAGATTAAGCCGACACGCTGGCTTAGGGTCTTGTAACCCTTTTCCGTTGTATCGCCTCCAAAGATGTCCCAGAGGCATTCAACGGCACCTTTAAAAGCAGGGCTACCTTTCTCTGTAGCCGAGTCCCCACAGATGATATCAACAGGATCCCCACTGTCTGGCCTGAACACAACCTTGGCCATACCCAACGGGTCAAGCTTACGAGCCAGGATTTCATCCTTGAGAGTCAGTGCATATTCCGTGATCACCTTCCAGAAGTCCCACGTATCCGAAACAATGGACACGATACCTGCAGGATAAACTTCAGTAATCAAGCGACGGAATGTGTCAACTTCAGTTTCGTTGCCACCCATGCACATCACGCTGTGTTCGGTTGCCGGGACTGAACCCCCGATCAATTCCGTTGCAGCATTGGCATTGTAATACTCTTCCAGATAATCAATTGCAGGAATCGTATCCGTGCCATAGAAAGATAGCAAGTGGGCACTACCAGAAGAACCAGCATCGTAAACACCAGACATTCCCCGCATCGAAAAATCGTGTCCTTGCCAAGGAGCAAACTCTTTGAAGCTGCCTGTCTTGTCAGCATAGAAATTGATCAGCTTACGATATTCGTAAGCAATCGTAGCCGTTGTCATCAACTTCCAGATCTCAGCTGAGATCAAGGTTTCCAGATAGTTGGTGATCCAGTAGAACTGCGGCAGAGTGTTTTTGATCGTGAAAACTGGCACGTTCATGTTCACCTTGCTACCCTCTGGTAAGGCCTTGATTTCAACTGGTAAATAGCCAAGATCCCAGAGCTCGGCAATGTGCTTGATGTTAACCGCTCCGGCTCCAAGAGAGGTATCCATACGGCGTTTGTAGTGGCTGACGGCCTGCAGTTGATCCACTAAGAAAAACGTATCATTGAACAGATCAATGAGGAACGCTTTGCACAGGCCTTGGATGCCATAGAACACGACCTTGTGATCCCAGAAGTCAGGCAATACTTTTGCCAAACGATCCGACCTTGGGGTGTAGTTGGAATAAACCAATTCCGTACCTTCGGGGTATTGGCGAATGTGGCCTGTTTTGTAAAAGTCACAGGCATTGATTGCTTTCATGAACTTCATTCTTCTTCCTTTATAAATGTGCACTCTCTGTGCGTATGTCGTTTACCCATTAGACAAGCAGACACTAATCTGAAATCATACCCTTTAGATTTCATATCTGCATTGCCGTATAAGGTATCTATTTGAGTACCATCTTTAAAAACCTTTACTGCACCAGTGAATCTTATGGCTTGTTCAGCTACAGGCATAACTTTTAAACCAGTTTCTATAGCATGATTTTGATTTTCGCCATTCGTAACCCATTCGAGATTAGTGCAAACGTTGTTGGTTTTATCACCATCCCTATGATTTACCTGAGGTTTATTATCTATATTAGGAATAAAAGTTATAGCAATTATCCTATGAACAATAAACCCAAGTTTTCTACCGTTTATGCTGGGTCGGACACGTAAATACCCACACCTGTCAATCTGTTGTTTAAGGATATTTCCACCCATTCGTCTATTAGGTTTATTATCCCTAAATATAATAGTTCTAGCGGTAGATCGTATTCTACCTAAAGAACTTGCTTCAAAGTATTCTTCAAACCCTGGCACCTGTATCCAAATTTCTAAGGATTCCAAATTCGTTTCTTCCATTTATATTCTCTTCCCAAAGATTTGCAGAATAAAGAATATCAACGGAACCATTAAGAACATCTACTCCTTTAGAGCAAATAGCGTGGGTTACAAATAATATTACCTTTCCTGCATTTTTTTCTTTTAACTTCTTTCCTAATTCGATAAAAGTCCTCATTCCATCCCCAATATCATCTACAATGAGAACGTCTTCCCCAGCCAAGTCTTCACAGTAAACAACTGTTCCGGTTATCTGACCTGTCTTTACATCTCTTGTCTTATCAGCCCGTAAAACTTCACGTTTACCCCCAAGACTATAGGCCAGTTCAAACACCTTTTTGTTTGCTCCAGCATCTGGGGAAACAAGAACAGAGATTTTATCAATACCTGGAATCTTGGTAACAAATACAGAGGGCTTAATATTTGCACACTTGTTTAGTAAGGCCAAGCTTACTTCAGAGTGAGCATCCCAGACAGTAACACTGCTATAGTTCTGAGCGTTAATAAGATCAGCAAACACTCTAATGCTTAGAGCTTCTCCGTGATCGCAGACCCTATCCTGTCTTGCGTAAGGGATGTAAGGCATCTCCAGGTTTATTGGAGTGTTTGGGGCTATACGCCGTAGAGCGTCTGTAACCATCAATAGCTCAAACACGTCATTTGAACTTTGTAATAGAGCTCTAATAAAGTAGCGAGAGTATTCAGTTTCTCCGGTAATTTTTACACTGACTTCTCCACCGGAGAAAACAAAGCTCTTAAAATCGATGGGATACAGTTTTGTACCCATCTGGCCTGTGATTCGGATCATACCACCCACTCCTTGTAAATAGCAAAGATTTGGCCTTTGATCCAGTCTTCGCTTTTGTCTAAAAGATTTACCTCTTCCTCGTCCCAGCAACGTTTTAGGAAGCCCATGAACTCGCCCAGGCTAATTCCTTTGAGCCCAGTTATCTCCATAACAACATTGCCGTTGTATTTGGCTTTTATTGCTCGTTGAAGTTCTCTCTGGGCTAAAGCTATATCATAGTCTGCTTTAGCTTCTGGGAAGAAATCAAAGATCATTGGGATGTAGTCGTCTTTATTTTCTGAGAACCGATAGCCCATTTCCTCCGTCGAGTATAACTTCTCGAGTGAAGTCCATTCCCCATTGAACCTGATACGTTGTTTGAGGTATTCAAGAAAAGCGTGATAGGTCGCCCTCTTCCTGTCCCTGATTCGGTTATGATGATTAAGAGATTCGTATTGATAAACATCTGAGTTAAAGTAAGAGGTGGATAAAACAAAGGAGAAGATCTCTTTTAAGTCATTGAAACCTTCCTTGAAATGACTATACTCGAAGTCACCAAATTCAAAAATCTTTTGGATGTCCTTAGAGATAACCAATTCTGTAATTTGATGCGTACCATCTCGTACCGGCATGGTCAGTCCACGATGCCCATATTTCAGGCCAAATTTATGGAAAATCTTTCCCATCAAATTACCCAAATCGTTGAATGAGTAATAGTTGTAGGCAGTGACTATATTCTCAGGAGACATGGGGATAATGTCAATCTGAAGACCATCATAAAGAATAGACATAACATCATCATTCCTTAAAAAGATCCAGGAATTTAATGCAACGCAGATTTCTTCGTAATCTTCTTTTTGTAGAGTAGGAACTATTAGGTCCAAATCCCCAAAGGTTTCTTTGCTAAAATAAGCAGGGATTTCAAGGGGACTAAATTTCTTTATCCTTTCCTTTATTTCTAAAGACAAAGCTGCGTATTCTTCCTTGGCAAACCTTCTTGCCCCAAATGCTTCCAGTGCTTTTCCGCCCATAAAACCTCCTAAAAATGTAAGGGTAGTAACTTGGCTCTTTTAAAATACCGCTCTTCAACATTCTTATACCAAGAATAGGCAAAAAAAAGGACCAGGGTTAACTGGCCCTTCTTAGCTACCGTCTACGTAGATTTGGAACATAGGAAGACCCAGCATTAGCAACAGCAAACCCTAAGACAGTAGCTAGGGTCTGCCGAGCTCGTTTCCTTTTTTCCTTTTGCTCAGGGGTCAAAGCAGCTTCTGCCTCGTCTAGTTTCCTTTGACGTTCCTTAGCTGCTAGCTCTGCTTTCGCTTCCCCTGCCAGAACCCTTTGCTCGTAGGTTCCCCTGCGTTTAGCCTGGCCCATCTCAATCCTTTCTGAAATCAGAGGCTTTAGCAATATCCAGAAGGCTTACCTTAACCCCAGAGTCATAAATCAAGGAGCTAGTGTATAGCCCTCTTAAATACGCCTGGGAGATAGTACCCCTTTCTATACAGTCGAAGTTAGGTCTACTGAGCAGAACTTCAAGGGGTTTAGCTTTTAAACATTCTACTCTTGTCGATTGGTTGTCTGCAAAGAGCTTGGCCAAAATTCCGGCCATTACCAAAGCTTCCGCCCCGTCGTGTATACCTAAGGCGGCAATCACTTCTACTGCTCTGGTACGTGGAACTTCAAAACGATCCAGGTGCATAATCATCAATTTCATGGCAAATAACCGATGATCTGTATTCTCATCCCCACCCCCCAAGTCAATATCTTGCTCGTGAGCATATTGTATGACATGCTCTTTTAATACGATCTGGGAAATGATTGAATCTGCTTTTTCCTCGAAGTCAAGAGTATTTTCCTTGATTCCACCTACTGCGTGATCGGCCCAGGTTTTAACCAAGGCTTTACGTTCTAATTCTGTTTTCATGGTTGGCTCCTAAAAGGTTGTTTTCTTACATCTTTCTTATACCACATAATGAGTGGTTGATTTATAATCCATAAGTAGTTAAAATATTAGTAGTTAAGAATTTCCCTCCGGTCAGTCGTTTCACAAATCCTACCCTCTCTTGACTGACCACTAAGGGGGCCTGCAATGGGCCCCCGACCTTATTTTGAAAGTAGAAAGAGAATTAAATGGCAAATATATATTTGGAAAAAATTGCTGGAATAGTCGACGCTGCTAAATACGTTGGTAGAAAAGCTATGCTTGCTTTAGGGGGTGGCCAAAGAGAATATATAGGCAAAACTATAAAAGGTGCTAATCCTAGAAAGATTATGCAACTTGGAGAAAAGTTCAATTCTTTATCTACTAGAAAACAATTGTTAAGAGCTAAGATAGAAAGTGCAAATCCTGGTATGAAATTCAAGGATATTAGTGGACAAGCTAAGAGGGAAGCCACTAATTCATTGAGGACAGATTTAAAAGGCTTGCATGAACAGAAAATAGATGCTAGAATTATTGCTGGTACAGGTGTTGCTGGCGGAGTGATTGCTCACAAGAAGTACAAAGAGACTCACCCTGATAATAATTATCCTGCAACATACTATGAGAACTACCAACAATAAAGGAAATAACCAATGTCAAAATATATCGTAAATAATTCACCAGCTAATGTAAGTCTTTTAAACAATACTATTGCATTAGGTATTGGGGGCCATAAACATATCACCGAAGCACAGGCTACCGCTCAAGAGGTAGTAGATGCTGTTAACCGTGGTTGGGTAAACATCTTCGAAGAAGACGAAGCTGCAACAATTCCTGCTGCAGTTCCATTTGAACCTAAGTTTGAATTTGAAAATGTTAAGCCTCAAGGTTCACTAACTTTCCCAGGGGCAATAGTTCCCCCAGTAGTAGAAACCCCAACGGTTGAACCAGTTGTAGAAACTCCAGTGGTTGAAGAAGTTGTAGCTAAAAAGGGGAAGAAAGCAGCAGCACAGTAAAATAGGTAATAACAAAGAATCTTAGGTTCTTTGTTCTGGAGTAGCTCAGGTGGTAGAGCAACGGACTGATACGGAACATCTATTTACATGGGTGTTCAAATTAATCCGTTGGTCCCTGGTTCGAGCCCAGGCTCCAGAGCCAAGAATCTAATAGGTGCGGAGTAGGGGAGTTTGGTCGTCCCCGCTGGCCTCATAAGCCCGAGATCGTCGGTTCAAATCCGTCCTCCGCTACCAATATTTAAAGGAAGAAAATGCAACCAGTCTTAAGTCCAGAAGAAGTCAGAGAATTTATCCAGGACAAGATTGACAAAAATCATCTTCTGGACGGAGAGGAATTTAGTCCTACACAAATTTCCCTAGCTATGGAATTGGCTATGGGTAAGTTTGACATGATTATTCCTATTGGTTTAACCACTATCTATACCTTCCCCTCTAAGTCTTTACTTATGTATGGAACATTGGGAACTCTATATGAAGGAGCTGCGGCTTTACTAGCTAGAAATCATATGAGTTATAGCGATGGCGGACTTCAGATTCCAGTTGAAGAACGTATGCAACTTTACCAAAGCCTGGCCCAAATGTATAGTACCAGTTTTGATACTATGTCTAGATCCTTTAAACTTCAAATGAACATCGAAGACGGATGGGGCGGAGTTCAAAGTGACTACTCGAGAATGCCAGTGTGGTGAGAGTTTAAATGTCCTTAAACTTTTCATTTCATCAACCTGGATACTACCCTGGTTTCAGAACATTACCTTTAACGTCTAATGTAGAAACCAAGCATCTAAAGGTATCTATATACCCTGTCTTTTTTAAGCAGATGGTAGTAGAGTGGATTATCCCTGAACAATGGGGAGCTTGTACTTTTGATGTCTATCGTTCTGAAACAGAGTATGGTCCTTGGAGAAAATTAAATCCAGCTCCCCTGATTGGGAATCACTTCAAAGATATAACAACAATGGACTTCAGTAAGTTCCAGAATGGGTATTATATTGTAGAGTGTTTGTTTCCCACTGGTCAAAGAATTAAATCTGCAGCTATTACTTGGACTAACGTTCGCTCTGGTTGGACTGAGTTAAGAGCTTCTGAGATAATTAGGAGAGAGTCCCTATTGCTCTCCAAGTTTGTTGGGATAAAGTCTATTATATTTAAGCGCAGAAATTTTGGTAAGCGTTGCCCTCTTTGTTGGAATCCAGACACAGAACAGATAAAGACTGATCATTGCCCTGTATGTATGGGAACCTCGTTTGAGGGAGGTTATTTTCCAGGATTTGAAACTTTGATTCAATATGATCAAACCCCTAATAATGCGGCTCTAGGGTATCAAGGGAAAGTTGAATCAAATACAATTACGGCTTGGACTATTAATTATCCACATATAGATGCTTTTGATATTATTCTAAGAGTGCCTGACTGGAAAATGTATAGAGTAGAGAAGATTATGGGAACCGAGTTACAAACTGTGATAGTTAGGCAGTTATTGGAACTAGTTGAACTAGCAAAAGAAAATGTAGAATTTAAGCTTGCGGTGCAAGCATTGCCTTTGGGATATGAATTATAATGCTATTCTCCCCCGCTTACATCTCAGCCCTAATCGTTCGTCCTCTTAGATTTTTCTATGAGAATCACGCACCTGAAGATTTACGATGGGATCTTGATGATAAGAAAAGTCAAATCGAAGTTGATACTATAAACAACTTCAACAAAGTCAAGATAGGAGCTCGTCCTCGCATTCTGGTTACTCGTGGTCAGTATAGCGTTAACCCAGTTGGTCTTACGGACAACTTGGCTGAAGGAAGAGGTATCTATAGTGCAAAGGGAAGCAAAGATAATATCAACATGGTTACTGTGCAGGGAGTGGCCCAGTTGATGGTGGAAGCAAGAAACGAAGGAACCTGTGAAAGAGTAGTAGATTTAACACAACACTTTATAGCGTGGACTGCACCTATGATTGCAAACGCCCACGGTTTTAAAATGTTTGGATTACCTTTGAATATAAGTACCTGTACCCCAGGAAAAGAAGACATTGAATTGTTCTCTTGTACTATTAATATTCCTTGGTTAAGAGAGGAGCAATGGGGAGTCAAGTCGGATGACATTAGTCTTAAGAACTTTATTCTTAGTATTACTCCAGAGAGTGTAGTTATAAATCAATAGGCGTTAAAATAGAAGTAGAAAAGAATTCATGGGTAAGTTTTAAGAAACTTATCTTTTTTAAAGGAATATCAATATGTCATATGTTCGTCCAAGCGTACTTGTATACCAGGACCTATTAAACTCAGGGGGTGTGTTGAATGCCACTCCAGATCTAGAAGCTTGTATCATTGGTCCTACATATAATACCCTAACTTATGTTCCAGGTTCAACGGTCAGCCAAATCAAGACAGCTGCTTACTCAACTACCTCGACTACAGGTTATATCACTGCTGGAGATACGGCTCTTACTGTTGTTTCAACTGGCGGATTTACTGTTGGGGATAGCATTCTGGTTATTGGTGCTGGAGCCGATGGAACTACTCTTCAAGCTCTTATTACCTTAATCAATGGTAATATCATTACCCTAGACACGGCTGCTTTAACAACTGTAACTTCCGATGCTCCTGGTTCCGTTACCAAGACCGGTAAGATTGCTAATGCTACGGTAAGCAATATCTTCGTTCTCCCAGGTCAAAAGCCAGGTCAAGTAATTGACGCAGCTTCGATTAAACCTTGGTTAAATAACGCTAAGGTAGAAACTCAAGCAACTGGTGTTGAGTGCTACTACACTGATAACGTTTTAACTGTTCGCTCTTTAGCAACAACTGGTGGTATCACTTCCGGGTTAAATTCGCTGGTAGTTACTTCTGCGGCTGGTGTTGTAATTGGTGACTCAGTTACTGTAGCAGGTGCCGGTGCTGCTGGAGCCCTATTAACCGCCAAAGTTACTAACGTTGTTGGCAATACGTTGACAGTTACTCCTGCCGCCGGAACTACGGTTGCTGGTGCAGTTGTAAATAAGGTTATTCCAACCAACTTAAACAGCACTACCAACACACTACGTGTAGAACCTGGTGATCTAGTTAGCTTAAGCTATACAGATAACACAGCTGCTGCCAAGACTATTACTTCTCAGGTAACTAAGGTTGTTACCTCTCAAGGTCAGAATGGAACGATCTCGGCAGTTACTGTAGCCGACATGTTCCCAAGCAATATCAGCTATCAAACAACGGGTGGAATCACCTCAGGCTTATTTGCTCTTACCGTTGCTTCTGCAGCGGGTATTACTCAGAACGTAAGTAAGGTTCTGGTTCGTGGAGCTGGAGCTGGTGGTACAGACTTAATTGCCAACGTAACTAACGTTGTTTCTCTAACTATTACCTTAGACGTTGCTGCTGGTACGACAGTAGCCGGTGCCCAAGTTGTGGTGTTTAACCGTGCAGTTACAATGTCGGTTCGTAAGACCTATAACAATCAACAACTTGCAGCTACTAAGCCTATTTCGGGTGGATCAAACTTTGATACGTCAAATGCTGGAACCCTTGGACAAGTTACAATTAATGCTGGCTCAGAAGTAATATACGGACCAGTAGTAAGCGGAGACGTTTACTTTGGTTACAAAGCTCTACGTACCGATCTATGCAATAGAGTTCTGACTATTAATGATACACTAGACCTACAAGGTCAACTGGGTGATGTTACGGACGAAAATCCTCTGGCCCTTGGTGTTCAAATTGCGCTTGCAAATACAACTGGAAGAATTCGTGCTATCTGTATTCCTTCCAATGATCTGCTTGGTTATCAGAATGCTCTTGAATACGCTGAAGGCGAAAGACTGTATTACCTGACTCCTTTAACGCAAGACACGTCTATCCTGGCTGCATTCAAGGCACACGTTGTACAACTAAGTACTCCTGAAAATGCTTCATGGAGAGTTGCAATCGTTAATACTGCTATCCCAACAACTCAAAACATTGGCCCATACAGCTCAACTTATGTAAACGCCAATGCCGGGAACAATGCAGTTACCCTAGTTAACACTAAGTATGTGTTCACCGTTTCTAATGCAACTTTCCTTTCGGATGGCGTTGCTCCTGGGGATATGGTATTCTTTACTGCTGCTACCCCAGCTGGACAAGTTGGTGCTCACCAGGTGTTAGAAGTTGTTTCCAATCAACAACTTGTTATCTCGACAACCCTGACTTCAACAGCAGTTAGTTACTACGTTACTCGCACAATGAGCAAGACTCAAAGTGCTCAGTATGTTAAGGCTACAAGCGAAGTGTTCGGAGTTAATCGTGTTTGGCACGTTCAGCCTGACATCGTTGGTGTAAGCGTAAGTGGCGTAACCAAGTATCTTCCTGGTTACTATCTATGTTGTGGTCTTGCTGGTATGGGCGCAGGCTTCCCAGTTCAACAAGGCTTTACGAACATCGGCGTGGCTGGTATTGTGGATCTTAAGAATAGTAACTTCACGTTTAGCAAGGCTGATCTTAATACAATCGCTGAAGGCGGAACCTGTCTCTTCGTACAAGAAACCCAAGGTGGAATTCCTTACGTTCGCCATGAAATGACTACTGATGTAACTGTTCTTGAATACAGAGAAATGCTTGTTGTTAAGAACTGGGACTTCTTGAGCTATTTCTACTATGACAAACTGAAAGGTTTTATCGGATCGTGGAACATCACTCCTGATACAATGAATACGATTCGTCAGAGTATCGTTGCTAGTTCGGAATTGGTTAAGTCCAAGAAGCTGCCTAAGATCGGAGCTCCGTTAATGAGCTATAAGATCAACAAGTTAGCTCAGAATCCTTACAACAAGGATAACCTGGATGTGGAACTACAGATCTCTGTTGTCTACCCACTGAACTACTTAAATCTGCATTTGATCATCTAGTGATTGGGTTAAAATGGCTAATAAGTATTTAGAGAAAATCGCAGCTCTCAATCCAGTTGTTAAAAACTTTGCCCAGAAGGTCGCTGACGGCCTTTCTGGTAAGCCTATGACGGCTATCAATAATGTTTATAATAAAACACATGCTGCTGTTAGCCCTAGGATGGCTGGCGTTTTAACTGGATCTGAAAAGACCTCTGTAATAAAACAAGTTGGAGATCAAGCTAGTAAATCTCTTGGTAAAATGGCCCCATACCCGTTTGAAGCTACTCGTGGAGCTAGAGCTGGAGCCAGACTAGCAAGGATGAAAGCAAACAGAATACAAGCGTAATCGCTAGAAAAGGAATAAAACATGGCAATTAATAAAGACGACGACAAGTTAGGTACAACCCAGGAATCCGGCTATTCAACAGCTTGGGACTGGAAAGGCGAATACGTTAGCAAATTAGCCGATGATGGTTATGAACGCTTCTCTCAATATTCTGCTACGCCTGACACTACAGTACTATTTGCGGGTCCTGCTCGTTTCACCGGTCTAGGTGGAAATACAGCTGATCTGCTACCGATTGGTTTAGTGGATGGAGTGTCTTTCCAGACTTCCCCACAACTACAAAGATTATTTGAAATTGGTTCTAACCGTAGCTTCTTCACACGCGGTAAGAGTGCTTCAAGTATTAGCTTCTCAAAGATGTTGGCTGACCAGCATAACATCCTTAAGGCTCTGACTACAAACACTTACAGACCTGAGCTGGATATTGATGCGGCTAAGGCTCCTGGTGCAGACTCTCCTAACCCGAACATTATGATGAACTTGGACTCTGAGTACTTCTCTGTTCCGTTTGGTCTGATGATCTTGTTTAAAACTCGTGGTGGTAATGGAGGATCAGGTAAGATTCTATCTGCTACATACCTCGAGTATTGTATGTTCAGTGGCTACAACTTTAACATTCAAGCCCAAGCTCCAGTAATCATGGAAAACATTGGTATTGAATTCGACCGATCAGTTCCTGTGAGTTTAACGAACTAAGACTAGCTAAAAAAAGCAGTTTACTTTAAAATACCTAGAGAGCAATCTCTGGGTATTTTTTTTAAGGGTTACAAATGTCAGGTTTATTTAGTTCACCCCATTCTTATGATTCAAACTTCATTGAAGGAACTGTAACAAATGTAGATCCTATACGTTTTGTCTGTTCTGTTAAAACAATGAAAGGTCAATTCTTTGACCAGGTTCAATGGCTACTCCCAACCGGAGGAGCTGGTAAATCGGGTATGCATATTTCTCCCAATGTGGGAGATCAGGTAGTTATTTCTACTTCCTTGTCCTACCCAATTATTATTGGTTCCTTGCCTAGGATGGGGTTACCTACAACAGAATTAACAAACGTTACGGGAGCTACATTAGCTGTAGACGGCGGTAATTCCAGCGACATGAGAAACGGATATTCAGCTAACCCTAACAAACCTTCTGACTTCACTCCTGGTGATTACGTAATAACAACAGAAGGTGGCGGTATCTTTGCTATGCTAGCCAATGGTAGTGCATTGATAAAATCCTCACCACTAGCTCAAATAATTGTTTCTAAGTTTGATGACTTAGTTAGGGTAGTCGCTAGAAACTGGGAAAGAATGTCGGATATTGGTCAACAAACCATTGCCAATGTTAGTGGTAGAATGTATGAGTTTATTGGTTGGGACAGAAACTTAAACAGATCAAAGGTTTCCATCTATGAGTTAAAAGATATTGTTGGGGACGTAGCGGCTGGAGAAGTTCTCAAAGGAGACCCCAACCCGGATATCACTTTGCCAGCTAAAGACTCTCGTATCAGAAAATACTCTTTAGAGAATAATGCTGGGTCAGAGCTTATGACCGAAGTTCTAACTGACGACGGTAAGATTGTGGTTGTAGTACACAATGGAGGAACTACTACAACTACTCACGATAACTCTAAGTGGGAAGCCAGCGTAACTAATGGGACTAATTCAATAATTACTATTCTTCCAGGATCTATAACAATAGACCACGGAGGGAACTCAACGGTGCTTCTCGATGCTTCTCATGTAAATGTTAAGTTTGGTGGTTCTACTGTAAATCTTAACGCCTCAGGAATACAGGCAGACTACTCTGGACACTTCATGCACATAGACTCTTCTGGAGTTCATTTGGGGTAAAAAAAGAAGCCCCCTTTCGGGAGGCCTCTTTCCATGTAAGTTAAAATGATTTGTTACACATCCTCACTAACAACGTCAATTTTATATAAACCATTTATTTTGTCCTTTTAAATGGAAACCCGACCCGCTGGGTTTTATTCTGTGAGGTAACAACAGCTCTTTGTTTCAATTACAATTGCTTTACAACCTAATATCCTTCTACTAATCTTATACCAATTTTTACCAAGGTACTTGAATAGTTTCAGGAACTTGAGCCGTGCTTTCAATGGGGGGTAAAATTTCAGTTGGTTCTGTAACGAGCAAGGTATATGCTGCCATTTGCTCTACAGTCTTTTCTTGCTTAACCCTATCAAGATAAGTTTTAAGTTTCAGTATATACTTATCCCCTAGTGCTGGATTCAATTGCTTCAACCAATTCAGTCTACCTCTAATGTGACTGGCAAATTGATCTGGCAAGCAAGAAGTCTTTTGTGCTTCTACTTCTAAACCATTCTTTGTAATGTTATGAACGATAGCTCTTAACTTATATCTTTCCTTCTTCATCATATTAGTTTTAGCATTAACAACAACGCCACAAACGTACTGTCTTGAAGTCTTCCACATTACTTTGGTTTTCTCTCTATTAATTCTAAACCCTGATTCCGTAATACAAGTGTTGAGGAAGTTTAGAATCTCAGAGACATTAATCTCAGGATCATCCGAAGAGATGGTTACATCATCCGCGTAAATCGAAACAATCAGATTGTGCTGATCACAGTACTCTTTTATTTTGGGCCCAAAGGTCAAAGCAGTAATTAGATTAGCTATCTTGGGACTAGTCAAAGCCCCTTGCGGTACAAACGATTTAACGGTACAAATTTCAGACAGAGTTTTAGCGGGTTTTTCTCCTAGACCCAAAGCTCTGAAATTTGCTTCCAAAGTGTTTTGCTTGATGCTGTGAAAGAAGTCTTTGATATCAACACTTATGACTACTTTTTTGTTTACGTGTAATGCTGCCATAGCAGGTATGGACTTCTTCTTTTCGAATGCATAGATATAACTAGGGATATTCAAAAAGTTGAAAAGTTTTGTCAGAACGCGGTACTGAGCTAACCTCATTAGTGAATCAGGGTTATGGAGTAAACGGGTGGAGCCATTCCTCTTCCGGATCGTCAAGGTAGTGTAGTGCGTCGATTTGCTCTTGCCAAGCCAAGTCAACAGCTTGGTCGAGGGAAGCATTAGCAATTTGGACAACTGCTGGTTTGTTTGTATCGTGAATTGTTTCGACCACATCGACGTTGGGGGAAGGGACTGCTGCTGGGGCTCGATAAGGGTTGGTAACATTTACTCTTCTCCTGATATAATCACTTAATTGTACTTTGTATAGTTTACGTTCGAATGTTACAAACCCCTCTGATATTAACGGAGGAAGTTTCAAAAGTTCGACATAGGGGCCTTTCCGTTCCCCGAACTTTATTGCGTAATAATCGTACAATATTCCATTAGCTACTGCAAAGGTATTGAGCATCGGCTCTAATACCCCCTTTGATTCCTTCGGGTGTACCACCTTGACTGACATAACATACCTTTTTTCTGTTAGTTGTTATTTAACCTTGAGCGCCTTGAGCAGCCTCCATTGCGGCTTGAAGTGCGATAACTACTTGTAGGACTATGGTGATGACTCTAACGGCTGCTTTTAAAAAGTTAAAAAATCTCATTTGTATTTCCATTCTTATTTTTATAGTAATGCATGGACCTATATTACAACCACGTAATATGATCTCAAAACTGTTATACCAAAAATTAAGAATTCGTTGAAACTAAAAAAGGGTCCTAAGACCCTTGCCTGGTTAGAAAGTTCTATGTTCCTGTAGAGGAATACCAAGTTCTTCAAACAGTTGTCTAGCATCTTCTAACCCCTTTTTCCCCAAATTAGGCATAGCTAATAAATCTGCCTTTGTAACAGTTTTGAGTTGATCTATGGAATTTATCCCATACTCGGCTAACCTATTTATCAAAGCGGGAGTGGCGAAATTACATCTTTCGGTTATTTTCCACAGACACGACCTATTAATCTCGAAAGTAAATATCCTATTATGGTGGTCGGTATCCCCTATACTCACAACTTTCTGTACCTTAACCTCCATAGTTGGGTATTCAGACTTCATTCCCTCAGCATCTACTAAAGCCATAGGTTTATCTTCATCCTGGTCAAAGTATATTGTTAAAATGGATTTTCTCATATTGGCTCCTTTAAAGTTGTTAAAGACAATTTGCCTCTATTATCCTTATACCAGTTTCGTGAGCTAAAAAAGGGCCAAGGGCCCTTAAAACTAAGAAACTCTACTGGGGACAAAAACTCCCTCTTCCTCAAAAAGTTTTCCATTTTGCAAAAATACTGAATCACTACTAGGCACATGAAAGCGGTTATTGTCAACGCCTCTACAAATAACTACCCCAGCCGAGTGCTGGTCACAAGCTTTGACCTCCATGATAAACAACCCATCAACTTCCGTTTGCTTATCTATGTTTTGAACGTCAATCATACTGACTTTAATTCTCTTGTGAATATTCATGTTTCTTTCCCCAGTTAACAACGATCATAACGAGCCAGGATTTTTTCAACTCCTGGAACATTTCGGTTAGACTTAGTATTTGAATGTTTGGGGCAAAAACATCGCCCATCGCCTATCACGTTCCATGCAGCTTCTAGCAATCCTAGCGTTGCTAGTTTAAATTGTGAAGTCATGGCGTCCACTTCCTCGCCACATCCAGGATGGTCACATTTAGCCGTGACTATTAGCTGTCGAAATAAAGGCATTACATCTTGGCTCCTTTCTTTTGGTTAATCATAACATCTTCCTATATTACTTATACCAAATAATAGAAGCTATGTGGTAAAATACTAGATATGAAGACTTCCCAAATTCTCTTTACTAGACAGACGCATGACGCAGACCGTGCCGGTTTACACTATGATATTCGTTTAGTTGCAGGAGGGAAAGCCCATAGCTTCGCTACTAGGAAAGAGTTACCGGACCCTGGCAAAGCTATTATGCTTTATGAGACTTCTGTACACACCGCAGACTATGCTTTGCGTAAACGTATTGTAATTCCAAAGGGAAACTACGGTGCAGGGACTACAACTCTAGACTTTGTACGTAAAGCAACTCTCACAAAGAACCATGATAAGGGGCACTTTGTTATGGAAACAACAAAAGGGGAAAGGTTTCTACTTAAACCTTTGCCAGTTATAGCTGGGAAGAAAACCTGGTTATTTAAGAATTTAGGAAAGAACGAAACTATGGAAAAAGAAGCCGCTAAAACCTCAAAGGGAAATAAGTATCTTCAACATCTGGCAACAGGGGTTGATATAACTAATAGTTTTAGCAAAAGCAGAAAGAAAAAGGCCACGTCTAAAAACCTTAGTTTATCGAAGAATAAGCCACAGCCAGTTAAGTCGACTAAGTCTAAGAACAAGTATTTGAAGAAGATAGCTTCTGACCTTGATATAGCAACAAAGTCGAAAGGTGAAGAAGATAAAGCTATTAATGACTATACCGAACGTCTAACTGAGATCAAAAATCCTGAGCTCAAAAAGGCAACAGAACACGCTAGAGAAGAAGAGAAAGACCACTCCTCTAAATTCGGTAAGGCCATCCAAGACTTGAAGAATGAATAAGTACTTAGTTAAAATCTCCGAGTCTAAAGATAAGCTACGTCCTCACCAGGAACGAGCTTTAAAAAAACTCGAACAAACAAATGGGCTAATTCTTGATCATAGTACAGGCTCAGGAAAAACCCTTACGTTTCTGAAAGCAGTTGAACGAGCCTTAGACAAAAATGAAAAAGGCAGGGCTCTAATAATTGCCCCAGCTTCCCTACAAACCAATATTGACAAAGAAGTTAAAAAACACAATCTACATATAGATCTAAATAGAGTTGATGTACGTAGTTACGAAAAAGCAGTTATTGATGCAGACAAACTGAGAAAAAACAAGTATTTAATAGCAGTTGCGGATGAGGCTCACCGATTTAGGGAAACTAACACACAACGTCATAAAGAGCTCAATGGTATTATTGCCCACGCTGATCAAAGATTACTATCTACTGGCACTACTGGATATAATCACGTCTCTAATATTGCTCCTTTGATAAATATAGCAGCAGGAGGAAAAGGCGTTTTGCCAGTTGGGAAGAAGGCTTTCGAAAATGCGTATGTTTCAAAACTAGTAGAGCAACCCCCTTTTCTTAAAAGAATACTAGGTTCTCCTCCAAAAGAAACCCACATACTAAAAAATAAAAAAGACTTAGCTAACCGACTTAATACTTTTGTAGATCATTATGATGTACAAGATCACCCAAAAGATGCAAAGGAATTTCCTACTAAGACAGAAAAAATCATAGAAGTAGAAATGAGCCCAGAACAACAGACAATGTATAAGTACTTAGAAAATAGATTGCCGTTTTTGTTGCGATTGAAAGTTAGAAATAATTTACCTCTTGACAAAAAAGAAAGTGCTAATTTAAATGCCTTTAGTAGTGGTATTAGAATGGCTTCTAATTCAGTACATCCTTTCATGCCAAAACATGAACATGTTACTCCAAAGATACAAACGGCAGTTGGTAACTTAATAAACGCCCATAATCAAGATAAAAATTTTAGAGGGTTAGTTTATTCTAATTTCCTTCAAGCAGGGTTAGATGATTACTCTAAAGAGTTGGGAAAAGCTGGAATTAGCCATGCTGTATATAATGGAAAATTATCAAAGACTCAAAAGGATGAATTAGTAAATGATTATAATGAGGGCAAAAACAAGGTATTACTAATCTCCTCTGCGGGGGGGGAAGGTCTTAACCTAAAGGGAACAAAATTAGTTCAAGTATTAGAACCTCATTATAATAGAGCTAAAGTGCATCAAGTTATAAGTAGAGGGGTAAGATATAAGAGTCATGAACATTTACCTGAATTAGAAAGACAGGTTAATGTGGAGCACTACCATTCTGTTTTCCCTAAGAAGAAGTTTACTTTTGGTCCTAAACAACATAGTATAGATTCTTACCTTTATCATAACAGCAAAACCAAAGATGATTTGGATGTACAAATGAAGAAGCTTCTAAAAGATGACTAAAGAAGTTAAGACTAAAGTTTGTAGTAAATGTGGAACAGAAAAAGAATTTTCTGGATTCCATAAGCAAGCTAAAGGCTTATTTGGGTTAGACCAAAAATGTAAAGTCTGTGACAAAATCAGAACTCATAACTACTATACTAAAAACAGGAATATATGCTTAGAGAAAAGAAAAGAGTATAAAAAAGCTAACAAGGAAAAGTTACTACTTTCCCGCAGAAAGCATAGGAAAGAAAATTCTGAAATAATAAATAAAAAAAACAGAGAATACTTAAGAAGTAAGCCAGGACAAGGAGCGGAGTATGTTCGACAATACCGAGAAAGAAATAGAGAGACCTTCCTACCTCTACAAGCTGCAGTTAGTGCTAAAAGGAGATCTATTAAAAAAAGTGCAACTCCTTCTTGGGCTAATTTAGAAGTTATAAAACAAATATATATTGACTGTAAATTAATATCAGAAATGACTGGCGTACCCCATCAAGTAGATCATATAATTCCTTTAAAAGGAAAAACTGTTACTGGATTGCATGTTGAAACAAACTTACGTATAATACCTACTAGTGAAAATTTATCTAAGAACAATAAATTTATGGAAGAGTTATTATAATGGACATGTCAACTTATGAACGAGCTAAATATAAAGAGTTACCCTCATTTGACGGAGTAGAAAATCCTGTGGCTAGCGTCAAAAAAGATGGTGCACATTTCGTTTTATCCTTTGATTCTGAAGGTAATCCTTCTTACGTATCTAGACGTGAATCCGTGACAGGAACCTATCCCGACAGAACAATTAAACTTCCTCATTTGGTTAAAAAGATTCCACAATTAGCAAATAATGTTTATAGCTTGGAATTGATACATACTGGTCATAATACGGGGGAAGATGCATTTGAATCTCACCCAGCACTTTCTGGAATACTAAATTCTTTGCCCCCTAAAGCCTTATCTACTCAAAAATTAACTGGGCCCATACGTGGAGTACTAATAGATGTTAAGACTCCTGCTCTTAATACTTATGCCGAAAAAATAGAACATTTAAGAATGGTAGAGCAAGCTTTTGGAGATTCCAACCTTCTGTTTACCCCTACTTTTGTACAGAATAAAGATGCTATAAACAAACTCCTTGAGGAAACTAAACTACAAGGAAGGGAAGGTGTTGTAGTTACTAGCCTTACCAAACCAGAATCAGAAAATTATAGAATCAAGATTAAACATTTACAAACGTATAATCTTAAAATAGCTGATGTACTACAAGAGTTTGATAAAAATGGAAACCCTAAAGATTCAATGGGGGCTTTAGCATTAGAAGACGGGTCAGGAAGAAATGTAGGAAAAGTTGGTACTGGATTTACCTATGAAGATAGACAAGACTTTTGGAAAAACAAAAAGACTAAAATCGGTAAGCTAGTTCAAATAATTTGCATGACCCCAACCGCTAGTCAGATAAGATCAGCTAGATATAACGGCTACGCCGATGGAAGTATAGACACGATATGACTTTAGAAGAAACCTTAGTCCAGCGCCTTATTGATGACTACAAGTTAAGAGGTAAGAATATCCAAGGAATTCTGGACAACCAGTTATTCAAGGATTTACCTTTAGATAAGAAAGTAGCTTTCATAACAAAGTTTAGTGAGTCCTTAAAACAGGAACCTACTTTTAATTGGACCGCTGTTGGGCTTAGTTCTTTAAAGGGAGCAGGAGCAGGAGTCTTTGCAGGTTTAGCAACTACTCTTCCTACCTTAGCTACTGGTGGTAAAATTAACCCCTTATCTTTAAAAATAGGGGCTATGTTAGGAGCTGTGTCTAGTGGTGGTATAGAAGCTTATTGGCAGAAAAGACAACACAAGTTTGATCTTAATACTAGTAAAAATATAGACGATGCTATAGGAACTTTAGTGTCTCGTAGTCAATTGCCTGATAAGAGACCAGCTATGACCCCTGGGGTAGTTAACTACTTATCAAAGATAAATACTATGGGGCCAATGGTAGAAAAAGCTATCCTCTTGGACCAAGAAAATTACAGAAACAGAACAAAATAGATGAAAGAGAAAGTTTGTACTCGCTGTAAAACTTTAAAGGCTATTGCAGAATTTGGGCCAAATAACCATCTGAAGTCTGGATATAATTCTGCATGTAGAAATTGTATGAATATCTATTTGCGAAAATATAACGCAGAACATAGAGAGCAGGAACGAGAAAAGTATCATAAGTATATTTCTAATCCTAATGCCAGAGAAAAAAAACGTGCACGGGATAAAGAGAATACCAAAGACTGGAGACTAAAAAATCCCGGTAAAGCAAATGCTATAACTGCTAAAAGACGCACCTCTAAATTACAGGCTATTCCCAAATGGGCAAATTTAGAACAAATCAAAAAAATATATGAAGAGAGTAATAAAATAAGTCTAGAAACTGGTATAAAACATCATGTAGATCATATAATTCCTCTACAGGGTAAAAATGTTTGTGGACTTCATGTAGAGAATAATTTAAGAATTATTTCCGCACTAGAAAACAGTAGAAAGTCTAATAGGCTTCTAGAGTTATAAATAAAGAAAGTAGGTGAAATTTTGTTAGCCCATTCAATTAAAGATATTCTGACGCTTATTCCTGAGGTAACAGATATGGTTAAAAAAGCCAATCTGGAGGAAGACTTCCCGGTAGACAGCAAGGATTCTGCAGCAGCTTCTTATTTAAGAATCAACTACTTAACTAAAGTTGCTGAACGTCAACTGGACCCAGAGATTACGGCAAAGATTACTAAAGCTGCTAGCCTCTACGGAGTCAAAGAAGAGTTAGATCAGTATCTACCTCGTTTTAATATCCTTGAAAAGAAAGCTGCTGAAGCACATGCTCAGTATGGACTGACTCTAGAACAGATCGAGGCTGGCTTTGAAGGTGACCTGGCTGGGTTTGGATTTTTGGGAATTGAAAAGGCTGCAGCTGAAGCTAGAAAAATTGTTGCTGACTATGGTGATCAAGTTAAGTCCGCTCAAGTTCTTAAGTACGCTGGCAAGGCATATTTGAATAAAGAAGCAGCTGTATTGGCGTTGGCTAATAGATACCATGCTACTAAGGAGGAGGCTTTTGTCAAGGTTGCCAGACTGGTTGTAGACCAGGTTAGGGAGAATGACTTTGATTCAATCGGAGAACTATGCTCTACCGTAACTACCCTTGACAAAAAAGCTGGGTTAGATATAATTGGATTCAACTTCTATAGAGAAGCTCTGTTAACCAAGATGTCAGCTTTATGTTCGAGCATGAGTGTTAACCTGGCGGGTACGCAAGTTCCGTTTGAAAGTATTCAGAAATTTGGTAAGGATCGCATTGCTTCAACACTAGGCGCTGACATTGCAAAAGCTATGACTGGTGATCCAGTTGCTGACAAGGGTATGCTGGAGAGTCTACCTAGGGATCTACAGGTTATGTTAGCTGGGCTATGTAAGGGTTGTTAATATGAACAAGTACTTAGAAAAGATTGCTGGATTAAAAGACGTGCTGAGTAAAGTTACTGGCAAAGCGTCTAAGACAATTAAAAAACCTGTAGCTAACTCCACTGCTGTTAAAGAATCTCTCTCAAACAGTTTTAAACACGCAGCTAAGATCCCAGGAAAATGGGTTGACACAGGCAAGTTTTAATGAACCGTTACCTCTCCAAAATCGCTGAAATGAAATCCGTGCCTATTGGTGAGACCAACGTTAAGACAATGCTAACAACTAATCCCGCAAAGCAGTTGAAACATGACTCATTCGCTGTTAATGGAACCGTGAGATTACAAAAAGATAAACCTGAAACAATAGCCAAGAAATTTTAATGCACCCAACTTTACCAATAGCCGCTCTTAATAAGTATCTCTCCAGCGTTCTACCCGTAGGCTGGCAGTCGTATGAGACCGAGACAATATTCTTGGAACTACAACTTCCTTATTCAGAACTGCTGTCAGAGAAGATCAATCTAATCAAAGTCTTACACTACAAACCTGAACTGTTTTATTCGGATGTGATCTTTTTCTTACATGCATGTGAAGTTATAAACAACAACGTTACTGACTTTACCAGTATCCCCCACATCAACTCCCTAGAAGCTGCCAAAGCTATTGTAGAGATGGCTGACTTCCAAGGCATACTGCCAGAACAAGCTGATCACTACGATCTAGGAATAAGACTGGCACTAAAAGACATATTAGTAGAAGATGGGTATTCACACACAATCTGGCCTTTTAATATAGTAGGAATCACAGGACTAGTACCGGGAGCCACCGATCAGGATATGAAGAATAAAGAATTAGCAATCAAGGAATATATAAGTGGAAATCACAGTCAACCAACCAACTAAACAAGTTTTCCTCTCTACCGGTTTAACAACTGGCAAAGTGGTGTTCCCTGGAGTCGTGGCTCTTGTGGATGGAGTTATCACAACTCTAGCTCCTGCCCCGACTTTTACCGAGATTGGTGGTGGAGTTTACACCATGAACTTCACGCCGAGCTCTACAGGGCATTTGGACATCTTTATTGAGGGGGCACTCCAGATTCGTGTCGATGTCTCAACCAAGACGCTTGCAGCTACCGTGAAGGACCTTTCTGACGAGGCTTTGGGATCCTGGATATGGAATAAGTTAACTGGGGTGCTAACTTTGTACAAATCTGACACTAGTGTCCTTGCTACCTACAATGTTATTGACACGGTTACGGAAGCTTCGAGGGAACGAGTCTCCTAAAGAGGTAGACGAACTAAAAAAAGCCCAGGTATTAAACTGGGCTTTTTGTTGTCAGACTGTGTGAGAAGACACTATATAAGAAGCCGGGTGAACAACATAGTTAAGATTAACTGCAAAGGCAGAGCCATTTAAAGTTGAAGGGGGGCCTCCTTCTTCAATAATCTTAAGGGATTCTTCGTAGTCTATCTTCTTTACCTTTTTCTTTGGCACCGATTCGGACTTTGCCGGCGCTTCTTTAACCTCGGCAGGGATAGATTCCTGGCTTATTCTCTTCCGCTCAGCCTCTACCATTGCTTCTTTAAAAGGCAGGTATTCTTTATAATAGAACTCAGAAATTACTTCCCCTACATGAAACCTGAAGAGAGTATATCTGTCTATCTTCTTCTGAGCATAAGAAAGCGACTTCTTTATAAAGTCTGTGTTCATGTATTGAGGAATAGAACCATGAGACAGAGAAATGTTTATGCGGTTATAAGTAATCAACTTGGCATAATAGAAGTTTTGAATGATACCAAACATGGTAACAGCCATCATAGTGTTGATAGCCATTGTTTGATCCAGATCAGCACAACTAAGAGTAGTGGTAGCTACCATCTTCTCGAAGTAATCCACTTCCATTGGAATCCCTGGAATAATAATCTCCCCAGGAATAGCATTAGGCATCTCATTTAATTGGTAGATTTCTTCCTCGTTTATAGCTGAGAAGGTAGACAACGAAACCTGACCAAAATCATTTTCATTGCCAGAATCCAGCAGAAGAACTGATCCCCTATTGCCAACTCCGCAGTAAGTCATGGCCCTAATAATATCTCGTCTAGCTTGAGGGGAATCCACACAGAGAATAATAATAGCATTAGCAATGTGCCTCATGAATGCATTTCGTATTTCAGGATCATTGGATTCTAAAATACTACTCTTATAAGGGTCAGTCACTCTCGCTTGCAAAGCGTTTATTGTAACGTTAAATGCCCTGGAATATCGCAAAGCTAACACTTCGGCTTTTGGCTTTCCTACATCAACAGAGATAAAGTTCTGTCTTAAAAGATTTTTCTCCTCAACGAAATCGTCGTCAATAAGAGTTATTTCAGGGTCTTTAACCCAGGAACACGTTTTTATAAATTGAGCCAAGAGAGGAACGATTCTAGATCCAGTACCTCCGCACCCAATAATCAATATCTTGGTTGGAACAAAATGTGGTCTGTATGCAAACATACTTTCTCCAAAATTAAAAAAAGAGGTGAGATTGCTCTCACCCCTCTTATACCATCACTTAACAAAAAATAGACTACAGCCCGTTGGTCATAAGCTCTTGCTGACCTTTCTCACTTAAGAGATCGTAGGCAGACCGGATAACATCCAGAAGACCTTCATCGCATTCAGCCAGGTTATCCACACAAGCATCAATCATATCTTTTGCGTCAGCAGCCTCTTTACCATAAGTAACACAGTAGTAATCATAGTCTTCACTATGCTCTGCATCATCTTCAGCCCCAATGATAGGGCCCACCGGGTCTACATCATCAGAATCAATTGCAATACCAAAGTGCCGTTCAGCCTGTTCATTTAACTCGGCAACTTGATCATCAATCAAATCAGCAAGTTCACAACGACCAGCACCTATTCTCGAGTCATACCCTAGAGCTCTACGATATTCCTGAGGGTCCCTTGTTATATCATGTACCTTTTGATCCCAGAGAGATGGACCACGACGATAATTTTGTGGGGGAACATACGTTGGAGTCGTGGCCTTCACTTCTACCTTATCCAGCCAGTCAGTAGGGATTGTTACTTCTTTTTTTGGAATATCAAAGACATCTGCCAGTTTGCAGTCTCGTTTAACGTCATGCATGTTAAAGCGGAACACAAATTGTGGATTCGGAGTGTCAAGCTTACCAATAACGCCAGAATAATAAATTCCGTTTTTATCGTTGTTGTTATCTGTACCTGAGTAGAAAGCTCCCATCGTGTTATGACTGTGTAAATCAACAACGATAGTGCTATCCGGAGGCAGAGTCTCCTCATCGTAACTAAACTGGACAGAAGCTTTGCTTACTGTTTGTTTAGGAACAGAGATATAATAACCCTTTTCTAGGCTCCAAAGGATCCAGGCATGAGCTTCATAATCTGCATTCTTCAAACGCATTACTTCTTTAAAGAAGTGTAGGATTTGTTCGAAGTACTCATACGAGATCTTACCGGCTGGGAGGAAGTTGATTTCTTCCTCCACTCTGTTGGAAGTAACAGCAACTGCATTTTTAGGCAGAGCATCTACTTTCAAACGAATATGACGACCACCACGAAGCTTCATATGCTTTAGATAGCCATCGTGAGAGTCAACATAAATCTCTGAATAAGTAGAAAGCAATGCTTCCTGAAACTCATTCGGAGTTACTAAACATGAAATAAAAGGAACGAGTTCTTGCATTTTTTTCTCCAATAGGAATTAATAACGATGACCTGACTTCTTCAGTTCGTCATATGGGAATTCAGTTAATTTAGACAGTTTCTTGAACCAATTCTTAGGATCAATTCTTTGCTCAGTAGAACCAATACCAAGATCATTATTAAACGGAGATCCGAAGATAACCTGGTAATAATAATCTAATCCTCTAAGGTTATTGGTGAAGGTAGTTGGCATGGTGTTTCTCCCATAACACATTCTTCCATCTCCATAATAGTTAGGGAACGGCATGGTCCAAATGCCTTCAGCGTAGTTAGGCTCAGTAATTATCGTATCTTCTGGCAGCTGAGTAACCTTCTTATTTGTACAAAAGTACTTTACGTCTTGAATTTTCCAAAGCCCAGAATCCAACCCTAACTTAAAGGTTATAATTGTATTGGGAAAAGGAATCGTATACTTATCTGTTACAGTTGAATACCCATCATAAGCATGGGTTATCTCCATCATCTTTTCAGGGTGATAACAGCTTAGTCTCATTTCGGTATTTGACTTGGCAAACACGAAACAGTTATATGGAAGAGCGTTCATCACAAGTTTGGTTTCAGCTTGCAATAGAGTATCTAGAATACCTTTGAAATCTAGCAAAGAAATGTTCTTACTCAACTTGCCAAGCTTGAGTTCAACATAATTAGGATACAAGACGAAAGGCTGAGATTCAATTGTATCATCAGGCATTGAAGCAACAGAAGTATCAATTAAGCTTTGTAGCCTGGCTTCAACTTCTTGAGCTCTAGTAGTTGACTCTGTAGTTGCAGTTTCTGTTACTTCCGTTAATTCCAATACTTCAGACATAATCTATGTCTCCTTCATTAATAAAAAACTTGGCTTTCTTTATACCCACATCCGCTTTGGATAAAGTTATGATAGGGTACACAACTTTAGGGTCAACGATAGCCTGGATAAAAACATCAATTTCCTCGGACGTTTGAGGAATAGTCAGTAAGCTTATTATCTTACCTTTTATATTCTCTGTTACATCAGGCTGCTGTCGGAGTTTCGAAACCAGAACAGGTAGATCTAGAACAGGTTCTAAATTGCTCATTTGTGTACCTAGCTTTCCTACTTAGAGTTTTTAATACTGTTACTATCTCAGGTAAGAGAAGCAACAATTTGTACGTTTGTAATGCTTTGGGCTGGTTATTAATATCCGTATAGAAGAAAACAGACATATTATCGGTTGGTTTATAGGATTGTATCTCTATCCTAAAGGGTAAGTCTAAAGCAGCGAAAGGGCCATTTATTCTTTGAATGTATCGATAGATTGAGTCATCATACATAAGGCTAAGTTTCAAGTAAGGCTTTGAACCTTGACTTACAACCTTCATATAACTTTGTCCATCTTCATACCCAGCTTGAGTCAAATGCAGGAAGGGTATTTCCCTACTTATGTACGCAATCATAAATCTATATAGTCTTTTAAGCTCTCCAGCCATGTAATAGTTATCATGAAAAGAAAAACCATTTTTAAAATTGCTTGTAACCAGCTTTATCTCTCGTAGCTTATTAACTGAAAAGGTAACTAAGGAATCCCTAGCCATGTTTCCAATAATCATACGAGCATTTTGTAGTAACCAATACTCAGTAGTTGTCTTAGTTTGAACAGTCATGTTTTTCCTTTAAGTCATTAAACACTATTTTTAAGAACCCTAGAAGACTCTTAGAAATAGTGTTCTAACTAAAAAAAACAACAAGGAGAATCTTTATTGAAACCCCATGTTGCTTAATTTTTTTAGGCTAAAAACTTAGCCCTTGGTTCCGGTACGCGGACGGAACGTAATAACCTGATTTCCATCTTCAGTCGTTACTTCTGAAGTCATGGCGCTGATGCCAGGTACGCTGTCAGCGAAGGTTGCAGCTACTTGAGCGGCAGTCCAATGAGTTCCAGGTAATGTAAATTCCTGGCCCGAGTTTGAAACGATAACAATTGTATTACCCATATTAGTTTTCCTTAGCTAAAGGTAAGTTAAAAAATATATATCAAAATAATCTAAAAAGTGTTATAATAATATATTATTAAGGAGAATAAATCTCCTCCATTGGTATTATACCAGCTTTTAGGAAATTATTTAAAATGACAGAAGATATTAAAAAGTATAGAAATATATCGGAACCTATTATCATCACCTAATCAGAAGAAAGTATAAATGGACGAAACAACCACAGTAAGAGTAACAACCTCAGAACTAGCTAAAGCGGTTATCAGCCTAAAAGGAAAACCTCTTACTATGGACGATTACATCCCCATGAGGGACGTGTATGATTGCGATCCGCAATTTCTTACGGTTAAAGCTAGTCGACAGATTGGAAAAACACTTGGGGTAGGGGCTATTCTTACCCTTAAGAGTATAGCCATTCCTCACTTAACGTCCATCTATATAGCTCCACTATCAACACAGAGTTCCAGGTTCTCAACTTCGTATCTAGATCCATTCTTGATGTCGCCTATGGTCAGGAAACACTTTAGAGATTCGTCTTCGAAGAAGAACGTGTTTGAGAAAACGCTTAATAATGGGTCAATCATATATCTGTCTTATGCTGAAACCGAAGCAGACGCTGACCGAGTCAGAGGAATTCCAGGCGACGTTTGTTACTTCGACGAAGTACAAGACATTCAAGCTTCTACTCTACCAATTGTAGCAGAAGCTCTTTCGGCTTCTCCATATGGCTGGGTCAAACACTTCGGTACAGCTAAAACAGAACAGAACACGCTGGAAACATTGTTCAAGAAAAGCAATGGACTTGAGTGGTGCGTTAAGTGTACTCACTGCGGCAAGTGGACAATACCCTGGACGTTCGAAGACTGTCTGAATATCTGTAAAGGCAAGGATGGGCCTATATGTGTTCATTGTGCAAAACCTATAGATATGAAAACCGGCAGATGGGTTGCAGCTAAGCCTACAGTAAAGAATCACTACGGGTTTCATGTACCACGTTTTATCATCCCAGCTCGTATAACCCCATTTAAATGGGATGAGATACACAGCAAGATAGAAACCTATAAACCCTCCTTGTTAGCTAACGAAGTCTTTGGCCTGGCTGCTGGCGTAGCTGGTCGTATCCTGTCTCAACGTGAAGCAATTGCTTGTTGTAACACCGGGGTAGAAGCTTTTGATAATACCTGGCCCGTAGATCAACGTGGTATAACCTCGTGTGTGTTAGGAGTAGACTGGTCAGTAACGGCAGGGGCGGCTTCATATACTGTCATCACTATACTTGGGTGTGATTACATGGGCAAAGCCTATGTTCTACACTCAGAACGTTTGAATGGTATTGATATCCTTGATCAAGTTAGAAGAGTTGAACACTTGGCTCGTCAGTTCAAGGTTCAGATGGTAGGCAGTGACCGAGGGGTTGGGCAACTACAGTTTGAGCTACTGAAACAAACTTTAGGATACCATATGGTAATACCGATCCAATACTGTGCTGCCAAAACTATGTTGAGATACGACCAACCAGGTGGTTACTTAGCGGCTGATAGAACTATGTGTATGGACATGGCCATCTTGAAGATGAAGATGGGTAAGGATAGATTTGAAACTCCATCCTGGAATCTGATGAGTACGTTCTGGGAGGATGCTCTCAATGTGTATGAAGAAGAGTCACATACTGGTCGTAAGCTATATCGTAAAGAAGAGACTGACTGTGATGACTGGCTACACTCTGTAGTCTTTGCTCACATAGCGTGGTACTGTGCCACCGGTCAATATAACCTGATAGACCAACTTATGGAACATCCAGGGTCTCAATACTTGGAACAGAGCGTGGATATCTATGGATAGGATTAGCCCAGGAAACTGGGCTTTTTTATAACTATCTTTTATATTCAGTTAGTTAGAGAGCTTTGTTAGAGTTTTAAATTAACTTTGTGACAAAATGACAGTTCTGTCCGGAAACATACATACCCATAGTTAAAAAAAACTCTTTTTCATATAAAAAATATTTCACTAA